AAGAGAGCTTTATGCGTTTTACAAATTCTTTAGGGATTAATACTCTCTCTCTCTACATTCTTTCTTTTTTCAATTTTTTTACTTTTGCACGCTTTTTTTACTTCACTAATTATTTTAGGGGAACCTAGGTTCCCCTATGACCCCTCCTTTACTATTCATTTTTCAATTTATTTTGGGGTTTTCCCTTTACTAAATATTTTAGAGGAACCTTTATAGGACCCTTGTATGACACCCTTGTAATAGACCCTTGTAAGACATCCTTGTAAGATACCCTTGTATCCTTCATTTTAAATGTATTATAATATACTTAAAATGAAGCCACCTCACTTCCTAGTTCGTTTAGACCTTTTTCTCCTTTTTGAAAATTTCATTACTCTACTATACCTTTGTCGTCTATTTTTCTTGCGGGTTGTTCTGCGTTTTTTTCGGCTTCCTCCGGCTTTTTCAGATGGTTGGCTTGTATCTATTTCACAAAATAATAATGGTGCTTTTTGACTAGGATGTTTTGTTCTTTTAAACACTATACCTATTGATCGATTATCCATGATAAAATTAGATCTTTGTAATTTTGTTTTGTTAGAAGATTCTGATGAAGTTTGTTCTGCTTGCTCTTTTGGATAAAAGGTAAACATATGAGCATCTGCTTGTGGTAATGCTGCTATTGGTATAATTAAATACCCACCTATTCCCCAATCTAGACCCCATGAATTTTTTATTATTGCATAAGGGCTCCCACCAAATAAAAATATTTTTTTTATTATTACAGAATGACCTAAATCAGGATCTTGTCTTACAGTTGCTATCATATCAGCAAATGTTTGGTTCAAAGTAATTGGTGGAACATTATATTGCAATTCTAAATATGTATTCATTAAACTAGATAATTCTTCTTGATTATTTGATTTATTCATAATTTCATTAATTATATTAGGATTTATAGTAGGATTTATACGTATAGACTGTAGTTTTTCGTTAAAACTGGCATCAAACCCTAAAGAAAGCACCCCATATGATCCATGTGATAATATATCTTGTATTCTATTAAATGTATTGGTTTCAAAATTTATTTCGGGGTTTCCTTCGTCAGGGAGTAATGTAAGTAAAGGAATTGGTGGATGGTTACATATATTTAAAGATTCGACCTCAAATAATCCATTTTTTTCTGATATGGCTGTAAATATACGTATTATCGAACCTCTATGTTTTGCGTTTATAATATAATTTAATTCTTTAAGTCTTCTTTCGTAATCTGGCAATTCTTTAAGTAATTCAGTGGTTTTATTTTCGTTTATTTTTTTAATATAAATATTATTTTGCTCTATTAAAGCATTCCTATCTAGTATAATAGATTGTTCAATTTCTTGCTGAATATTTTCTGATGTTAGTTTTTTAATAATATTAATAATAGTATTTAAAAAATTACATAACTCTTCCATTACAGGTCTTGGATAAACGCCACATGATCCAAACATTTGTCGCAGAATTCCTTGAATAAATGTATATAATATACAATATTTGTAATTTGGATCTTCTGGATTATTTTCAAATTGTAAACAATTATCGCTGAATCGCTCATACCATTCGATTGGTTCGTCTGTAGCGGTTTCCCATCCCAAAATTAATGCGATTTTTCGCATTAATGCGTTTGTTATAGCATAAATGGCACAATCATCAAATCGTTGACAAGGCGGTAATATTGTTGAAAGTCTTCGATTCATATTTATATATACATGATATTAAATAGGATCGTAAATACAATAACAACAAAAATAATATAAAAAATAATTTATTAATCGTATTTTTTTGAGATCCTTAATAGGTAAAATACTGCTGCAATTAGAACAGTTATAGTAACTGTGTAAACTAGGAATTGGATGAAAACTATAAACATATGTAAATTTAGAGTTACAATTATTACAGTAAAATGTATATCCTTCTTCTGCTTCTAATAACTTATTATTCATTAAAATACATATATATTATTTAAAATATTAAACTGACTTTTTCTTGTATTGTTTTCTTTTTTTTGCAGTTCCTTTCTTGTATTGTTTTCTTTTTTTTGCAGTTCCTTTCTTGTATTGTTTTCTTTTTTTAACAGTTTTTTTGGTTTTTTTACCGCCATCTATTTTCTCTTCTGTGTTTGTTGGGCAAATGCAATTACATAATGCATCTATTATATATTCAACCACAGTAGGTGTTTCACTTGAGTCCTCTTGTTGATTATTTGCATTCCCACTCATTGTTTGGATTTTAGGTATGTCAAATTCGGAATTATTTGCTATATTTGCGAACATATTATTTTTTGTATCATTTATTGGATTTACTGTTTTATTTATTGCAGTTCCTTTGCATCTACCACAATCTAAACTAGATATAAGATTTTTAGATTCAAATCTGTCATCTAGGGTTTTTAATAAGGTAATAAAAAATGGTCTATTTGCTGTTAGTTGTTTTACATTTACATCTAGATTCAGTTGAGCAAACGGATTGTTTGTAACAATATATACTTTGATTCCATTGTTAAATAAATTATCTAACATTGCTCTAATCATTTCTAGTCTATCTTCACCGCCCATAGAAAATTTTAATATAGATTCAAATTTTTGATCTATTCCTGTCTTAATGTTAGAATAGTTTTTTACAAAGTCTGTTAAATAATATCCATACATATTATTATTAACAATATCAAATCCTGGAACTACTGTTAATGTTTTATCCCAATCAAAAAATACATATCTATCAGAATTGGGGTTTCCTTTTCCGATCCATAAATTTAAGTTATTTATTACTGATTCTGTAATACTATTACTATTACTAATGGTATCATTTATATCAATAAGATCCATATTAATAGCATTCGCATGAGCATTATTATTAGACTGGTATTCTTCAATGTATTCTTTATAATTTTTTCCTTCGCCGGGTTCAATAAAAACTGTAAAAACATCTGGACATTTATTTTGAACATTTGCAATATTTTCTAGATCATCGTCAAAAAATAATATTGCTTTATTAGTTGTAGCTAAAGTTTCATTCGGATTCATATAAAACTGATATATTATTTATTTGATGACTTAAAGCTCTTTAAGTTATTTACTAAATAATATATTACAAAAATCAATTAAGAATAAATTACGATACTAACATAAACAAATGCCAATTAAATACGCTGAAATCACTATTGTTAGAAATTTGAATAAAGAGAGTTGGCTTTCTTATTTCAAAAATTTGTTAGGGGAAGAAGACATAATAACTAAAAATGATACAATTATTATACTATTCGATGATGGATCTATTGGCGATACAAACTCCGAATTAATAGACAAACAGTTTGAATTTGGTCCAAAATGTTATCGACAGGATTATCCAAGATATTTTAATAAACCTGATAAACATACATTATTTTTAAAGCTACCGATTATAAAAGAAGATGGAAATCTGAAAATTGATTTTAAGCCAATATTTAAAGACTATTCAAAATTTAATACATCAAAAAAAGAGCCCTCGATATATAATGCGATTTATGAAGATATGTGTCTAGGAGAACTGTTAGCTATTGTAAAAAACGGTTATAATCATCGATATTTTTTAGCATATGATGATTCTTATTTTGATAAATCCGATATAAATTATTTTGTTAATATGATATTTACAAATTCATTTACATATGAAATACGTGATAACACAAAATGCATCTAGAACCGCACCTTTCCTCTAACAATATTTGACATATCTTGCTTAAAATTCTTCCCTCTTTTTGTTTGCGATGGTGGCATATTTCGGATTGCATTGTTTATCCGATTCACTTGATTAACACGCTTTGATATCAGTTGAGTTTTTGCCTCTTCGTGTTTAATCTGATCAGTATTTGATAAAGGAATGCCTCTCATCACCTTGTTAGCTACTGCAGCACGTTTAATATCACAAGCCTTGCATCCGCACCCTTCATCCATATAATGATTCAATTGTATATAATCAATATGAGTATTTTCAATTGTTAGTTCTTCATACATTCTATACTGATCTGCGGTATAACTAACAAAATCTGATGTAGATAATTGAGACCATTGATTGTAATATTCCTGCTGTTCAATAGGAGAATAAAAGTATTTCAAGTATTTGCACTGCATTATATCATCTAACAAATTCCGCGGTATTCTATATACCGATTTGAACAATAAATATAGATCCTTTATTGGTTTATTTGCACTTTCATAGTCCTTAACAATGCATATTCTTGTGCCAAAAATGTTTGTCAATATAGGCCCCCAAAATAATGAATCCTTTAATCGTAACTTTATATAGGTAATTCCATTTTCTTTAACTAACAAATATTTATTATTGTAATCAAAATGATCAGGAATATGTATATCATATTTATCGATAAAATGGTCACCGTTTGCTAAATGTGGAAATAATTTATTAAATCGATCAATGACCTTTTGTATGTTATATTTATTCACATTTTCATCCGTATTATTGAAATGATATGCGCCTATTTTTTCAAAGTAACTTGAGATTTTGCGCTCAATTGGGTTGCGATATACGTCAACTACATATACAACTTTACCCAAATATTTGTTATAAAGAATGATTTCATTTACTGTGATTCCGTTTATATTGCCTAGCACTTGTAGCATCTCTTCGTCATGAATATGAATTACACTAAACTTATCAGTTCCAAAAATTCGCAATGAACTAACAATGGATGTTGATCCTACTTTAGGTCCGCTATAAACAAAAACTAGCTTGTTAGTAGGAAATTTATCTATATGCAAAATATTATTGGCTTGGGCTAATAGGTTCATCTTTACTGGATTATTCATGAAATCAAATGGGTTTTTAATCTGCGACTCAATGATAAGTTTTTGGGTAGGTCTAATAATAACTGGATTTGTTAGTTGAGTAATGTCTTCCATATTTATTCGTGATATTTATATTTAAATATTATAACATATACTAAATATGACCAATATAGAAGCTATTGTTGCAGTTGATCAAAACTATGGTTTAGCTAAAAATGGGCAAATTCCATGGAAAAGCAAGACCGATATGAAATTCTTTAAACAAAAAACAATTAATAATGTTGTAGTAATGGGATCCAAAACATTATTATCTTTACCTAAAGGGGCACCATTAAAAGACAGACTTAATATCATATTAACTAACAAATGTATAGATGTAAAAGAACACGAAAAAGATAATTTATTATATTTTAACGAACTAGAATTATTAGCATTTTTAAAAGAACCCAGTAAATACATTAAAGAAGATAAATATAAGTATTTGAATAAGGATTACACAATTTTTATAATTGGTGGGAAGCAAAATTACGATATCTTTTGCAGCACATGTTCAACTATTTGGATAACAAAAATCAAAGCAGATTATAAATGTGATTTGATTTTTTCGAAGGATATGTTAGATTCATTCTGTAATTCTGTGACAGAACTAGAAGATGATGAATTAGAGATTATTAAGCTAACAAAATAGTTTCCGTCTTTTTTGAAATGAAATGCTTGTTCATGTATTTTTGAATATTGAAGAATGTTAGTTCACTGGTCTCTTCCACATTTAGACCAAGTAGACTTTTTAATTTATCATCAGGAACGATCTTATTTTTCGAGTCCGCGGTTTGCTCCTGTAAATTATTCGATTTAATATAGTTAACTAACACCTTTGTTACCTCTGTTCTAGCGATCTCAGTGCCTTCTGGCTTATCCATGAACTCGCATAATTCCTTAGTCACCTTAGTCGGTTTAGCAAACCCTGATGGGGCCTTTTTCGCTTTCGGAGTCAGAGGCTTAGCAGTTTTCTTTACTGGTTTGAGTTCCTTCTTCACGTTTTTTTCAAGAGTTCTCACATGTTGTTGCAGTGTATTAAATTGCATCTTGAATAATGTTAAACTATTATTAATAGTAGTAAATGCATCGGATATATCCTTGTTAAAATTAATTTCGCTAGATTCAGTCATGTTATACTACATCATATGTAAGTAACTTTAAATTGTTTTTTAAAATATTAATGCATTTTAAAAGTATTTGATATTCTAGAATATTTATTATAAATATGTATATTATAGAATGGAAAAAGGAAGAATGATGATTGTTCACTCTGCAATAATTGGCATTTTATTATACATTTTTATGATTTATATACTTCATCAACCACAAATGGTTGCTGAAAACCGAAGTATTTTATTGGCTAGTTTGGTATTAATATATATGATTTTATTTGGTCATGGATTACCTACTTCAATAAACCAAAATCTATTTTAAGTATATTATTAGAATAATTGTAATAATATAATCATTTTAAAAACTTGCTAAAATATTTATTTAAGCAGTAGATTTGCCTCGCCCCCTGCCTGCAGATGATCCTCTTCCAGCACCTCTTCCTCTAGAGGGGCCTCTGCCACCTGTAGATCCTCTACCAGCAGTAGCAGTAGCAGTTTGAGAAGGTGCAGCTTGCTGTCTAGGCTTTTTAGCAGGCGTCCATGATTTATCTGCATCATCGGATGCCTTTTGCACCGGTGTTTGCACAGGCTTTTGTGTCTGATCCTGACTCTTATCTTGTGTCTTGTAATTTGTTCTAGTAGCAAGCAACTCATGTCTAGTCTCGCACATGAGCTTACCACCCTTAATTCCACTCACATCTGACGCTTGGAATTCATGATCGCCATTAGCCACAGAAGATAATGCAAACTCGACATACTCACCTTGAACCAAATACTTGTATTGCTGCGCATCAACCTTAACTGAACTGTGATGAACAAAAATGTCGGATCCGCTCTGTGCTCCGTCAGTTACGGTAATAAAGCCATAACCTGCCTTGTTATTGAACCACTTGACGCGACCAATGAATCTATCAGAAGATGTAACGGTGGATTGTGAAACAGAAGACGTGGATGCCATTTCGATTTATAATTAATATACATATTTTGTCTTTAAGCTGTTTTAAGGAATTATTAATTAGTTTTATTAGATTATTTAGGAAAAAAAATAATATTTTATATTGGGGGTAAAATTGATACAAACTTTTTTATTTCTTTCCGATAAATCTCGACATCGCAATTTCCGCCTTTGCATCGCCAATCTCATAAATTGTTTTCGTCTTGAATTCGTATATCTCTACAAAAGACAATTTGATTTCTTCATTCTCTAAAGCGCAACCATATACTTTCTCCTGCTTTTGTTTGAACATTGACTCTGAAATAGCAGTGGTCCAAGCAAATAAATGGATCTCTTCGTCTGATCCGCCCGGTGAGGCAAAATAGGATCCTAACCTTTGTAATTCACATTTATGTTTGATGTCAATTCCTGTCTCTTCCTTGACTTCCTTTAGCACTACTGACACGATATTACCATCAGCGTCCATCATCCCGGCAGGAATTTCTCGCGCTTTTCTTCCAATTGGCAGCCGATGTTGTTCGCAAAGCAGCACATATTCTTTATCTTTTTCTGAGTCATTGTTTAGCACTTTGACTATTATTAAGATGGCCACTGAGTCACCTCTGATAAATGAAATATTTGACATGATCTTTTTGCCTGTATTATAGTCGTATGCTTCGGTAGAGCATTTTACGAATCCAAGTTTAAACGGATTATATGCAGTATTCGGTGCTGAAAACCAATCAATATCGGTAATGGTAACTGAACGAACTTGAATCTGCTCTTGATCGAACTTTTTTAGCCAGTTGATAAATTTTGGCGCTAGAATAAGAGAGTCCATCTGATCTTCTAGGTGTGCAAATCTTGGGATAATTTCTACAATAATATTATATGACACGTGCATAAACCATTTTCTAGATGGTTTATATTTTCTATTCATAAAGCTATAGACATATGCGAATATGCCACATAATAAGACAGCTGTAATATTAATAATTAATCCGAACATTTTTGTTAGTATTGGCTTGAAATGAATACTAACAAATATAATAAGAAAATTTATTTCAATTTTTTAGGGGAACTTCGCTCCCTATGAGCCCTCATTTCTATTTAAAAATTTATATGTTTCTCTATATTTAAGAAATTGGTCTAAGTTCCGCCTCCAAAATAGAAATCAATTCGCCATAGTTTGGCGCTTCTTTGAATCCCAAAATTCTAATTTTTGCTAGCATTTCTTTCATGAATGGACTATATGAATGGCAATCTGAATTTGTTAGTTGCTCCTTTAAAAGAGCAATCTTGAATATATCCCTTTCCTTTAACCAAGGTAATGTGCCTCCTTTCAAAAGAAAAAGAATTACGTATATACACGATTCCACATCATCTCTTCTAGCAGGTTCTATACCCTTGTGAACATTTAAGCTAACAAAATTCACAGAGCCAATTATAGATTTGTTATTTGCCGGCTGTGGTTCTTCTATGTGTCGTCCATTGTAATCATATCGCTTGCATAAGCCGAAATCTATCAAATACAATTGCCTGTTAGATCCTAGCATAAAATTATCGGGTTTTATATCGCGATGTAACAAATATTTGTTATGTAATGTTTCAATTCGTTTTATCATTTGGATTCCAAGTTGCAAGACAATTTTTAGATCCAATGACTCTTTGATTTTTATAAGCTTTGTTAGAGAACAAACTAACAAATCGACCACTAGGTAGCTATATTGTTCATCCACTTGATACCATTTTAGGTGTAAGAATCCTGGCTCTTTGGATAAATATTGATATACTCTTGCTTCATTCTTTAGCGAAGAACTTGTATCAGATTTGCGTTCCATTTTGACGGCAACTAGCTCGCCGGTTCTAATATGCTTTGCTTTGAATACCTGACCAAAAGATCCCTCATTCAGTTTCTCTAGAATCTCGTATTTGTTAGATATGATCATTTGGTTTATACTGTTAGTATAACTTTATTAGGTTTCTATTAAAAATTGAAATAAAAATAGGTTCTAAAATTAATTATATTTAAAAATAAAATACATTAATATAATTATGCAAGAAGAATTGATTGAAGAAGAGGAAGAGTTTGAAATATTAGTTTATCCAAAAAAAAAAGTTAAAGAAGCTATAACAATAGAAAAATTTACGCAGAGCCAATCTCATGGATTATTTTGGGACAGCGATATTCGCACCGCAGTTTTTGGTCTAAATCAATGTATCAATGATACCAAAAAATATGATATTGAAGCTGAAGAAAATAAATTTGATCATGAAGAAAATGTCTCTATCAAGACTTCATCTAACAACAACATCGATTGCGGCGATATTTTGCGGTTCTTTAATGGCGACTTCTCCAAAAAATATACAATCATATTGATCCGGTATGAACAAAAGTCGGATACTAAATGTATAAAAGAAATTATCGAGATTGCTTATACTTCCTGGCTAAGAGATCATCTCTTCGGCACAATTACCTTAGAAGTTTTACAACAATATGTAGATTTTGTTAAAGCCATTCCAAGCGGACCTGTGGGAGAAGAGATAAAAAAGGAATACAAGTTCAAAAAAAATGCCTTGCAAAAAGATTATAATATGGCAATCAATATTAGCCCTAAAGTGGATTCAAAATCACAGCGCCGTGTTCAATGTTCTATTCCAAAAGTTAATGAACTGTTAGCGCAATTTCCCGAGATAATCATTTCAAGGACTACAGAACCTATCGTCAGACAAGTGCCTATTACAAAAGAAATACATTCTCAACCAAGAGTTCGCAATAAAAAAATAAAAGGCGAATTAAAAGACGGTGCAATAGTAACTATAACTGAAATATAATAAATTATCTAAACCAGTTTATTTATTTCTCGAATGATCTCCTGCTTTCCGATCGATTTGGGTCCAACAGTGTTGTCTTTTGCATATTCTATTTGTCGCATCTTTTCAATAAATTCTTTTTTGTTAGTAATTGCCGGTCCAAATTTAATAAAGTAATGCGATTGAAAACTCTTTTTATCTAATTCCATATCATCAATAGTCCCGGCATTTACCCCTACTCGTCTGAATGAAATATCTGGATTTTCGTCTTGTTTGACAAACTGGAATATGCTTGGATTTAATTCCAACTTAGCAATCTGGACTCGTTCTTGTTCTCGTTTTTGCCATATTTGAAAGACACATGGCACATCTATTGATAAGCCATCTTGTAAGAATGAGTTTGGTTCCAAGTCCGCTTGAAACCCCAGATGAAATCTTGGCGGAAAATGCCTTTGCATGCTGTCTTTTTTGAAACTCTTGGGCAGAATAAATGATATACTGTCTGCAAATTTGGCTGACTTTTTTATAAACTGAATTGCTAGTGAAGATTGTCGACCGAATGGCGGATTGCCAATTACGTGAATTTTTCCTAGCATATTTGTAAGCGCATCACTATTAATCAATAAATAATCTGCCTTTATTATTAAGACATGTTCCGGTTTGATGTCGTAGAACATTGTATTCTGACATCGCTGCATTATTTCTGGAATAAAGGATCCGTTGCCTGCGCTTGGCTCGATAACTAGATCTTCTATAAAATCAATTTGTATATGCTGTGAAATATGTTCTAAACACATTTTTGCGGTCGCAGGATTCGTGTAAAATTTATCTATAGTGTCTCTTTTTAGACCTGTTTTTATATTTTGATTGCTTGAAGACATTGTATTAAGTTATTATTAATAATGTAATATTATTATATTATTAATTCAATTTTATTATTTAAAGAAGAAAAAGAAAAAAGAGCCGAAGCCCTTTAATATGTTAGTAATGAATTTAAATAATAGTAATAAATATGGGCTTACCTTTATTGGTTGGATTGCTGCTGCATTTGATTTATTTTTTTTAATTTTGTTTTTAATTTTGTTTTTTATATTTTTTGATTTTGATTTTTAATTTTGATTTTTAATTTATAAAAGCTTTATTGTAGATGTTTAATAGTTATCACAAAAGTATTTGGATGCGTTCATTCTTTCTGAATTCATTTCGATATTTTGATCAGTATATCCGCGTGTTGCAAGTTCAACTGAAGGAGATCTGATAAGCTGCTGTGGTTTTGGATAATGGATTGAATATAACTCGTCGTCATCAGAGTCATCATGTGACTTATTGCGAACCATTTGGTGCGGCATTGATTGCCATATTGGAATTTCGGAATCAAATTTTGCGAGCATCTTTGCTGCATTTAGTTCTGCTAAATCCTTTTCTTCTTGTTTCTTTTTCTCTGCTGCTTCTTGTTGTTGGCGTTTGATTTCTTTACTGCATTTAATATCATAATAGAAGCTATTTTCTTCGCCAAATATCTCCATGTTGAGGCGCTGAATTTGATTTTCATTGTCTTTATTTGCCATTATTAATGACGTGGTCATATCGTAACTATTTTCTTCATATTGACCTAATTTGTTTTCGAGGTGCTCAATTTTTTCTTGTTGCAGTTTAATAAATAAACGCATTTCTGCCATTTCTGCTCGCATCTCGTCTTGAAATCTGTCCGTCTTTTTATCTAGAGCTTCAGTTTGCTCGAATAGCTTCTCGGTAGATGCCGCTAGCTGACTCGTATTCACTTGTGTTCTTGGCAGCGGATTCTTGTTCGGCAAAATGATCCAGAATTCACTACGGTTATGATCCACTGTTAGTTTGATTGATTGATGTTTTGCAAAGTTGTAGGATGCTTCTGAATTCGATGACCAACTGCTTAGCTTTATGAATGCGCTGTTGTGTAACGGCTTGCCGGTTTCTTTGTCTTTTGTTAAAACAAAATCGCAGTATTCTACGCGTCCAATATTGTTCTGTAAAAACGTGCTTTTAACTTGATCTTCTGTGATTCCAAAACCTATACGGGGTATATATAGGTGTAAATTATTTTCTATTGATTGCATATTTTGCATATTGTTTGATTGATTAGAAATAGAGTATGACATTTTATGTAAAGATTTAGTGTAATAATACTACTCATTATACCGTCATATAATATTTCAATTTTTTTTATTTTATATGAAAAAATGACGTTACTAAAAATTTTACCTTTCCCTTCGAGTAAATGAACGTTTAAAAGCGGTTAAAAATACATATTAATTCAAATAAAGAGTATAAAGACAATTTTACGTTACTATATATACATCTTTCGTTCTAAAATGGTTAAAATTTGCGAACTCATTTATCCTCAGGAAAATCAACAGCTAAACAAGGAATATTTTGATCAATATTTATATGATCTACATGATTTTCAAAAATGGTCAATCGACGCAACAATTAACGGTCACCATGTTCTCGCGTGTGCGCCAACCGGTTCCGGTAAATCGCTATGTGCCGAATTTGCAATAGATTTTTTTTGGAAAAAGGGAAAAAAATCTATTTATTGCAGTCCGATAAAAAGTCTATCGAATCAAAAATATTACGACTTTCAGCGCAAATTTCCGGAAATAAGCATTGGTCTTGTTACCGGTGATATTAAAATAAATGTTACAGCGGATGTGCTCATTATGACAACTGAAATTTTATTATCTACTATTTTGAATGGTAAAGAAATTTCTGATTTAGGTTGCATTATTTTAGATGAAATTCATATGATTGGCGACAAGGACCGTGGTCACGTTTGGGAGAATAGTATCTTACAGATACCTGAACATGTGCAAATTATTGGTCTATCAGCAACTCTAGATAATCCCGAGCAGTTCGCTTATTGGATAGAGACTAAAGGGCAACAAAATTCGACTACGTCTTTTCCCTCGACTACGTCTTTTCCCTCGACTACGTCTTTTCCGGTTTCCTTAAAGCAAGTCTATCTAACACGAAAGCTGATTCGACCCGTCCCTTTGACGCATTATTGTTTCATTACCGTAAACAGCGGCATTTTCAAGGCGATCAAAGACAAGGCAGTCCATCAAGAAATCAATGGTTTAATCGATAATACATTTGTAATTCAGAACTCTGATGGCGCATTCAATGAGCAAACTTTTTTAAAAATAAATAAGATGCTGACCTTATTTGATAAAAATGAAGTCCGTGTTAGAAGACAACATGTGTTAAATCAAGTGTCCAAGTTCTTGGTTGAAAAGGAAATGTTGCCTGCTTTATGCTACGTTTTTTCGATCGCAAAACTAGAAAAATATGCTGAAGAATTGACTTGTCCTTTGTTAGAGTTCGACTCTAAAGTGCCATATACAATCGCATATGAATGTGAGCAAATTCTGAGGCGGCTGCCAAATTATAAAGAGTATTTGCATTTACCCGAGTATGTCAAGCTAGTTGCTATGTTACAAAAAGGCATCGGAATACATCATTCCAAGATGATTCCTGTCTTACGCGAAATAGTCGAGCTCTTGTTTGCTAGAGGACTGATCAAGATGCTATTTTGCACCACATCGGTTGCCATTGGCTTAAATTTGCCCGTGAAAACATCCATATTTACGGACATTTACAAGCACAATGGCGAACATATTGCGATATTAGAAGGACATGAATATGTTCAGGCCGCGGGCCGTGCGGGGCGACTTGGTATCGACTCGGTAGGAAATGTCGTCCACTTAAATAATCTTTTTCAAAGAGTTGAAATGTCTTCTTACAAGAAGATGCTAAAAGGTGCGCCGCAAAAGCTCATATCTAATTTCAAAGTCTCCTATAATCTGCTTCTAAATATGATCGAATCAGGGTTAAAAGATTTGGCAAAGAGGAGCATGATCCAGTATGAAATTGGCAGCCAACTGGCTAGTATTAAGGGTGATATAGACAGAGTTGCCGCTAACATCGATAAAATCCAAGGTTCTTCAAGAAAGGTCCCCGATAATGTGCTAAAAGAGTATCTAGATTTGAAGGCAAAGCAGCCGACTTTAGTAAATAAGAAGCGCAAAGAAGCGGAGCGCGCTCTAAGCAAATTAGAGGACGAATATAAGACGATTGTAAAGGATGCTGAGTCCTTTAAGAGATATCTAGATAAAGACCTAGAGCTATTTAAACTAACAAACCATTTTACACATGTTGAACAGTTTTTAGATGACAATATAAAAACCATATTGAAAATGTTGGAAACAGATGGATTCATAGAAAAAGAGGAAAAAGAGGAAGATAAATATAAGCTTTTGTTAAAAGGTCACGTTGCGACTCATTTCAGAGAAGTGCCTTGTCTCTTATTTGCAAACCTAGTATTAGATAAAAAGTTGGACACATTTTCAACAAAAGAAATAGTTGGAATTCTCAGTTGTTTCGCGAATGTAAAAGTCTCTGATGATCAAAGATCTATTATACCGGCCTCTGAAAATAAAAAAGTGATTACGTTAATCAAAGAAATACACAATTCTTGCAACACATTTATAGATTTAGAAGCCAAAAATGGCTGCAATACAGGCACAGATTATACCATGATTTTCGATCTAACTGACTACATTATGTCTTGGTGTGATTGCGAATCAGAGCCAGAATGTAAGCTATTGTTGCAGCAAATATCGGAAGAAAAGGGCATATTTTTAGGCGAATTCGTCAAGGCTATTTTGAAAATTGTCGCGATTTCTTTAGAAATGGCGGCCGTCGCCGAACTTGTTGGTGACATGGAACTTTTGAAAAATCTCAGGGGGGTCCATTTGACTTTGCAAAAATTCGTGGCGACAAATCAGTCGCTGTATGTATAAAATTTGGATCCAAATAAATAATATATTTTCTCCATATATTTAGGGCAATTTTTCTTCCATAGGGGAACCCTGGGCGCCGAGTTTGTCTCCGTCTCAGAAACCGAAATAATCTTGCTTTTTATCTTATCATTCTCAATAACAAAATAAAGAATATACTCATTTTCTTATGGTGTGTCGCTCCATCGCTACTTTTATACATTAAATTGGAAAAAGAAAAACCCATTTTGGACATTTATAAATGTCCATTTTTGAGAACCTAATAGAGCCTTTGGATAAAAACAAAAAAAAGTGATTTGTTACCATAATGGTCTAAATTTCAAAATTTTCAGAAAAAAGTTGTTACCATAACTTTTCAAAAAAAAGCGTCAAAAACTGGACATTTTTCCTCGCGACCTAATATATAGCCATGTTTAGCAACTTTTTTCAAGCCAAAACAAGCTTTAAATTTTATTGCGAAAATTGTGACTATGGAACGAGCAAGAAGAGTAATATAGACTCGCACTATTTGACTGCAAAACACCAATCAGCAACCATCGGCAACCAAAAAGTAGCCAAAATATGCCTCGATTTTACCTGCCAACTTTGCGAAAAAAATTATAAAGATAAAACAGGATTATGGCGCCATAAAAAAACATGCCAACCGATCAATGAAGAAAAAGGTAAGGAAAAAGAAGACAATGAAATCATCAAAATGCTCATAAAGGACAACTCTGAAATGAAAACAATGATGTTGGAGGCATTCAAGTCACTTCAACCTAATATGATGAACAATAGTCACAACAATAGTCACAATACGACTAACAATAACAACCATTTTAACCTGCAAATATATCTGAACGAGACCTGCAAAGATGCGGTTAACCTCACAGATTTCGTCGATTCCTTGCAAGTCAAGTTGAAGGATCTAGAAGAAACAGCTCGTCTAGGTTATTCAGAAGGGGTCTCAAAAATATTCATCAACGGGCTAAATGAGCTAGATGTATGTAAGCGACCCATTCACTGTAGTGACGCAAAAAGAGAGACACTATATGTAAAGGATAAAAATGAATGGACAAAAGACGCCGATAAAGTGAAACTAACAAGTGCCGTAAAAATGATAGGAAAAAAGAATATTCAGCAGATTTTCGAGTGGCAAAAGAAATATCCAGAATACAACGATCCAGCATCAAGACAAAACGATAAATACCTAAAAATGCTGTGTAATGCGATGAATGGATCTACCGATGACGAACAAGAGAAGAACATGGAAAAGATCTTAAGAGCCATCACAAAGGAGGTCATAATAGATAAGCAATTGGTTTAATTTTTAGTGACGCCATTTTTTACGTATATTTATAAAAAAATTGAAATACTTTTATATATATTTTTTATATTCAATATTAAAAACTATATACTACTTTTAAAAATGACTGAACAAAATACTACTATTTTCAATGCTTCCAATAACGTTGAATTGGCAACAAAAAAACCAAAAAATAAAAAAATTAAACAGGATAAACTAGCTAAATTATGCGAAGAATTAGAATTCTTCATTGAAGAAGAGCCCAATTCATTTGTCACTCAAATCAGACGAAGGGATATTTTAACAAACATGCTTCTAAATATTACCCTAGGTGGAGCACTATTATTCGATCTTTTAATGACAGACAATAAATCAGAACCAAGCGAATCAAGACAAGGCGACCTATTCGAGACCATTTGCGAAATACTCGTTATTTTAAAATGTATTCCGGGGATTGATTACAGCAACATTTTATGCGGCGATTGTTCCTCGCTAAAACCAGTAACAAATATTAAGAATGTCTTATCCAACAAAATTCATCAAGGCGGCAATGTGTCAGATATTACAATTGAACATGAAGGCACTATTATCGGATTCTCAAGTAAATACAAAAAAAAGGTTAGCAGAAAAGGGACCGATCTCTCAGACCTAGACAGCACATTAAAACAACATGCAGTGAATTACAAGATTGGTCTATTTGTAAAGGATAAGCAAGATATTTCTAACAGCAAAAAAGTCGACATCCACAATAATGCTTTTGAAAAGGCAAGAGCAGACAATTTATTATTCGACACGAAGGACATTATTAATGCTTTGGACAGATTCAGCGAGCGATACAAAGCCAATGTGTTTACTACTGATGATTTTATTGAACAGAACATAAATGCGGAACTCTTAGCATCGCCAAGAAAACAATTGGTAGAAAAATTACACCAGCGAATGACCAGAATCAAATTTGAAAATTCTATTTTAAAAAATAGTAAGAAAATGTGGTGTATTTCTCATAAACCAAGGAGTGGAAAAAGTATCACTATTTTGCTTCTATGCAAATACTTGCTAGAAAAGGCATCCGGATATAACAAGATACTGATCATGACATCTGTTCCTGCTACGATTAACAGCTTTACCAAGGATTTAGAGGAATATATCGATTTCAAAAATATAAATTATTTACAAACGGACGAACTAGATGCCGCTTTTGACCCCGCATTTAGAGGAATTGTCTTTTGCAGCGTTCAATATTTGAAATCCGATCTAAAGGGCACAAAAAAGGAATTTCTTAAAACTATGGGATTTGACGCAATTATCACAGATGAAGCGCACCAAGGATCGTCAACTGTCAAAACTCAGAAGGGTATTTTGGAGGTTGACTCTGACAACACCGACAGCGAGATCGAAGATATTCGCAAAACCATAAAATTAAATATATTTGCGTCAGGAACTGCGACCAAAACAAAAAAATATTACAGAATTAGCGATGCATTTACATACGAATGGGAAATTGAAGACGAAGGACACATGAAAGAATTGCTAAAGCCGGAACTCTTAACTGAAGAAAGAGACGCCATTATTCAATACATGGTTACAAGACATGGTCCAGTCTTTTTACAGTGTTTGCAAAATAATACATTGAATCAAGATTACTCAATACATCCAGCACAAGTTCTGATGAAGTATTCTATTCCACAGTCCTTGATGGACGACATTGTCAAATACAACGCAGAACACAATGCAAATTTCGGCTTCAGCTATACTTCATTGTTCGCCTTAAAGCAGGAAACCAATGACAAGGGTGAAATAGGTTACGTGGAAGAATTTGACATCTGCAAATATGGACAGGATGGGATTGATATTCTCAAGGGTTTATTAGAGTGCGTCATTTCTAAAAACATGATGAAAAGAGATACAATTATGAAACAAGTTGAAACCACTCAAACCAGTTTTAATTCAAGAAAATCTACTGTAGATCAACCGCTGCTATTTATTATGTATTTACCAACACACACCAGAAATAATACGATTGCGTTATTGCAAAAAACCCTTAAGGCGTTTTTAGAAACGCATAACTTGTGGAGTGATTACAACATTGAATATTCAAATTCAATAGAAGACAGCGGGGATGTTAAAGAAGAATATGATGATTTTATTAACACTAAAATGAGAAAAACAAGAGAAGAAAAAAAGAGAGGATGCATATTGCTTCTGGGCGACAAAGGCAGTGTTGGAATAACATATAATGAATGTGATGTAACAATTTCGTTGGACGACGGTCATAATTTAGACAATTATAAGCAAAGAGTTTCCAGATCACTAACACCAGCTCCCGGAAAAACACTAGGAATTTGCGTAGATTTAAATATTCAGCGCGTCTATTTGTATTTAAATGATATGATACACAGACATCGCAGAAATACAAAGACGGTAAAGACCAATGCGGAAATATTACAATACTACTTTGAACACAATATATTCTTATTTGATCCGCAGCGAATCAATAATGGGAAACTAACAAGGGTGCAAATCGCATCATTCTACGAAAAAGAAGCAGACAACATTATGAAGGAAATAGATGATACTCTTATACTTGAACAAATAATTTGTGATGATGACTTGCGCGATGTTATTAAAATGGATTTTCAAAAGAGTTTGGCAGGCAAAAAAGCAAATTCAGATTTAGAAGGTGAACAACAAGATTGTCCTAAGGGCGAATCAACAAAGATACAAATTGATGCGCCGAAAAATCTAGATTCAAAAGATTTAGAAGACGAGGAGGAGTCTGAACCTTTAACAAAAGAAGAAGACGAAGTGATTGAGCAGATGATTAACCGGACTTGTGAAATGTGCAAGAGCTTCCTATTTCCGCTTTTAGCTCTTATTTCCAAGTCATACAAGATACATGACTTTAAGGAGATTTTCACTCATCCTAGAACTCAGGAATTAATTGTTTCGCTATTAAAGGACAAAAAAATTGAATTAAATAAAGATAATTATAGTATTATTATTAATATAATGAACCAAATAATGGACAATAACGATGAAATTGTTAATAACATTCGCGAGATTTATTCGACAGCATCATATGAAAAATTACAGTATTTGATTGCCAAGCATTTTATTCCTACCAATGACGAGAAAAAAATGAACGCTGAATTTCCTACACCGGTTCTACTTGTTAAGGACATGGTTGCACCAATACCATCAGAATTTTGGACAGTGCCACGCGCAGTTTTTGAACCCTGTTGTGGTAAGGGTAATTTCATCCTGGAAATAGTTCGCAAATTCAACGCAGGGCTTTTAGCATTATATCCAGACAATGAGCTTAGAGTCAAGATCATCATGACACAGTGTATTTATTATGCAGACATTACTGCTCTAAACATCTTCATTACAACTCAGTTGCTACGATGTGAATTTGAGAGCATATGCGGGCAATCTAGTGATGATATTGATTTTGATTTCAACTGCTACACAGGAGATACGCTCGAATTAGATGTCGCTGCTACATTTGGAATCACTGAATTTGATGCAGTAATTGGAAATCCGCCTTACAATAAAGCAAAAGATGATGCATTAAAAGGCGGATATGGAGGCAGAAGTTTATGGGATAAATTTGTGGTTAAATCGTTAAATAGTTGGTTAAAAGTTGACGGGTATTTATGCTTTGTGCATCCACCGTCTTGGAGAAAACCCAAACATTATTTATGGGACCTTCTCGGAAGAAAACAAATATTATATCTAAAGACATATTCAAAAAAGGATGGGTTTAAAATATTTGGATGTGCAACATTGGTCGATTATTATTTGTTAGAGAATAAAGATATTTATAAAGAAACCATAATTGACGGACAAGATGGTAAAACATATTCTATAAATTTGAATGATTGGAATTTCTTACCAAGTGGATCATTTGATAATATAAAACAAATATTAGGTAAAAATGAAGTTTTATATTCATCCTCAATTTATGATACACGAAGACCTTATGTAAATAATAAAAAAACAGACAAGAATACTTTACCAGTAGTTCATAATATGACAAAAAAAGATGGATTAGGATTTGTATATTCAAACGAAGATAAAGGACATTTTGGAGTATCAAAAGTAATATTGTCATTTGGCGAGTTTCAATATCCGTATAATGATTGGAACGGAGAATATGGAATGAGTCAAATATGTTATGGTTTAAAAATAAGCAGCAAAGAAGAAGGTGATAAAATTGTCGAAGCAATCAATAGTGCAAAATTTAAGGACATTTTAAAATATACAAAATGGAGCACATTTCAAACCGATTGGAGAATGTTTAATGAATTTAAACCGGATTTTTGGAAGGCATTTATTAATGAAGCAACATCTCAAGATATAACTTTTATAATTGAAGACGAAGACGAAGAGGAGTGCGAAAATAATGAAGATGTATAAATATTAAATTAGATTAGATTAAAATAGATTAAATAATAAAATATTTTTTATTTTATTATAAAATAATATTCTAATTCAGCACTAAAAGGCCCGGCAGGGACTGCCTTTGCACAAGGCCCGGCAGGGACTGCCTTTGCACAAGGCCCGGCAGGGACTGCCTTTGCACATCATCCCAGAATATCAAGATCCAAATTAAGTCAATGTTACTCAACTTCCGCCAACAAAAGGCTTGTTAACTTCTTCCTCTGCTTTTTTAAAAATAGGAGCAGTTACACCTCAGCCTCCTTTCATTATATTTCTACGCCTAACCGTTTTGCATCGTCTTTTTCTACGACAAGTTTTCTTATGTCTACGACTAACTCGCTTCTTTAAGTATTTCATATATTATAACAATAAAATATAATATATAAATTTCTATATTGTATTATCAAAGTTAATACTTATATAGTCGCTTCGCTTATATAGTCGCTTCGCTTATATAGTCACTTCGCTTATATAGTCGCTTCGCTTATATAGTCGCTTCGCTTATATAGTCGCTTCGCTTATCCCATCATCCAACGCATTTCGCTATATGTCATTTGCCGCCCTGTTTGTTCCTTAAAAGTATTAAATGCGGTTTGAATACGATTCAATAAAATATCAGGATTATTTAAAGCATGCATGCTTTCATTTAAGGATGTAAAATTAACGGTGTTTTCAATGTCAGTCATAACTCTTTCCATTTGTTCAGCTGATAAATTTTTGTTAGTAGTAAGATCATCTGTAGGTTCAGGTTCACTAATTTCCTCCTTATCTAGTTCTTCTAAAGAAGGAAGCTCATCATCACAAATGATATTTATTTTTTCGGGAATATTTAATTCTGAGACTAAAAGATCATCAGCATTAGGTTCGAATTCTAAAATTTCTTCTAAAGTATCAACACATTTATTAACACAATCGCAATTATCACAATCCATTATATAAAATATACAAATATATCTTTATGTTAGTTTGAATAAATAAACATATTATAAAACAATTTGAAGCCGAATTTTCTTCTTAAATTTTTCTTCATTATTAAACAGAAACAGCTTATATTTTCTTGCAGCATAATTGTCCATATTTTCCCGAACAGTGATCTTAGAAGTCATTTTAAGTTCAGGTAAATACACAATATATTGAAATAGACCATCCCCTCTAACAAGTTTATCAAAGCAATATCCATCATAAATACAATCTAAAATAGCCAAATTTTGAGCACTAGTATTAAGCAACACACAATCATTTTGCACCCGACGTATTGCACGCATCGTTACATTAATGTAGTCAATTTTTTGAATCCAATTCGAATAAAATTCAAAGGCACTTTCAGACAATGTTACAATGCCTAAAACTTGTTGCAACTTGATCATGTTAAGTAAGTCAACAAGGCGACGAATCGGCGACGTAATATGTATATAAGCATCCATGTCAAGTAGCTCGTGTTTATAAAAAGACGGATCATTATCATCAAATAAACTGATATCAATATATTGACCATATGTGCTGTTCCAAATTTTGATAAACTTGCTGACATCTTCAGGTAAGGAATCAGACAATAATGAATCGGACAATAAGGAATCCTTTTCTGGCCCTTTTTTTGTAACAACTGTGGAGCGAAATATTCCGACTTTAGACTTAAGCAGTTCTTTAGCGGAAAAATAATTCATAAGAATCATTAGATATGAAACCACTTCGTGACTATTTTTCACATTACTAATATAGCGATAATTTTTAGACAGTTTTTTCACAGTATCTAGCAATAAGAGATAATCTTTAGAAGCTAACAATTCAGTCTCTTCATAAACGTAATTTTTCTTAACCCGAATAATGCAATTTGAATATTTGATAGAAACGATTTCATTAGAACGCGGATTTACAGTTAAATCTAGAACAAAGGCGCAACGAGTGCTTCCTGACTGTAATGAACACAAACAATCGGAAAGAATGGTCGGCAGCATGGGGCGTTTTTTGTCGGGTAAATAGATGGTAGAGATGCGTTCAGAGAAGCTAGACCAGAGATTTAGCGAATCCATCAGGATCGTTACATTGGCAATGTAAATGCTGAGTAAGATCATATTATCGTCTAATGCTTTAATACTAAATGCGTCGTCAAAGTCGTTGCTGTTTGCGGGATCAATGGAGAATATATTATGGTCAAGAATGCGCGATTCTATATGTTTGTTAGAAGCAACGCCTTGGATAAAGTCGTCGTGTGTAATGGCTTTAAATCCGATTGCCTTGCTAGTATCTTTGGTGAATTTTTGTATTGATGAATTCAGACTTTTGCAGTAAAGTTGGTATTCATAAAAATTATCAAGGATATCAACCGGACCAATGGTTTGAGAAATCGATGCCTTTACATGTTTTTCAGACCAATCTGAAAACCGAATAGTGACATATAAATTGGTGAAAACCTTGGAAAATCCGACATGTTTGTGCTCATATGGGACTAAAAAGGTAGGCAACCGGACATCATCGGGGATGCATTTATACAATAATTTGCCTTTTAAACTATTCGCTCTACCAGAGGTGCTATTCGCTCTACCAGAGGTGCTATTCGCTCTACCAAAGGTCTTATCCCCATTAAGAATCAGAACTGCAGGAATATTATCCATACTTCTAACAGAAGAATGAACAATTTCTACATTACATTTATCCTTGCTCTTATTTAATGTAAACACATCCCCAGTAAATAATTTATGTTGAATAGGATTGCATTCAAGATCAACTGATATGGGTTCTAAAGTGGTCGCGTTATAAACCGACCAATTGGAATAATTACGATTATCAATAATGATTTTTAACAGTGTCATAATGTATTATAAATAATAAATAATATATAATATATTACCAAATAGTCTTTAACTTGTTTTGCAAACTAACAATGGGTGCGCCCTACATGCGCCTACATGGGCTGCAAAGTGGCGACATTTGCGGACCTATTGTGCCCTACATGGACCTACATGAGATGCATGCATCTAAAGTTCGCTCCCTACATTCGATGTAGGCGCCTCTATATCATCGACATTGGGCGCAGAATCCGGCAACAAAATATCAGCAATGTTAGTTGTATTTGTATTTGTATTTACATTTACATTTACATCTACAACTTCTTCATTTATATCTTCTTTTATCTCTTGTTCTTCTACAGGCTTCTTTAAATCTATTTTTTTCGCTATTTTTCGTTCCACATTTTGGTTCTGCAGGGCATACATGAATATATTGGGACTAATGGCAATATTATTCATATACGTTCTATATCGGAAGCAACTAACACTTGTATTTTCGGCAAATTTAAATGAATACCACCAATAAGCGGGGATAAATAAGAACTTACCGGGTGTCAAAACGATTTCTAGGCATTTAATCTTATCAAAATCCGCCTTGAACTTCGATTGAGGGGCCCATGGATTAACAGGAGATCTAAATTCAAAATTCTCATAGTCGTTTATGGGATACAAATATTTTGCACTTTTAGGTGGCGCCATCTTAATAGATAACGATCCTTGTGTCACTACGAAATAATTTCTGTAGTTCATTTCATATCTAAAGGGAGTCTCTAGGCCATCCGAGCCAAGCATAATATCATAATTACAATTTGAGACCAATCGTGGTCTTAGAAATTCATCGTTATATGACATATTTTTGATGACACCTGTTTCAGTCAAAAAATCCATATTATTTTCACTAAAATAGACGGAATTTGAATCCTCTTGAAATAATTTGCAGGCGATATGTAGTGGCAATGGAAGATATAATTCTTCTACAGTAGAAGAATTATTTGTATCTATATTATCGCGAATTTTGACTTCAAATACTGGATAGTTGTCTAGGAGAGCAGTTTTGTTAGTTGATTGCACTATTTTATTGATATCCTCATCACAATCAAACAAAACAGGCTGTCTTAAATCACAAATCTCCTCCATTCTATCCTTTGACGCTTGCTCTATTTCATAAATTTCTAGATCATCGCTGGTCTTTAAATGAAACTGAATGTGAAGATAAAAAAACAATACAATGCAAAATATAAAAATTCCTGTTATTATTTCTAACATATTTAATTAAAAATAATAATATAATTTTCCACCTTTACCGTATTCGCTTTGCGAATACTACAAAGCTGGAGGCAAACTTTTAAGGAAACTACGTTTCCTTAAAAAGAATGCTAAAACGAAACTTATGTATCTTAAAAAGGAAGGATCATAAGGAAACTACGTTACTATTTTATATGCCTTAGATCTTAGGTGCAATATAAAAGGCAACACTACTATCATCTCCTAAATCATATTTAATAGCCATTGGATATTCTGAACTAATAGATAAACTAACATTTTGTCCGAGCTTAGTAGATAAACACATCTTGCCAATATGATTTAAACTATACGAAATATCAATTATATCTCCTTCAGCAATCGCATATTCGTTTAGATCATCGATCGGAATATTTACCTTTAATTTACCTGTGTCACCGCTTGCATTAAATTCCAATACTTCTTCGCTACAAATAATATTCAGATTTGACCCGAAAACCATGAGTTCATTTATTAGCTCTGCAAAATTTTCGGATTTCATGGTGAAATCTACATCATATTCAACATCTGGAATGCCTAAAGTATCTTGTTCAACATCAATTAATCCTAATTCAAAAAAATGGTCGAATTTATTTTGAACTTCCTTTACCTTTTTGCCCTTTGACTTGGGTTCAACAAAGGATGACTCGACGTTACTATTAATATTACTAGATAAATTAATAAATATAGTATCTGGATTAACATCTTCTTCAAAATTGATTTCCATTTTACTATGTTTAAGAGCATAAGACATCATAATTGCAAAATTCGTGGAATCTAATGATATGTTAGTTGTCTCTTCAATTTGGTAAGAAGAGAACCATTGACAAGAAATAGTGATGCTAGAAAGACACACATGAGACTTGTCCATGGACTGAATATATAAACGCGTTTTGTCAAAATGTAGATTCAAATAAGAACCCCAATTTTTGAGAAGCTGGAACAAGGCAACAAACATTTCCATTTTCGATTTATTTTCAATAGAAAAACGCATTATTAAAAGAATATATTAATATAGATTGTTAGTTTTAATATGTTTTGTTAAGGTTTAATATATCTATTCTTTCACTAACACAAGCTTTTTGAGAGTATCTTTATCGATAAAAGTATTTATAATTTTAAAAATTGTTTCAAATACAAAAGAAGCGTTATAAATATAACATTTATTTAATCTTTCGGGGTATTTATTAGAAAAAAAATCCGCAATGGATCTAATATAACCACTATGTTTATCTATATCGGAAATAGTAAATGATTGTAAATTTATATGCACATTAAATTTATTATATTTCGACGCTACTGCAGATGTTACTTGATCCATATGTGAAGTAATTAAATCATGAGTAACAGGCATGCTAAAATATTTAAAAAATTTAAATTCAATAATAATACAATCATCTTTAATATGGCCAATTCCGTTTAAAATTTCATCAAATTTTCTTTGTCTTATCTTTTCAAGAATTTGTGTAGATTTAATATGATTTTTTTCAAATAAAATTTTACTGGTATATTCATTCGATTCAGTCATATTATTTAGTTATTATATATTATTACTTTTAATTTATAACTTTAATAATATATATTTATTCTTCAGAATTAAATTCTTGTTCAATTAATTCTTTTAAATTAGTGCCTACGATTTCCTGGGAACCATCTTCTCCATTTAAATCTTCAAAAGGTTCTTGGTCTCCTTCACCTTCTATATCTCCTTCCTGTCCATCATTTAAAAACTCTGACCCACCATCCATGCTGTAAATACTATTTAATGCCATAATTTTGTTACTATTATCCATTGTTAGATTCTGTAAGGCAGTTAGAAGCTCTTTTGTCTCTGCAAGCTCCGTTTTTAAGCTGTCGATTTGTTGCTTCAAGGCCACATTTGTATTCTTAGATTGCACTACAATAGGCTTGATGGTTTCAAATTGTTGCTTAAGAAGGGCGATATCTTGATTACCGCTTGCACCTGATGGCTTCTTCTCTAAAGCATCAATTCTACTAATGAGCGATTGAATAACATGCTTATCAACTAAAATGTTATCTTCATCGCCGGCAAACTCCGACCCACCTTGACCTAGACCATTGATCAACTGTGTTTCGACCTTACCTAAACGCAGAGTAATAAGAGTAATTGCCTGAGCGAGTGTCATCTTATTAAGGCCATTTAGACCCGACGCAGTCTGAGGTTGTTGCATTTGCTGTTGTTGTTGTTCCATCATTTGTTTTTGCGCTAGGGCGGCATTTTGGCCAGCAAGACGGCCGCTGACTTGACCTGAACCGGGACCCATACGTTGCTGCTGTTGCCCTGCAGCAAACATTTGCGATGAATTAATAGATGGCTGAGGACCGCGACCAGGAGCAGCGGTCTCGGGAGGACCAGCTCGTCTTCTTTGCGCGGCTTGAACAGATCGATTTGCGCTCATAATTTATAGTATTCTTTATTATATTGTTTCTAAATTCTTTACGCGGTTATATATTAAGGAATAAATAGACAATGAATTTATTTGCTAAATATTTTATCTAAATATATATATTAAGGGAATTCTTTAAGCAATCATTGCAACCTTAATTGCTTCATGCGACTGATAACCTTTTACAACAAAATCCTCTACTTGATAATCATTTATATTTTCTTTTACTTCTTTTATAGATAAAGTTGGGAAAGGATAAGGCTTTCGTGTAATTTGTAATTTACAAGCATCAATTGCATTTTCGTATATATGACAATTTCCTATAAAATATATAAATTCATAAGCTTCAAGTCCACAATGTTTTGCTAGTAAATGAGTAAGAAAACTATATGATGCTATATTTATTGGCTGACCTAAAAATTCGTCTGCACTGCGCTGCATCATACAGCAGCTAAGTTTGTTACCATCATGCACATTAAATTGACAAAAACAATGGCAAGGCGGGAGACACATTTGATCAAGCTGACTCGGATTCCAAGCAGTCATAATTAGGCGTCGACTGTTTCTTTTTGCAGGATCTTTAAGTTGGTCAATGATTTGCTGTAGTTGATCGACACCCGAATCGCTATCGCTTAATAATTTCCCTGTCTGATTATCATAAGGGGCGTTAAAGTTGCGCCATTGTCTCCCATAAATAGGACCAAGCATACCTTCCGGATTGTCATGCAATCCTCTTGAATCCAAGAATTCACGAGACGAATTGCCGTCCCAAATATGGACACCCTGTTCTTGCAACAATTTGTTGTCAGTTTCGCCGCGAATAAACCACAAAAGCTCCTTTAAACAAGTCTTCCAAGCAGTCTTTTTTGTAGTCAAGATTGGAATCTTTCCATCAGCTAATGAGAAACGCATGGAACGCCCAAAAACACTTTTAGTTCTTCCATTGCGACCTTCTTCCCAAGTGCCATTATCAAGAATGTCTTTGATCAAATCAAGATATTGTTGCTCTTCTAAGTTTACGACCAAAGCGTCAGCGACCAAAGCGTCAGCGACCAAATTAGTATTTGCATTAATTGCCGCAAAAATATTATCTGAAATTTTCGTGTTAGTTTGTTCCATAATAATAGTATTTAGAATTTGTCTTTAACTAAAAACTTGTAATATTTATAATATTTTAATAGGTTTTAATTTCTTATTATAACCTATATAGGAATATGGAAAGTTTAGATGAATTATCAAAAGCAACAAGCGGTAAACCTGGATTTTTTAAACATGTTTTTAATTTTAATGATGACTCTAAATCAGAAATGATGAATATTGTTCAATACGCTGTTTTAGCTCTAATTCCAGTTATAATAATGAATAAAGCGATGCAAAAATTTGTCCCTGAAGCGGATGAAGAAAAAGGCAGTGCAGAGCTTTTAGCAGAAATAGTAGGTCAAGTTATAATCATGTTTTTGGGAATATTAATCATTCACAGAATAATTACATTTATACCGACACATAGTGGTGAAAAATACGCGGACTTTTCGGTTACAAGTATTATTTTAGCGATGTTAGTTATTGTTTTGAGTTTGCAGACTAAATTGGGAGAGAAAGTTAGTATTATTGTGGATCGCATTATGGAAGTATGGGAGGGTCCAAAGGATAAAAAAAAGGGAAAAAAAGGCCAAGGAAGCGTGAAAGTTAGTCAGCCAATTTCACAGAACCAGTCGATGGGGGCTTCTTCAATGTCACAATCAATGGGTTCTACATCGATTAGTTCATTGCCTCAACAAGAACAGGCTAGCCAACAGCTGCCCGATTATAATAATATGTATCAGCAAGATTCTACGCCCATGGTAGGTGCAGCAAGCCCAGGAATGGAATCATTTGGGCCCATGGCGGCAAATGATGCACTTGGAGGATCATTTGGATCCGCATTTGGCGGTGGATGGTAAAGCCCAAAGGCTTTTAAAAGCTGACAATAAAGCGACTATAAAGCTGACAAATAAATAAAAACCAAAATTATAATATAAAAATAATTATATTATAAATTATAATTATGAATATTGATATTAATAATTTATTATCCGCATTAGATAATGAAAAAAATGATGGCATTATGAATTTAACCACTCCAAAAATCCAAGAAACCATTTTCAACATTTTAAAAGAGCTACATTTAGATCGCAAAATACTAATAGATTATTTTAAAAAACTTAAAGGATATAAATATGTTGATGAAATAAATGATCTAAAATATGGCGGATTTATTCGATGGATACCAATAACAGACCCTGAACATTTACCATTAAACCAATGTGGCATTATTTGTGATATAATAATATCAGATGACGGTGTTTTCATTGTTTGTAAAAATTTCATGCATCGCCATTATAGATTTAAAATGGATGAATGTTTGATATTTCAAAAATTAAGTGCGCAAGAAATGGTGATTTTAAGCGCTTTAGATCATTTGGAAAATACAAAAGATGCAAAAATACCAAATTCGAAACCAAAAATAAAGGAGGATGAATCGGAATCAGATGAAGAATCAGATGAATCGGATGAAGAATCAGACTAACAAAGCATAAAATTAGTAGCTTTAGGAATATAAATTATCTATATTTATAAATTATTTTTATTTTATAAATATAAATTTTAATATTGCGTTAAAATATAAATGGGTGGCAATACCGGAAATTTACGAACTTATCGTTTGTCTTCTTCAAATGGAAATAGAACTTTAGGTTCTTTGGTTGCAGATGGTGCAAGTGCGGGTGCCGGATCAGCGAGGCGAATATATGCGTATTACACACGAACAGGGACAGTTCCGGGATTTTATAGCAGTGTGTTTGGCATCCAATATGGCCAATTTCGCGACAGAAGTCAGTGGTTTTTATCTGGTCACGTTTAAAACACAAATATTATACATTATAATTTGCATTTTTTGAATTATAATATATTAAATAAAAAGTATTTAAAGAAATGTTAACATGTTTTATTTGTTAACCACTTTTTATTCAAAACTGTGACAACGCTCTCTAATGCGCCTTCAACCCATCCTTGATGTTGACTAACAACCTCACCAACAACTAATATATTTTTATCTGGATGCTGCGCTGCATTAATGAACTCAGTTCGGTTTTTATAAGGACCCTTTAATGGTTCATAATAATGCGTTCCTTCAGTCCAATAAAAATCCAATAATGCATTTATTTTTAACGACTCATCATCTTCTATTCCTAGTGCTTGTTCTAACAATTCTTCAAAATAACTACGATTTTCAACCGTATTTTCTAAATGATCTTTTAAAGAAATAGCAGATGCATTATCTGAATAAGCAATCATATAGATTCCTTTATCAGCATCTACAGGTATAATTTTTTGTAAAGGCCCTTCAACAGATGTATAACTTTTTATATATTGTTTCATAATTTTGGTCGAAGATTTAGAAAATTTCGCATATAATCGAAGAAATGGTTGTGCATGGATTTGCTTATAAATGCTGGATTTAGATGGTAATAAATTCAGTAAACTACTAACTGTAGTAGCTATTATTATTTTTTTGCATTTATATATTGCTCCTTTTTTCGTTTCTACTTCAAATATACAATCTTGACTTTTTGAATCATGATCATTGATTTTAATTACATTTTGTTTTGCCTTTATATTTTCTGACCCTATTTTTTGAACTAATTTTGCAACCAAATCTTTCCAAGATATACTTAAACCAATTAATTTTTCTGCATTATCATCCATACCATAATTATATAGTGTATCATGCACATCTTCTTTGTCATAATCCGAGTATCCTGAGGTTATAACAAACTGTTTGTATTTTTTTGTTCCTAAATACTTAATTGCGAAATCTTTAAAGGTCATAACTTTGTTAGTTATATCCTTTTTATATTCCTTTTTTAGCATGCGCATGGTTTCATTTATATTTATTGGTTGAAATTCAGTAATATAACTATGATTTGAAACAAATTCATGATTTGGAATTTTTAGCTCTTTTAGCAAATCAACTAACAAATAATCCTTATTTTTTCTACCGATGCCAGCACCTGTGACAACCTGAGAACCATAAAATTGTTCGTTGCTAGTTCTACCGCCAATCCATTCCTTTTTATTTTTTTCTAATATAAGCACAGACAAAGCAGGATTAAATTTCTTTATTTTATAAGCACTATATAATCCTGCAATTCCGCTACCAATAATTATTATATCATATTGCATATTAATCATTAAGATATAATAATAAAATATATTTGTTAATTTATTTATCTATTTATCTATTTTTTCGTGTTTTTGATCCAGACACAATTTTCGTAATTTTCACACTACTTTTACCCTTGCAACTAAATTTACTGCGTTTTAACCCCTTTCTATTAAAAATGCTTTCAGTGCATATCGGAATTGATTTAAGTTCAGGACCCACTTTTTTAATGCATTTACATAATTTTTCACTTAGAATATTTTCAGCCTGTTGTTTTAATGCGCGCTTTGATTTCGGTATATTCATCTTGTAAAATTTTAAAATATTTATATAATCTTTATTTTTTAATTCAGATGACATATATTTATGTATAATATACATAAATATTATTATTTGCCTTTTGCCTTTTTGATTTCGCAATGAAATTATTTTTTAATCATGTATTATAATAACATGTTAATATATGTATTGCACATCCAAAATTGTAGTGTTTGATTTAGATGAAACACTAGGATATTACGTAGAATTTGGAATGTTTTGGGATGCATTGCAAGATTATATTAAAAAACAAAATATTTCGATTATTGTAGACCAACAACTCTTCAACAAGGTTTTGGACTTGTATCCTGAATTTTTGCGGCCTAATATTATTAATATTTTAAACTACTTAAAGAAGAAGAAAACTGTCAAACATTGCCATAAATTGATGATTTATACTAACAACCAAGGTCCCGATGAGTGGGCTCAGCATATTCAGTCTTATTTTGAAAGCAAGGTGAATTACAAATTATTTGATCAAATTATCAAGGCATTTAAAATCAGAGGGAAACATGTCGAGGTTTGTCGAACAAGTCATATGAAAAATCACGAGGATCTAATTCGATGCACTAAAATACCGGAAACAACTGAAATCTGTTTTTTGGATGATGTTTTTCATCCAGGAATGGTAGATGATCGTATTTATTATATTAATTTGAAGCCATATATTCATGATTTACCATTTGAAATAATGATTGATCGATTTATTAAAAGTGGTATACTTAATACGAATTCGAATACAGATTTATCGAAAAGCTTGTTACAATTTATGAAACGATACAGACATTCTTATGTCGAAAAAACAAGGGAAGCACAAAATGTTGATAAAATTCTATCAAAGAAAATATTACAACATTTGCAGACATTCTTTTCAAAACCTTCTAACAAAAACCCAAATCAAAATCAAAATAAAAAAACACGCAAAATAGTAAAAATTAAAGGAAAAAGTATTAAAAATAAAACGATTAAAAAGATATAGTTTGTTTAGTATTATTAATTATGGTTTGAACATTATCTCTAAAAAAATTAATGTAAGTCGCCATCACGCTATTAATAAGTGTTGTAAATAATAAAAATATACCGGCATTAAACGCAATTTTAGCATCTAGTGGTGTAAATTTAACCAATCTAAAAGGATTAAATCTGAAAATTAAAAACAAACTAATATACATTTTGGTGTAAAATAATAGATCATCTAAATATGTTGGTGCAGTTGCTGATAAACCTAATGCTATAACAATATATAATATATATGTAAATACGGTAATATAATCAAATGCTTTATCTTGCAATTCATAAAAATTGGTCATTATACTATACTATATTATACTATAATAAACTATGGTATAATATTTGCTTTTTATTTTGTTAATTGTAAACGAAATGGTGGTCCTTCTTTATTATACGTATTGTATATCGTATAGTTACTATTATACATACTATCTTCTATTAGCATTTTTTCAGGGTTTCCCATTTCATATTTATACTTTTTACATATTTCTTCTACATTTATTTTTTCATCTACGCAACACAGATGTGTAATAAAACCCAAAGGTCCTCCTTCATATGGTGAAAAATGAGGGATATTTTTTCCAAATTCTTTGGAAAGTTGGGTTATTGCGATTTTATAAATACTTGATGATACAGTCACAGTAAAACATTTAACAAACATAAGCATATGTTATATATTTATTAAATGTTTAAGTTACTTTTTATCAATACATCTTCCAATAAAAATAGGTAAACTAAGAGGCCATACAGCTCCTAAAAATGCTCCTGATACTACACCTGAACATGCACCCATAAAACAACAAAATGTATGATGAGCTAATGATGCACTTGGATCATTTTTATTTTTAACATATTCTTCATATCCTTCTATAAATGCTTTTGTGGGCACCATAAATACAACTGGTAGAAAATAAAATTCTTTAATTCTTGGTATAACTCTAGAGAACATTTCAATATTTGTAGATATATTGCATGTCATTTACTCTTTATATTATTTTTAATATGGATTATACTTACTTATAGCTAGTCAATGTTCTGGCACTAGGATCATCAGACAAAATATATTTGGGCATCCAATAATATGGGACAATATGTGATTGATTCGGATATTCTTCTAAAAAAATATCCTTATAAAACTTCCTTTCCTTTTGCTTGAGATTCAATAAAGGATCCAAAATTTGTGTATCAGTATACTCTTGAATAATTTGAAATAGTGATTTCCCTTTGTTACTGACACCGTCGCTAAATGCCTCTTTTTTCCGCCATAAAATATCAACCGGTAACAAATTTTCCTTGCTAAATGCCCGTCTTATTAAATATTTTTCCATGTTTTGACCTAAATTATGATTGCGCAATTCTAGCGGAATAGATAAATAATAATTAACAAATCCTCGGTCTAAAAAGGGCGTCCTCGGTTCCAAACCATGCGACGAAATGGACTTATCGGAACGCAAAACATCAAATAGATGTATGTCTTTTAGTAATCTCATTGTTTCCTTATCATATTCAACGCTATCAGGACACGAACCCATATACAAATAACCTCCGGCTAATTCATCCGATCCATCGCCATTAAAAATGACCTTTGCCTCACTATTATTTTTGATATATTTGCCAATCAAATAATTACCAATACTTGCTCTAACAGTTGTCGTATCATAGCTTTCAATCGCTCGAATAACCTCGGGAATTATTTGCAACATGTCTTGTTCCGAAACAATAATCTCTGTATGATTCGAGCCAATATGGTCTGCGACTTGTCTGGCAAATTTAATATCTTCTGAATCCGGTAATCCAATGCTATATGTTTCTATTTTAACAGTGGGGTTATTTTTTTTATGTATATCGCAAACAAGCGCAGCAATTAAGCTGCTGTCTAGACCTCCTGACAGCAAACAAGCAATTGGACGCTCTGTTGTAGTATAACGTTTTATAACAGCGGCTCTTAAGTGATAATTAATTCCCTGTAAATATTTTTCATACATGTCGTGTTTAACGTCGTTAATATATGTTAAAGCAAACATAGGTATATGATATTTTACTTGTTCTCTTATTACCCAAACAACATTACAAAAATCTACTGTTTTATCAATTATTAAAAATGAACCTGGTGTAAATTGTTCAACCTTTTGATCAAACTGATTTGCAATATGACATAATGTTTTTAGTTCAGATGTAAATCCGATTACACCTTTTTCAAAACATTCATGAGTATAATACAACGGTCTAACCCCATACGGATCTCTAGCAACATATATATTATTTGGACAAAACAAAATGAATGCAAATACACCATCTAGCATCCTTAGAGTCTGTTCAATTCCATATCTTATATATAGATGAATTATTACCTCACAATCAGAATCAGTTGAAGGCGTTACTCCCATTAATGTATATAATTGTTTGTAGTTGTAAATTTCTCCGTTACAAATTAGACTATAATCATCGACATTTATTGGTTGATTTGATGCGGCATTTAATCCATTAATTGCTAATCGATGGAATCCTTTTATGTAATTTAAATCGTGATTATAAAACAATATACTATTTTCAGGCCCTCTGTTTTTACCCTTTTCAAATTCAGCATTTATCATATCAGAATCTATATCCTTTTCAGAATAATTTAGAATTGAAAAAATACCACACATTATTACTACTATATATAAGGATATAGCTTCTAATACATTTTAAAAATTATTTTATAATATATAAATATATAAATATAGCCATGTCTAATATTAATGATTTTGATAATTTATCATGTTCTGCAAGACAGGAAATTATGAATACTAGAACATATGTCCGCAACATTCCTAGTCAACCTTTGCAGCCATATTTAGAGGCTAGACCGGTTCTAACAAAATATTCTATTATGCCAGTTGTCGATCCTAGAAGAGAAATTAAGACGCCATTGGTTCAGCAAGCGACCTATAATCCGAGTCAAATATTTAATCCAGGTCTAGGTCCTTGGTCCGGATTTGCATCCAATATAAATAATGAATCGGATCTACGAGGGCAAACCTTTGCTTTACAAGAGTGCAGTCAGGCGACCTATGTTCCTGGTAGCAAAAGTAGCTTGTATAACGTGCAATGGAAAAGTAGACCTGTTAATCAGCCTTTTCCCGGTCTATTTAAGAAAGAAGACTTGGGTCCTACTGAATTAAATGCGGATCCTAATGTAATGGGTATTTCCATATTTAATAATGCAACTAGGCAGCAATTGAAAGACCTAACAAAACCAACCAAGTGTGCTTAGATATGACGGTTTAACAATGTAACAATGTAACAATGTAACAATATAACAATATAACAAATAAGTTATAATATATTTTATAATATATTTTATAATATATTTTATAATATATTATAAACAATATAAAGAAATGTCGGATTATGTTAATCAACTTACCTTAAATTTTTTAATAAGCAAATCGCAATTGAATAAACTGAATAAATTAAAACAAAAGGATCTAGTTTCAGAGCCAACCTATGATAAGGATAGAATTCATGATTTATTTAATCAATTATTGAATAATAATAAACCGGATGATTTGTTAGAAGATGTCAAAGTATGTTTTGATGCGTTTATTGAAAAAAGTATTTATTATTTGGAAATACATGATAAAAATGAACATATTCAAAACGAAAGAAATGGACAATTAGATAAAAATGAAGATGAATCTCTAATCATAAAGGATGATATAAATTTTGATGATGATGAAGATGTAGACGATGATGTAGAAGATGATGATGAAGATGTAGATGATGATGATGTAGAAGATATGGACGCTTTAGATGACAATGATGATTTAGTGGCTGTAGAAGCTGTAGAAGCTGTAGAACCTACTAAACTGCTAAATACAAAATATTCTAAAAAAACTGCATCCAATGGCGTCGAAGATATTCACAAGCTACCATTAGATTGGTTTAATGCAACAAGACAAAATTATAAAAAAAATCAAATAATACCCAGGAAAAAAGAAATTATAATTGATAATTCATCATCTAAAAAATTATAAATTGTGAAAAAAAGAAAATATAACCAAAATATATGAGAAAGAAAAAAACATTAAAGAATAAAAATAAGAAAAGTCATAAGGGTTACAAGAATAAAAAAGATAAGAAAAGTCATAAGGGTTACAAGAATAAAAAAGAGAAGAATAATAAAAAAACGTTAAAAAATTCACAATCATTCGTCAAACTAAATTGTAGTCCAGAAAACCACAACAAGGCGTTAAATTCATTCACTTGTTATTCGGACGAAGATTTACATAAATTACGCGACCTCTGGAACGCAAGGCATCCTGATAGACCCATACAGACAAATGACTCAAAGGAGATATGGCAAACTATTAAATCATATTATCAAACTACCTGCAATAAAGAGTCATGTTGGATTAAACAAATGGTTAAAAATCCAAAATTGGAAAAAGAGTTAATGGATTCTTTTGCACCTGAATCACCCGATGATTGGAAGAAAAATCCTAATGAATGGCTTTCTAGTGTCGATATTATGCAAGTAATGAGTCAATACGAAAAGAAATACAAATGTTTTGATTTTATGGGACCATCTCCTATCGACTACGACACTCATAAGCTATATGGTGAGTGCGTTTGGGAAGAATTATGTCATTTTAATTTAGCGGATCAGATTAAAAATGGTAAAACAAAAATAGGCATAATTTTTAACACAGACCCGCATTATAAAGGCGGTAGTCACTGGATCTCCATGTTTATTAACATTAAAAAGGGCACTATTTTCTTTTTTGACAGCGCGGGAGACAAAATTCCCGACCAAATAATGAAATTTGTTAATAATGTGATTGAACAAGGACATTCGCTTGATAAACGCATTGATTTCGAATTTGATCAAAATCATCCAGTAGAGCATCAATATGGCAACACTGAATGTGGTATTTATAGTTTATTCTTTATTGTGCATATGCTGGAAGACAAAATAACTTCTCATTATTTAAAAACCCATATTTTAAAGGATGATTATATGGAAAATTTTCGGAAAGTATACTTTAATTCTGACCTATAATGCAACCATTCTAAACAATATTGTAAACAATATTGTAAACAATATAGAAATTATTTACAATAATAATACAACAATAAATCATTTATTCATTCTATGACATTTCAAGATAATGATCTATATGACAATAACTTTAAATCAAATAATAGCATGACTAGTGATTTAAATCGCTTATTATTAGAAAACAAACATAAATCAATTGAAAATACAATCAAGTATATATTTTACCTAACATGTCTTATTATTTGTGTATTTATATCAGCTATAATATTATTTGCTATTTATTATTTTACTCATGGACATAAAGATAACGAAATATTATATAAATTTTCATGTATTTGTTTTATTGTTGCGCTGATATTGTCGTGCTGTTTATGCAGTTGTATGAAATATAAATGCGAGTTAGAGAAAATCAGAGGACCTTTTATATTTGTCTAATTGCTTCTCTTAAACATATCCACATTTCACAATTTGTTAGAGCTCGATGAGCGCTTTGTAAAAATATTCTTGATGATTGATCATTTATATGTAATCCGTAATATTCAATATATTTGTAAATATTAATATATAAATACTTAAATACTTAAATATTAATTTATAATAAAATATATTTATAAAATGAATTCTAATCCGGTCATGACAAAATTTATAAACAAACAAAATCTAAAACTTCTTTGGGATGTTTTGTTAGATGAGCTTCATATTGATCCCAATAATAAATCAAATATAACTAATATTCGCACTGTTTTTGAAAGCAATATTCAACCATTTACAAAAAATACAAGCATAAATACAAATCTAAATGGAAATACACAGCTAGTATTTTTGAATAAGCAATTTTTATCACAAGTTCTAATTGCAGTTAACAGATTATTTCCAAATTTAAAACAAGAACAAGATTTTAAACGAATACAAATAAGCTCAGAAGAACTGGCTAATCCATATAAAATAGAAGATATACGAGAAGCAAGACAAGATAACTTTGAAAAACAAGTGAATCAAAAACGCGCGGAATTTGAGAATTTTATTAATTCAAATAAACCCAAGGAATTAGATTTTTCTGAAAAGATTGAAGATGATAAGATTAAAGAAATGGATACTTTGATTGCCGAAACAGTCGCTAGACGTAAATTTGATATAGAACAAATACAAAATACCATAGTTACAGAAGATCCTGAAAATTGGCTGCAGCCTCAGAAAATAGTAAAGCAAGGAGATAAGGAACGAGATAAGCCTTTAGATAAGGAACAAAATAAATTGCCTGGTTCTGAATTAGGAATTTATCGTAAACTAAAATTAAAACAAATAAATGAAAATACAGTTATAAGTGCATCGAAAAAAAACGTAACATGGGACGACGAAAAAAAGTCTAATATATCCTTACTTATTGAAGAAATAAGGGAAAACCAAGAAATACCTGCAGATAAACTTGATATATTAATAAACAAGGTAGATATTTTGATTGATTTAATGACAAAAGTTATAAGTAATAAGGCTTCATTAGAATTATAATTATACCCTTTTCTTAACTATTTGAAAATCACCCTCTTCATTGCGCGCTAATTTACCCAACAAAATTGGTCTTATTCCAGGAATTCTTTTTGCTTGAATAATACTCTCATAATCATATAATTCATTATTATCCAGTCGCAACATATATTTCTTACCTGTGCTCTGAATAAATATCTCTTTAACCTGCCATTTATTGACTTCCATATTAATATCCGCAATTGTGTCATTTTGGTCTTGTGATAAATTTGGATTGTATGAAAATTTCGTATTTGGTGGATCTCCAAATGAAAGACATACAATTCCCTCCTTCATGTTAGATTTTGTATGAGTAATGCAGTCAATTGAACTGGATTTAATCGCTCTTAATATCTGATCTGTCAAATTTTCCTTAATAGTCGATATTTCAAATAATTTTTCATCCGAGGTTTGATGCAAAAAAGGCGGCAGGTTGCTTCGATCCTTCAACTTGAGTTCGATTCCAAATTCGCCGTCTATTTGTTCCTGTGTTAAAGTCATCAAATAAATAAATACGTCTACGGTTCTCAGCTCAGGCGGCAATCCTTGATGTGAGCAAATACGACGGGCGCGACCAATAACTTGTTCTAGACGCACGGGGTGCCAATAGGGCTCCATAATATGCACATATCGCGTATTTCTCAAATTGATGCCTTCCGATCCTGCGGATGTAATCATGAGAACCTTGATTATCTCACCCATATTATTGTTGTTACTAATTGTCCTTAACTTTGCCGCAATATTGTTAGGAATATACGCCCAGTCCCCATTAAAAATATTACGAATAATTTCACGTTCTTCTGAATCTTCTGTTCCGGTATAAAGGGCATAATGTGGTTTGCCCATATCTTCATCGCTTATTACGAGATCCCAACCGACACTTGTTCTAACAATTTTGAATTGTGCATATCCATTGGCTTCAAGTGCAAGAGCAAAAATACCGATTCCTTCCATCGATCGAAACTGACTGTATACTAAATGCAATCCGGGGTGGTCAGGATCTTCAATATTTTCAATCATGGTTAAAAACTTAGGGCTATATTTTCTTAGGGCATCTAAGCTCAGATATTTTTGTTTATATCTTTTTAAGAAATCGAGTGCTTCATTGATTGCTCTTTTATATTCCGAATTTTTAGCTAATTTTTCTAGAACTTCGTCGCCTTCTAATTCTGCACGAGTTCTATCATTAGCATCTTCGTCCTTATATCCTTCTAATTGTATTGGTTTATCCTCTTCATCGTCGTCTTCGCTTTCATAAAAATTTTCTATTTTATCTTCTTTTGCTTCTTTTGCTTCTTGCTCTTCTTTTGCTTCTACAACAAATTCGACATTTTTGCCCTTTTTACCTGGCCCCGCACCACCTTTTAAATAAGACGGAATATCTAGGTGTTCATGATCAAATTCTGAATCGCTGCTACTCGTTTCACTATCAGAGTCGGAACCACTACTACTACTGCTTTCATCGTCATCGAAAAACCCTTTGGCCTTCTTTTTCTCAGCCTTTGCTTGCGCTTTAGCCAAGTCTTTTGCTTCTTTTTCTTGCGCTTTAGCCAAGTCTTTTGCTTCCTTTTCTTGCGCTTTAGCCAAGTCTTTTGCTTCTTTTTCTTCTGCCTTTTGTCTATCCTTTTCAGCCTTCGCCAAGTCTTTTGCTTCCTTTTCTTGCGCTTTAGCCAAGTCTTTTGCATCCCTTTCTTCTGCCTTTTGTCTATCCTTTTCAGCTTTCGCCAAGTCTTTTGCCTCCTTTTCTTGTGCTTTCGCCTCTTTTTCTTGTGCCTTTGTTGTCTGATTAACATTTTTATTTTCAGCGTTTGCTTTCATTCTATCTTGATATTCTTTTGAAAGATATGTTTCGAAATTAACAATGTCAAATTTTTTTATTATAAATCTGTCTACATATTGTTCTACATTTAATTTAACTTGATCTGCTATTTCTTTATTTCTTTCAAAATCCGGCGGTAAACTAGCAATATAAATTTTTATATTTTCTTGCACATTTTTTACTCTTTTATCATCTGATTCTTTTAAATAATTGTCTAGCCATTTTGTTCCTTTTGACGCCTTTAAAAGAGCGGGCGTGGGTCGACCTGGTGGTTCAGGCATCACAAAATTGCAAAATAAACGCGAAAAGATCTTATAAGTTGCCCTTGGTTTTTCAAATAGACCTTCTACGTCAACCTTTGCAGCACCACTTTTGCCTTTTCCTTCAGTTTCTCTTTCGTCGTGTCGCGCCATTTCATAAATTTGAAATTGATAATCGCTCATTGGTATGCGAACAATATGTCTATTTATATCTCTATTGTATGCAGGTAATAGCTCTTCTTGTGCGCTTTTAAAATAAGAGGTTAACCCCATAATTCTTCGTTTAAATTTTACTTCATTGATTAATTTTCCATTATTATCATTTTTATCAATAAATGTATTAATAAATGTATCTAATGTATCAGGCAGCGCGGTATTAACAGTAAATGTAACATTTCTAGGACTAACATCTATATTTAATCTCTTTTTAAGTATTTTAATAACACGGCCTATAAAATCATCATCACTCATGACGCCTCTCTCATCTAAAATTATTTTGCCATCCCGATCAATTGTTTCATTGCGATTATAAACACCCTTGTATCCTTCGACTTCCTTTATTTTATTTTCAAAGCCAAATGGATTACGTGTTATAGATAATTCTTTTGAAGAACTTAAATCGATATAATCTAATATTTTTTCCGAGGCAAATTCAGCTCGTATAGTTTCTATATTTAATTTACTGTCTTTTATTTTGTCCGCATTCAATGTGAAATTCCAGGTTTTGATATATCCTCTTAAAATATTATAAAGCACGGCAATTTCATTGGGATAATTAATTATCGGTGTTCCTGTCAACATAACAATGCGGCAATTCTCGGCTTGCAATAAAAATTCATATAATTGAAGCGCTAATGGCGCCGGCATTACAGTTCCTGGACCTCGCTTACGCTCTGAATATTTATTAAATCGACCTATTTTATTTACAATTCGACTAATAAAATTATGTGCTTCGTCAATAATAATAACAGAATTGTCAAAAATATTTACGGTAAAATCTAGTGTCATTTGTTTAAATTTACTTCGTCTTAAACCATTGTAATTAATAAATCTATATTTAAGTTGTATCATCTCATCCAATTGATCATTTAAACTTTTCTTATCAGGAGTAGATAATTCTTCGTAATTTGTGGGTTTTGTTACATTGACTAGCCAGACACCCTTATGTCTTTTAATATAATTCACCCATTTGCTGTGCAATTCATTGTCATAGTTAACTTTAATGTTGCCTAAAACTTCGGCCAAGGGCTCTATCAATTCCTGTCTTCCTTCAACAGATATCCATTCCCAGAACTGATTTTTCCTAAAAAGAAGATCACCGCATTTTTTAATTTCTTCCATATAGTTGCGTCTTAAGGACGCTGGTGTCATCACAATAATTTGCCTGTAACTTTTCAATCCTTCGGCAATAGCAATAGAGCTACATGTTTTACCGGATCCGAGACCATGAAACAATAAAAGTCCTCTGTAAGGCGTGTATAAATTGATATAATCTCTGACAATTTTTTGATGCGTAAGTAATCCAAGATTACCGGTATCTTTGCCAATATTGTCACATGAAATATTTTTAGTTTCATCCATTAAATCCTCTTTATAAGGTTCGAACAATTCATTAATAAAATTCACAAATATTTCGCGATTATTCATGTAATAGCTTGATGCTTTAATGTCAAAAACAGCCGGTGGTGGTAGCCTATTTCCAATTTGAGTATCGCCGATCTGTATCATGGATGCGGGACCTAAATTAATAACGCCTGTTACTACCTTTTTAGTGTAACGTTTTGCAGGTTTTGCAGAAACATTGATCATTTCATCCGGATTTACCCCGGCTTCATCAAATCTACGTGCCTCTTTCATTTGTGCCTCTTTCATTTGTGCCTCTTTCATTTGTGGCCCCCCTTCTACAACATCTTCCATTTTTTCTGTTTCTTCCAATAAAATGACCTTTGTTTTTTGTTTTCTTGGTTTAATCCCTTTTACTTCCTCTTCAATAATAGGCGCTTTTGACTCCACTTCTATTTCTTCCGGTAATTCTTTTTTAGCCACTTTAGTCATTTTTTGTCTTTCTAATCGTTTAAGAATATCTAAGGCAGTTGATCCGTTATCTTTTTCAGCAATCACATTAGTTGCTGCAGAAACCGGAGGAGCCTTTTCTATTTCTATTTTAGAAATGGCTTGTTCAGGAATAATTACAACTTCTATATCTTCTTCTTTTGTAACTTGTGGTTTTATTTTAAGCTTTTGAGTTAAATTCGCTAAATTATTCATTACTTATATAAATTCAATATATAAATTTTAAATATTTAATTTACCTTTATAATATTTAAAATATTTAAAATAAAACCATTAAGAATACAACTTGATTGCATTAATTGCTTTTTCGCATGCCATCTGTTCCGCTTTTCTTTTAATTTTATGTTGTCCAGAACCCATAAATAAAAAAATCTTACCATCATTTTGTAAAAGATATTCATGGACCTCTTTAAATGACTTGAATTGACTAATATGCACAGCATTTTGTTGTGTTGCATTATAAATTTGCTGTCCAAGGCACAAATATACGCCCATTTTATAGCCATCATCTGGATCATGGCATATTTCTACATAGTGAGGTGTTACCTTGAATTCCTTTTGAATCTTCACCTGCAAAATATTCTTGTAATTATCATCATTTTGTATTAGCGAAATCCAGTCAATGTGTTTTTCAAAAATATTCTCGATGAATTTCTGTGCCATTTGAAATCCAGGTCCAGTGGCAAACATATTCTGAAACCATCCTTCATCATCAGTAACGACTATTTTATTGAAATCTAAAAAAAGTGCGCCAATAAATGCTTCAAATAGGCAGCCAAGTTTTTTCAAATTGGTGCGAATCTTTTTCTCCTCTGCATTCCTAGATAATATAAGCCACTTATGTAGTCCCATTTCTAATGCGATTCGACCAATTGCTTCATTTTTGACAATGGCAATCTTTTTTTCCGTCATAAAACCCTCATTCTCTTTCGGGAATCGCCTATACAAGTAATATTTGGTTACCAATTCTAGCACACCGTCCCCCAGAAATTCCAAGCTTTCATTATGTTTTGTGCTTAACGGTAAGCAATTTGCCGGTCTTTCAACGATCTTAATTTTCTGCTGTATGTTCTCGAATTCAGGGCGTTTTGTATAAGATCGATGCACAAATGCTCTTCTGTAAAGCTCTGTATTGAATATTTTAGGCGGAATTCCATAATTAGTGAGAATACATTGAATTTCATTTAATGTAATCTCAGTGTTCAATGGATTAAATGGATTAAAAATGAGACCATCTTCGGTCTTAATTACATCATCATCGTTTGCTAAACTTTTCGCTAGGTCTGGTTTTTGGTATTCTGTCATTTGTTTATATATAGCTTGCAACTATGACTTTAAGTAGTTTTCTAATTTGTTTATACTTTGTTATAAAATGGACTTAAAGGGATGCCGACATAGTATACATACCTATGGAGGGCAAAGAAGAATGGCTACCAATAAAAGACTTCGAGAACTACGAAATTAGTTCTTTAGGACGAGTTCATAATACCAAAACTGGTCGAATGTTAAAACTGACTATAAAAGGAGGATATATGTTTACAGGATTGTCTGCAAATAGTAAAGGAAAAACATTTCCAATTCATAGACTAGTTGCTTTAGCATTTATAGAAAATCATGAAAATAAACCTCAAGTAAATCACAAAGACAAAAATAGATCTAACAATAATGTTTCTAATTTAGAATGGTCTACTGCTTTAGAAAATAATTTGCATAGGAGCAAAAATGTAGTTCAAACTACAAATCAAAATATTAAAATTTGGCGTGTAGACAAATCTACAAATGAAAAATTGGAATTGTATAATTCTATTTATTTAGCAGCTGTATGGTGTTTTGAAAATGGATATTCGACTTCTATACAAAATGCTAGAGGCAGCATCAGTTGCTCAACAAGAGGTATTTATACTACTTCATATGGGTTTAAATGGATCATTGATGACCAACTATCTTTAGTAAATGAAGAATGGAAAAATGTCGTAATAGATGGACAAACATTTTCTCAGTATTTTGTTTCTAATTTAGGGAGATTTAAAAATTATAAAGGAATAATTATGGAAAATTATAAACCACATCATAGTGGATATATTTATGTCAGAGTAGATAAAAATAAATATGCGTTACACAGAATTATGGCTTATGCATTTGTTGAAAATTTAGATACTGAAAAGTATAATGTAGTTAATCACATCGATGGTAATAAAACTAACAATTCAGCTAGTAATTTAGAATGGACAGATATTAAAGGTAATAATAAACACAATCATACTGCGGGGTTAATTAAATATTTTAACAGAAAAATTGGACAATATGATTTAGAATATAATTTAATTAAGGAATTTGGATCTATTGTTGAAGCTGAAAAGGAATTAAAAATTACAACTATTAAAAAGGTTTTATATAAAAAACAAAATACTGCTGGTGGATTTATTTTTAAATATTTAGACTAAATTATTTTATTAATTTTAAATTATTATCTTTAATATTATATATCATGGTTTTAATGAATGCTGGTAAAGCTGCTCGTAATGCTGCATCAATTGTTAATCGCGCTAATTGTGGGGGTTCAGCAAAAAAAGGCGGTCTCGCGCCGTCTGTGGGCTGGTATTTATCGTCTAATCCCAATTTAATTGGCGCGACAAATACTCAATATGGTCTTGTGTGCCGCCCTAATTACACGATCCAAACGCAATCTTACGGATACAGAGCGACACATGGAGGTAACATGGGTTAAGCAAAGGTTTTTAAAGACAAAGGTCAATAATTTTAATACTTATTTGATATTAAAATTCTTATACAATTTTTGCTATACTTTTCTTAAAAGTATATATATAATAATTCTTATACAATTTTTGCTATACTTTTCTTAAAAGTATATATATAATAATTCTTATACAATTTTTGCTATACTTTTCTTAAAAGTATATATATATAATAATTTTAATACTTATTTGATATTAAAATTCTTATACAATTTTTGCTATACTTTTCTTAAAAGTATATATATAATAAATTTATAAATAGTTTAAAAACAACATCGTATTCAATTATAAGAATGAACATTAAAATTGATGTCAGAGAGGGTGAGCTTATAAAGAAATGTCAGACCAATATCGAAATGCTTGCCAACTTTAAAGATCTAAAATTAGTTCAAGAGCAGTTACCTTTAGGCGACATTATTATTAACGATGGTTCAAAAGATCTAGTCATTATTGAGCGCAAATCTCTCAGCGATTTGGCAGCCAGCATTAAGGACGGTCGTTACGAAGAGCAGTCATATCGTCTGAAAAATTTATGGCATCATAACCATAATATCATTTATTTAATTGAAGGTGATTTTGCAAAACACAATTCATTTAAAGATCGTATTGACAAGCTAACACTTTATTCTGCTATGGTCTCTATTAATTATTTCAAGGGATTTTCAGTTTGGCGCTCAATGTCTACAGATGAAACCGCATTAATGATATGCAATATGGCATATAAACTTAATAAGGAAAAGGATAAGCAACCATTTTATTCCAATGTTTTATCTGTTCCTAACAAAGAAGTGGCTTCTGAAACTGTATCAACAGATCAAGTAGAAGTCAATACTTCAGATAAGGATTACTGTTCTGTTGTCAAAAAGGTGAAGAAGGATAATATTACAACTGAAAATATAGGTGAGATCATGTTATGCCAAATTCCTGGTATCAGTTCTGCATCCGCTTTAGCTATTTTAGCACAGTTTAAGACACTGCCGAGTCTAATAAAGGCAATCGATGCCGATGAGAACTGTTTAAATAGTATTTGCACAACGGATGCGAATGGAAAGTCTAGGAAAATTTCAAAAACAGCGATTGCAACAATAATCAAATTTTTGAAGATTTAGATCCCAAAACTATAAAGATATATATTTTAAAAAAAAGTATTTCTAAAATATATAATGAGTATAGAAGACGTTTTTGTAGCTATTGGATTTATAGTTTTTTGCCTTGCCATAATATATTATTTTGGTCAATGCATGTCTTTTAATACATCGATAATTGAAGGTCTTGAAAATAAACCTGATGAAGCAGCTAAACCTGCTAGCGGTTTAGCTGGTGGTGCTGCGGCATCTACAGATGCTATTAAAGCTTTGACGGTTAAAATGCAGGATGCACTATTAATAGACAAATACAAAGATGATTATGTAAATAAAATAATTGCATTAGATGATTATTTGGATATGGAAATGTTAGGATTAGCTTTGAGAATAACTAATGAAGAAGAGGCTGAGCTTTTTATCCGCAAATTGGGTCCATTAAAAGAAGGCAAAGATGCATTGAATGATGTAATGAAGACTTTAGATAAAGCAGGAGGAAGCTCAGCAACGTCATCTTTAGGTTTTTAAATTTAATGAATTTTTAAATTTAATGAATTTTTATAATTTGTATTTTATATAAATTATAAAATAATGAATAATTAATGCTTTTTCGTATATTTATGTCGCTTATTTTTAAAATGTTTTTGAGATCTTTTTCTGTATATTTTCTTATTGTATCGCTTTGTGTATTTTTTATGATGCTTTTGTTTATTTTGTCTGGTTTTTTTGTTTCTACCACCTTTAAACTTATCAGAGAACCAATTAGATATTTGTTTTAAAGTGTCTGTAGCTTTTGTATGAACCTTAGCCATTTCATTTTGGACAGATAATGTCAGTTTATTCTCTAATTTTGTTATTTTTGATAGAAGATCTGCTATAAATGTGTTACGTTTATCTTTTATTTTTTTTTCCTCTTTTATTGTTTTTTCTATATCTATTCTTTTAGCTTTTTCAGTTGCTAATGCTGCTTGGAAATTTATTTTTTCTTTTGTTAATTCTTCTTCTATAGCTTTTGCATCAACTATTTCTTGTTTTTGTTTTTTATTTAATCCTTTTCTAGAATCCTCTGCAGCTGTTATCTGCTGCTTTTTATCTTCTATTGCCTTTTTAAATGCCAATTCTGTTGTTTGAGAAGTGATTAAATCTGCCTCTAGTTTGGCAATTTTTTCTGTTAATGTTTTGCATTCATCTCTTTTTTTTTCTAATAATGATTGTTCTGTTTGTAGTTCGGTTTGTGTCGTTGTTGATCCAGACTGAGATGGCCCCTTTCTTTCACGTGCTGAATATGGAGGATTTTCTCTTTTTGTTATCAAATCTGTTAGTTTTTTTTTGGCATCTTCAGTAAATTTATCATTTATTTTAGTAATACCTTCTTGTAATACTCTATAATAATCTATAATAACTTTTTTAATTTCGTCGCTTAAAGGCGAATCACTAATTATATCAATATACTTTTGTATCTTTTCCTTAAAAGCTTCACACGCAATATCATGAAGATCAAATATTCTTGAATAAAAATCATAATTATCATACATACTTGATAATGCTTTAGTTATGTCTTTGACATTATTGATTCCTCCACCTCTTACTTCTCCCATATCATTAACTGTGCCATTAAATGCTTTTATTTGAGTAAATAAAGGTGCTGGTATTGATACGGATATAGCATGCTTTATTTGTTTATTAATATATTCCATATATTTTTCAGTCTGTTGTTTTGAATGTAAATTATTAAAATTTTCATCATAATATTCAAAACAATCTAATATTTTTTTTATTTCGCCTATTTTTTCTCTATAGTCCTTTAGATGTCCTTTATATTTTTCTTTATTTGCAGGATCAGCAGATGACTCGTATGCAGTGTCATCGGAAAAAATATTCATTAAATCTGCAACAGTTTTTTGTAATTCATTATAATCATCTACCAGAGATTGAGGAGCAGCCTGTGGAAGAGCCTGTGGAAGAGCATCCATAGAATCTGAATCTAATGTGGCGTCTTTAGGAGACTGAAGAGCTGCTGTTGGTTGTAAATCATCATCATCATCATCAGGTAGAGGAACCAATGAAGCATTGAATGTATCAAGATCAAATGGTGATATTTGAGTTAAGCTCTTTTCTAAAATTTGATTTTTATTCCTAAGCAAATTGTATGCTGCATAATATTCCGTTACAGTTTCAATTAAAAGCTCATATACAGATTTTACTACACTTAATAAACTTTTTCTATTAGATAATAATCCTCCATTTACATGATGAACATTTATATCCTTACTAGTAATGGTATTAAACATTGAAGGAATTTTATTTTTAATTTCATCTTGGTTTCCAAATGAAACATGAGGTATTAGTAATTCACTTATTAGAGATAGATTATAGAATAATGTTTGTCCTGCTAATGGACGATCAGATGTTAATAAGAACATATTTTTACTTTTTGGATCTAAAGTATCAGTGTTTTTTAACCAATTTTTAATTTTTTCGGATGACAATACCTGACCTTCATCACCAAATGATTTAATTGTTGCAATTATTGCCAGAGCATAGTCCAATTCCTTGCCATCTTGTTGAGATGTATATCGATATCCTTGATGTTCTCGTATTTTTTTCATTTGTTGAATAATTCTTTCTTGGGAAGAATTAGGAGCTGCATTGTTCGCTGCACATTTCATCATTGTATGACATATATTTGAAACTGTAAAATCACCAATATAAATTTCAAATGAAAATTTTGGATTGCCAGTTGATGTAAATATATAACCTATTATTGCTAGTTTATACTCGCCTTTTTTAGTTTGTTCCTGATTTTCTAAAATTAATTGATATGAATCAATTCCAGGGTTTTGAATCCAAAATGACAAAAGTTCATTCATAACATCTATAGTTCCCTGAACCGATGCATCATTTAATTCTTTTAAAAAATTTGTAATAGTTAGATTATATGAAGCACTTCCTCCTCCAGGAAGAGGAACACTTTGATCTACTGTTGTCTCAAATACCTCTTTAGATGTTGATACGGGTGAAGGATCGGATGCTACTGATCCTATAACTATTGGAGGGGTAGCAGGATATCCGAGATATAAATTACTTAAATCACCAATTTTATCAGGATTTATATCAGGAGATAATTTAGTAAATGCAAAAATATTTCCATAAATAGGTTTTTCAACAGATAAAGGATCTATTGATTTAGCAGGGTCCCTAATCCAGATAGATCCATCAATTATTATCTTATTATTAGCCGTATTTAATTGAATTATACCATTTGCATTTTTATTTCTAGCTGTTGATATAGCTGTTGTATAAGCATTTTTAAACGTAAATTCTGAAGGTCCATTAGTGTCAAATAAAATATCTATATCGTTATCTGCAACAGAATTAAATATTGATTCATATGCATCACGATATCCTCTTTCTTGAAGAGCTATATTCATTACCTCTCCCATTCCCATATCTTGCTCGTAAAGTTTTAAAGTTGTATCATTAAGGTCTCGAACTTCTTTTTTTATAAGATGTAAATATAAATCATACGATACTATTTTTGCTTCTGTTTTTTTATTAACTTCTGCTACTATCCACCAATCTGTATAAGGATATTCTGTTTTAATTTTTGTTTTTAATAATTCATACAATGCTTGATTATTTTCTAGATCTCTCAAAATAAAATCAATTGTTGGATAGTAAAAAAAATCATCCACAAATTCTCGACAATATCTTGTTATAGAATCTACTACCATAGATAAATATTTGTCTTCATCTACATTAGGAAGTGCAGTTTTTAAGTTTAACAAAAAATCATCTTCATATAACAGTGGCGGATTTGTTGGATCCATCTCATCTACTATATTTTTTAAAACATCTGCAACTAGTGAAAATAGATTTTCTGTCCCACCACTTTCTAAACTAGCAGCAAATATGGTTTGTCCATCGAATATTGCCTTTTTTCCTCTTGAACTATCTAAATCATGGTCTGCTTCTATCTTATATTTACCTCTGTGTGAAATTAAACGTTTGCTTAAATCAAATATGTTACAATCGCCGCCTTTTTGACCACCAAATTTTGGTTTCTTTCTATAATACTCACTACCTGTCAGATATTGAACTCTACTTTCAGCATTAATCTCTCGTATTTGTTCTCGTATTTGTCTTTTTTTATTATCGTCTAAAGCGTTTTTTAATTGTTCTGATACAAACTGTGCGTTTGTTTCCTCATTTAATTTTTTTAGTAATTCTGCGGATTCTGCTAGACCCTTTAGTCTTTTAAATCTTTCAGCATCTTTTTCCGTGTCTTGTTGAGTGAGAACATTCTCATTAGTTGATAAAGGGTTTTCCGAACTTGTGGCGTTCGGATCGACTGGTTGTCCCTGTGTTCCCATCAATCCAGAAATATCTGAGATTGGCTCTTCTTCAGATTCCGAACCTTCAGATTCCGAAGATTGTGGCTCAACAAAATACTTTCGCTTTTGCTCAGTGTTTCGATTTTGCTCAGTGTTTTGCTTTTGCTCAGTGTTTCGCTTTTGCTCAATATTTTGCTTTTGCTCAATATTTTGCATTTTCTTATCATATATTTTTTGCTTAGTAGGTGGTGTCTCATAACCATGACCAAGTCTTGGGTTATATGACACTTTTACATTTCCAACTGGCTGAATTGATAGAGTTTTATAACTTATTTGTAATAGTTTTGATTTTATTTTTAATAGTTCTTGTGTATTTAACTCATTTATTGGTTTAATTATTTCAGAAATTATGTTAGGATCTTTGATAATAATATTTCGACAAATCATATCCAATATAAAAATTACATTACGCATTTGAGTTTCTTCACGAGTTAGTGTTAGTTCTTCAACAACCATTTTATTTTCCTCGGATTCAGAAAAAATATGCATATAATTTTGTAAATTATCAATTTTTTCAGGTATTACACCAGAAAAAATGGTATATGCTTCGTAAAATAGTAAATAATCTACAAATATCCCATTTTCAGATTCAATTTTTATTTCACTCAATATTTTTTCTGGATACTCTAATCCTAAACCATATGTGTTTATATATATTAAAAGTAAATGGTATAAAAATTGGTATTTTTGTTCTTGTGTAGCCTTCACTATAAATTTAATAGCTTCATCTTTATTTAGATGATTCTCCCCTGGACCTTTTGCCTTTGGATCATCATCCATAAGAATAATAGATATAGGACCGTCGTCCTCTGGACCTTCTTCAAATTTGACACAATGAGAATATAAATTATTTTTAATAAGATCATTTAAAAAATCCCAATAGTGCTGAGTTTGATATTCAATATCTCTTTCTACTTTTAGTTCTACTAACGAAGGAGGTGGATTAACTTGTTTTACTAACGAAGGAGGTGGATTAAATGCTAGCATTATATTTAGCATATTAAAATATCTCAATAAAATGTATGTGAAATTTTGATACATTAGTGCAAAATCTATTTCTTTTGGTAAATACATTGCCAAAATAAAATATAATTCATTATAATCATAATGATTATAATCCAAAATTCTACTTAAAAAATCTATATCAAGGCTATTATTTTGACTAAAATTATGAAGGTAATTTTCATAGTTATATTCTTTTGACAAAATCATAAATTTACATATTAATAAAATATGATTGAAATCATTTATCGATGAATCATTTTCATCTATTGAAGGTTGTTTTTCTTTTATTAATTTTATTAAAAAATCATTAAATATTTTTTTATTTATATCCTCATACTTATCCTCATACTTATCCATATCCTCATCTATATCCTCATCCTCATCCGTTTCAGTAAATAATTTTCGATCTATTGGCTTAGTATCTAACACATTACTAATTGTTTTATTTTTATCATCATATTTAGGAAATATATTAATTATTTCTACAAGTTTTTTACGATCAATATGATTGAGACCACTAATAAAATCTTCTGTTGCCTCAGGGTCAAGATTGTTGTTTCCATCAGGGTCAAGATTGTTGTTTCCATATTGTATGCCAACACTAAAAGTTACAAAATTTTCATCTTCATCATCATATTTTAAATCTTTATCATTAATAATTTTATAATAATTGATAATTAAATAATTTAAATATTTTTTGGTTAAATACTCTTGGGTTGGCTCTATAAAGTTTTCTTTTGATTCTTCCGTCATAATTATAATAACCAGATATTTTTATTATAATATTATTATAATATTATTCTTAATAATTAATTTCTATTTCTAAGCGATTTTAATTGCCACCTCGTTATCTTTGTAATACCCGGTGTCAACTAAAGCTTGAGTATAATCCGCACCGCCCCAATTTGGATCCATTGCATTGTCACTGTAAAGCATATTCGCATCGGATTGCTTAATTGCATCTAAAGGAGTCGTTGAACCTACATAATAGGATGATTGATCGTAACCAGGGTAGCCATTTTCATTATAAGGACCGTCATTACGAGATGCATCTACCAAGGGTGTGGCTTTCATGGGTAAAGGAACAGGTGTTGTAGGCGGCAAGCCGCCCTGTAGCTCAGAGACACTTGGTCTCACTTTGAAGACACGGTTACCCTGCACATCGTAGGAATTTTGCACATAAAGCACAGGACAACGAATACCTGCACCGCGTTGCCATTCTAAAAACTCAGTATACTCTTCTAAATTGTTGAACATGAGTGGATTTACTCCAGGAACTTGGGCAATTTCTGAATTATATAGATAAAATTTAGCACCTTTTTGGATCAATAAGTTAGGACATCGTAACTCTCCATCCATTGTAGTTAGTCCTTCAAGCATATAAGATTTATCGGTTTGAGAATATTGCGTATAAAAATATAAACCAGCTAAAAATATAACAGCCATTATTGAAATCTTTAGTGAATTTGGCGACATATATATACTACATTAGGATAATTATTTATACATTTTGTCTATGCACATTTTCATCTTCTAAGTATATTTTTCTTCTATGCATATAATAAATTATATACTTAATATATAAATGCACATATTAAGTATACACAACAAAGCCGAGCTGTATAAAAACAAAAACAAAAACAGAAAAACACACGGCACTAACAAAAATATGGTAGATGATTTAATACATGACAATAAACACGTATTTATCCTTATTTATATGGAAGGTTGCGGTCCTTGCAATGCAACTCGACCCGAATGGTCTAAAATGGCTCACACATTGCAAAAACAATATGCCAATAATAAGGATATAGTAATCATTGATTTAAACAAGGATTTATTGCCTCTTATAAAAAATGTAGGAAATGTAAGTGGGTTCCCAACAATGAAATATATAACTAACAAGGGTAGCACAGTTGAAAGCTATGAAGACAGTGGGGTTAAAAATAAAGATAGATCCGCGGATTCGTTTATTAATTGGGTAGAATCTAAGGTGTTGAAAGGAAAAATAGTTTCTACAACTATGTCTGGACCGGAAAATGTTTATAAAAGATTAAGTAAAAAACAGCAAAGGCAACAGCCTGATAAAAATCCTAAACCGATATTTAAAAGGTCCAAGAAGAATAAGAGTCAGAAGAATAAGACTCGTAAGAGTCGTAAGAATCGCAAAGTTTAAATGAAATTATCCTTAGAATATCCAATTATAGCGCATGCAATGCGCTTGCCGGCATGTCCTGTTGTTAAACTATCAGGCATACCGCCGTCGCCACAGTCATCCGTGTCCGCATGAATAATCAAACCACGTCCTAATATGTTAGATTTAGTTCCTCGTAATCGAATAACATCATCATAAAAAACATATTGCGCATTTCCTTTTGAATCTGTTTTTAAATTACCTAAATCACCAATGTGTCTTTCTTTTTTCCCAGGACATCCGTGTTTCTTATTAAATGGGTTAAAATGAGCACACATGCTTTCACATTTATCTGTTAGATCACCTGATTCATGCACATGAAAACCGTGTTTAAAATTCTTTTTAAGACCAGTTAAGTTCACGTCAATTTCAACTTGTCTCGAACCAATATCTTCGGTAAATTTCACAGTGCCTTTAATAACTGGACCATTAAAAACGGCAATAGCAGTCACGGGTTTGCTCATTATATTAATGAAATAGCGATGGAAATCTTTAAATACTTTTCAAACAAATTAGTTATTAAATAACTTAAATATATTGTATTAAGTATAATATATTTACCGTGAAAATGATTGAATTGTAAATAGAGAAATTTCAGATGCTTATATTGAAACATTCTGATGGGAAAATGGTCGTAAGAAATCTATTGGCCACTGTAGTGACATGTGGGCTCCTACATTCGATATTGAAACAATAGTTAAACATATTCAATCTTAAATAATAAATAATATATATTATATATTATATATTATATATTATTTTGTATTTTGTTAGTTTTCAACTATAATTATAGATAAAGAATAAAATTGAATTAAATATTATTCTTTTTAATAAAGTAATAGTATAATATTTAAAAATGGAACATACCTTTAAGTTATTCGAATTCAACATCTATAACGATAAAAATACTGATCTGTCTTCGGATGGATCAGATGATAATGACAATTCTAGATCAAGTTATAAAAAAAAAGTGAACAGAGATAAATCCACATTTGTAATTCAAATGTTTGGCATCAATGAACAAGGAGAAAAGGCATCTATTATAGTGGAAGAATATCAGCCATTCTTCTATGTCAAGGTCCCCAATGCCTGGGGGCAAAAAATGAAGTCCGCATTTCAAGATCATTTAAAGGCAAAAGTAGGTATTTACTATGAGAATTCTATTACTGAATGCAAGCTTATTGAGCGAAAGAAGCTATACGAGTTTGACGCAGGTAAATTGCATCGCTTCATTCAAATTAAATTCGCCAATGTGCCAGCTTATAACAAGGTCAAGAATTTCTGGTATCACGACACAATGGATGAAGAAGGTTTAAAGGAACGCCATCTGCTTAAAAATGGTTATCCATTCAAGGACTGTTTTATTGAGCTATATGAAGCAAATATCCCGCCACTACTTCGCTTCTTCCACCTAAGGGAAATTAGTCCTTCAGGTTGGGTTGCATTGCCTCATAAGAAGACGCTTGAGATAATCGGTGTAAATAAAAAGACAACATGTGATTACGAGTTTGTCGTCAATTATAAAAACGTGATCCCGTTAAACAACAAAGAGACTCGTGTGCCTTACAAGATAATGAGCTTTGATATTGAAGCCAGTAGTAGTCATGGCGATTTTCCTGTTCCAATCAAATCTTACAAGAAGTTGGCGACGAATATTGTTGACTATTTTACAAAGGCAGACTCCAGCTTTGCAAAAAGACCTGATTCCGATTTGACGCCTGAAAAGTGCAAGACTATTCTGAGAGCAATCATCAAGACGGCTTTTAACCATTTAAATGGCGACGAATTGCCTGTTCCTAATATAGACCTGGTTTATCCGAAGACGGTCGTATCTGCGGAGGAGAGCGAAGTGAGGACCGAAGCATGGTTGCAAACGAAGGTCAGAGATCGTCAGATAAATAATAGTGAAGAGCATCTAATTGAGAGCATGTTCGAGAATGCAAACAAGGCGCTACAAGTGGTTAAAGAGGCAGAAACCGAGGATGCGGATGATGATGCCGGTTCAGATTCAGAGCCCGTTGAAGAAGAACATGCCAACTATTTCAAAATCGGCAGCGGATTTAGACCCGAAAGCTATAAAAATAAGCAATCCACTATTGTAGATATAATGTGCGACAAGAAGTTCGACAGAGAGGGGAAAATTAATGAACTAATCGTGTCTCTTCGCAATCATTTTCCGGCATTAGAAGGCGACAAGGTCACCTTTATCGGTTCTACATTTATTCGATATGGTGAAAAAGATCCTTACCTAAATCACTGCATTGTGCTCAATACATGCGACTCGTTAGAAAGCGTTGTTCCTTTATCTTCGATTGAAACGTATAGAACGGAAGAAGAAGTTCTTTGTGCTTGGACTAATCTAGTGCAAAAAGAGAATCCGGATATTGTCATTGGCTACAACATATTTAGTTTTGATTATGAGTTTATGTTTCGGCGCTCTCAAGAGCTAAACTGCGTTGATGAATTTCTCAAATTATCTAGAAATCATGATGAATTGTGTGCTACAGTGGATTACAAAACAGGCAAAACAGAAATAGATAAAAGTAGCATCACGCTTGCATCAGGAACATATGATCTCTCGATCATAAAAATGAACGGTCGGCTTCAAGTGGATATGCTCAATTGGTTTCGACGCACAGAAAACCTGACATCTTACAAGCTTGACTATGTTGGCGGTCATTTTATCGGGGATTATATTAAAGGTTCAGAGCATTGTGCAGAAGAACTTAGTCAAGAACTTAGAACTCGTTTCAAAACATCAAACATGACAGGTCTCCAAGTAGATAGCTTTATTCATTTCGAAGAGATCAATCACTCGAGTGATTATTATAAGGGCGGAGACAAGTTTCGCGTAACAAAAATAAATAAGGAAGAAAAATGGTTTGAAATTGAAGGACATGAGACTCCTGTAGCAAAGGCTGTCAAGTGGGGCTTAGCAAAAGACGATGTGTCTCCTAAAGATATTTTCCGAATGACAAATGAAGGACCTAGCGCCAGAGCGATAATCGCCAAATACTGTATTCAGGATTGCAACTTAGTGCAGCACTTGTTTGCCAAAGTGGATGTAGTAACAGATCTAGTGGAAATGGCGAAGCTCTGTAGTGTTCCAATGAGCTTCTTAATTTTCAGAGGTCAAGGTATTAAACTAACAAGCTATGTGGCTAAAAAATGCAAAGAGAAGGGTGTCTTGATGCCTGTTATTGATAAAGGATCGAAAGATGACGGTTATGAAGGCGCCATTGTTTTGGAGCCTAAATGTGGTCTCTACTTAGATAGCCCGGTTCCTGTTGGCGACTTTGCGTCTTTATATCCGTCTTCTATGTTATCAGAGAATTTATGCCCTAGCAGCAAAGTATGGACAAAAACTTATGATTTAGCAAACAATTTGGTTGAAGAAACTGGTCAACACATTTACGATAATCTACCTGGATATGAATACGTGGATATTACATTTGACACTTTTAGATATGTAAGAAAGACAGCAAAAGGTCGCGCGGAAAAGGTTAGATCAGGATATAAAGTGTGTCGATTTGCACAACCTCTGACAGTAGGAGGAGTGGAAGAAAAGGCAATTATGCCTTCCATTTTGCAGGAACTGCTAAAAGCCCGAAAAGACACTAGAAAAGAGATCCCTAATACTCCGGATGAATTTATGAAGAATGTCTTAGATAAACGTCAGCTTGCTTACAAAGTTACAGCGAACTCTCTTTATGGTCAGCTAGGTGCCAAAACAAGCACATTTTACGAGCCTGATATTGCTGCATCAACGACGGCTACGGGAAGATTATTGCTCACATATGCAAAACGAGTTGTAGAAGAATGTTACGAAGATATTAATATTGACACCAAATATGGTCTGGTAAATACAAAAGCAGAGTATGTTTATGGGGATAGTGTTGCTTCATACACTCCAATTTACGTAAGAATAAATTCTGGAAATGAATTTGGCTCTACCTTTCCAAAAGGTGGAATAGATATCCTGACAATTGAACAATTAGCAGAAAAGTATGGAAATAATAATTGGGTCAAATGTACAGAACCTGGAAAACAAGAAAAAGAATTCTGTGAACTAACAAATGTAGAAACATGGACAGAAAAAGGATGGACTAGATTGTATCGTGTTATACGACATCAGCTTGCTGCTCATAAAAAAATGATGAGAATTTTAACTCATACAGGATGTGTTGATGTAACTGACGATCATTCTTTAATCACAAAAGAAGGTTTAGAAATTTCTCCAAAAGATGTTCAAATTGGTTTAGAGCTTTTGCATCATAGCTTGCGAGAGAAAGCAGAGACAAACTTTTATACAGATGAAGATATCGTGCATTTTGATGATGCATTAGATGCCGCATCAAAGTATCGCGTTCCCATCGCAACAAGTGCCACTGAGTATGGAGTAAATTTACTTTTCGATAATATGTTAGATGCCGCAATACATACCAACTATTTAAATCATTGTAATATCCCATTTAGCCTCACAAGTTGTCCTGACTTAAATATTATCGTACACCAAATAAATACAAAACTGTATAATAAATATAATCCTAATTCTATAAAAAGTATGGAAGAAATTCCATACGATGGTTACGTGTATGATCTAACAACAGATAATCATCATTTTGCAGCTGGTGTTGGAAACATGATTGTTCATAATACGGACTCAGTATTCTTCAAATTCAACCTCTTAAACAAAGAAACTGGAGAGCCAATTTTAGGACACAAAGCACTAGAATTATCGATTGAAATTGCGCAATCCGCATGCCACACCGTGTCAAAATTCTTAAAGCAACCACACGATTTCGAATATGAGAAGACATTTATGCCGTTCTGTTTACTGTCAAAAAAGCGATATGTCGGCATCTTGTATGAGACGGATCCAAACAAGGGAAAGCGAAAAGAGATGGGAATTGTTCTCAAGCGACGAGATAATGCGCCAATAGTAAAAGACGTTTACGGTGGTGTCATTGACATTTTGATGAAGGAATGTAATGTGCAAAAAGCAATTGAATATGTGTATAAATGCTTGCAAGATTTGGTAGACGGACAAGTTGCAATGGACAAGCTGATAATAACCAAATCATTACGGTCATTCTATAAAAATCCGCAGCAGATTGCTCACAAAGTGCTTGCAGACAGAATAGCAGCAAGGGAACCGGGAAACAAGCCAACATCCGGAGATCGTATTCCATTTGCATATATTATTCAATCTAACAAGAAGGCGCTACAAGGTGAAAAAATAGAGACACCAACTTATATAAAAGAAAACGGTCTACATTTAGATTATTCATTCTACATTTCGAATCAAATCATGAAACCATTGTTGCAGCTATTCGGTTTAGTTCTGGAAGATATTTGGCGCATGCAAAATAAAAGTGCCAAGATATCGAAGTTTAGACGGGAAATAGTAGAGCTTAGACGGGAACAAGAAGATAATAAAAAGTTTGAAGACAAGCTGGCGAAGATGAAGGACAAAGAAGTGAAAACACTGATATTCGATAAGTATTTGAGAGAGACGAACAATGCAAAAGAAGGAAATCAAAGTGTGGCAAAGTTCTTCCAAAAAAAATAAACAAAGAAACAAAGAAAAGGGTGATTATTATTAAATAATATTTAATAATAATTTAAAGGAAATAATAACAAAAATACAAAAATAATATTTTTTATGCATTTAAATGTAATTCTTTCTTATCTTGCGTTTGCGTTTGCGTTTGTGTAAAATAGCCTAAAAGATTAGTAATATGCTTATGGATTCGTTTAACTTGATCAAACACATATGCATGGTTTAATCCCAAATCATCGTCATTAAGATTTGGAACATAGTCATCATCATCACTTTCACATTGTTGAGAATCATTTGTTGATGCTAAATTATTTAATTTGGCAATTTGATCATCGATAAAACATTCAGGATTAGAGCTGTATGTCTTAACATACAAATTATTAAATGTATCTAGTCCCTCTGCCTGCAATTTACACATGATTGCATTAATCGTTCTCTTATGCAAGAGTGCCATTTCAGGGACAGATAACTTAAGCAAATCATATTCTCTTTCTAAACGTAAACATTCATTGACAGTCCATTTATATCCATTTCGCCATGCATTGATATCAATATTTTCGAATTCTTCGCTTGTGTATGTGGTCATTATCTATATTACTATAATCATTTATCTTTATATTGTTTTTAAATATAATATAGCATTTAATTTAAGTTCGATTATTATTAGATCTTATTGTGGTCTCAAATAGTAGAGTGTCTGTTATAGGATCGTATACAATACGATCATCGTTATTGGAAACACTTGTTCTTGTTCTTGTTCTACTGTCATTAGTATTAGGATTTAACAATTCTGTCAAAAATCTAGTAGCAACTGTAGATAAAAAGTTGTCAGAAGTTTCATTGTTAGAAATATCAGTTGTTATACTATTTATTGCATTACTAGTTGCATTACTAGTTGCATTACTAGTTGAATTACTAGTTGCATTACTAGTTGCATTACTAGTTGCATTACTAGTTGCATTACTAGTTGCAGTAATAGATGAACGAATATCATGTCTACAAACAGGACATCTCACATTATTTTGGAACCATTGATTAAATTGATCTGCAAAGAATATATGTCCGCAAAAATTCAACTGACGAACCATATCTTCAGGAGCAAAAGGTTCCAATGAAATGGCACAGGTATTGCTGTTAGGTGTTTGAATACTGTCGAATCTAACATGTCTAGATGCATTATTTATTTGTTCTTGGGTAGGTCTAACCGGCACGGAAGAGCTTAAAAATGTTGTAAGGAAATCTGTTAGATTCGCATTATTTTCATTACGATCATTATTTGCAGTATTATTGGTAATTACATCACTAATATAATCGCTAATATAAGTTGAACGATCAATTGGATTATTATAATCATAATGAATAGATGATCGGTTAGTTCCGTGACCTAGACCAAAATCAGAACTATACCCTAATCCCGAAGCATTCGGTTGCCGATTCTGTCTATGATATCGATTAGATCGATTTGTTCTATGCATACTATGCATACTATGCATACTATTGACATTATTTCCTATTAAAGTATTTAAATTATTTCTAATATCATCTAATGTCTCAAATAATCGTGTAATATGCGCATTTGTTTGATTATATTGAGTCACAAATATACTAATAAGACGCTGTCTTTCCTGATTGCTAATACTAAAATCAGACATATTATTATAAATATATTATAATAAATGTGTTTAAATATATTGTTTTATATTAATTATATAACTAACAATGAATTTCGATAAATATAACAACAAGGGACTATCCGGGTTAGCAAATTTAGGTAACACGTGTTTTTTAAATTCTTGCATGCAAGTCATCTCGCATACATACGAATTAAATAATTTTTTAGAATTAGAAACATATAAAAAACGATTAAAAAACCAATGGGATTCTGCCTTGCTTATCGAGTGGGATGAATTACGGAAAATTTTGTGGAATGAAAATTGTGTCGTATCCCCTGTGAAATTTGTCAAAACTGTTCAAAAACTAGCTCAAATAAAAGACAAGGATTTATTCACAGGCTATGAGCAAAATGATCTGCCCGAATTCTTAATATTTATAGTCGATTGTTTTCATAATGCATTGTCAAGAGAAGTAAATATGAACATTCAAGGCACACCTGAAAATGACAGAGATAAAATTGCACTTTTATGCTTTGAGAAAATAAAACAAATGTATTCAAAAGATTACTCTGAGATATGGAATATATTTTATGGAATCCAGGTGTCTAAGCTTGAGTCAGTTGAAACTAACAAAATCATGAGCATGACCCCCGAGCCCTTTTTTATTATTAATTTACCGATTCCTCAAAATAACAAATGGCCTACCTTAATTGATTGTTTTGATTTATATGTAGAAGGAGAAATTTTAGATGGTGATAATAGTGTTCTTAATGAAGCAACTAACAAAAAAGAAGCAGCTCAAAAGAACCTAACATTCTGGAGTTTACCAACCATATTAGTGATTGATATTAAGAGATATAATGTTTCAAATAGAAAAAACCAAATATTAGTAGATTTTCCTTTAACCGATTTAAATTTATCTAAATATGTGATTGGGTATAACAAGGAAACCTATATTTACGATCTTTACGGAGTCTGCAATCACGGTGGTTCAGTTCTCGGTGGTCATTACACATCTTATGTAAAAAATGCAAACGATAAATGGTATCATTATAACGACACTTCCGTAACAGAACAAATACTAACACAGCAAATAATTTCACCAAAAGCGTATTGTTTTTTCTATAGAAAAAGAGCAATAAAATAAATATTTGATTTATATATAATATAAATGACAGACACAAACAGTGATAGCAATACCGATTCGGATTCATCTAGTTCAAATACAGTAAATACAGGTTTAGGAACTGTTGCGACCGATATGTATAGTTTTATAAATAGTTTATTATCTAATCCTAGTGTTGTAATAATTTTAATTGTCGTTATATTAATTTATGTATTATTATTCATGTATTTAGGCGAAAGCAGTTCGTCCAGTTCTACAACTACGTTTTATCCCATCTCTAGTTCTACTTCTACTTCTAGCTCCGATTCCAACTCTAGTTCGAAAACAATCGGCATTATGGTTGCGGCCATTTTTATTATTTTAGTTATAATTAATGGTCTGCAATACTTTTTTGGTGTGGATATTGTCGCCTCTCTAAAGAATGTGTTAACCGGAAAACCGGAAGTCGATATTACTGTAGACACATCTAAAACCGATGCGGCAAAAGCGCCGGTGCCTGAAATATTATTGAGACCTCAAGTATTTAACATTCCAGAAAATACATATGTTTATGCCGATGCAAAAGCATTATGCAGTGCTTATGGGTCTAGATTAGCAACATATAAAGAAGTAGAAGAGTCTTATAATAAAGGGGGTGAGTGGTGTAATTATGGATGGTCTGATGGGCAAATGGCCTTGTTCCCTACGCAACAAAAAACCTACGACGATCTGCAGAAAATAGAAGGACATGAAAATGATTGCGGTCGTCCGGGTGTAAATGGCGGCTACATGAAAAACCCGGCGCTCAAATTTGGTGTGAATTGCTACGGATATAAACCGAGAATGACACCTGAAGAGGAAGATTTAATGGCTACACAGCCTTTATACCCAAAAACAGAAAAGGATATTGCCATGGAGAATCGTGTTAATTATTGGAAAGATAAACTAACAGAAGTATTAGTTTCGCCATTTAATCGAGAAACATGGAGCAAGCTATAGTTTAGAAATATTATTATTAGGCTTTAATAGTATTATAATAAGATAATATATAATGCCGAATAATAAACAAATTATGATGGGTGAACTAGAAGAACAATGGAAAAAGAGAACTCATGGTAATGTAAAACAAAATGGAACAGGTATTCAGTTATATTTACAAAAAATAGATTTTGATGATCATGTTCATATTTTTTTAAATAATAAAAGAAAACGAAATATAATAAATGATGAAGTAAATGATGAAGTAAATGAATGTCTTATGTATAATATAAAATGTAATGGTAATTCAGGAAATGATCGTGAAGAACATATTATAAATACAAATCAAAGTATTGATGATTTTATAACAGAGATACTTTCAAACTGGATAACTGAATGTAGATCTCATTATGAAAAATACTTATTACGACAAACAGTAAATTTAGAAAAAGGTGGTAAAAGAAGGACAAAAAGTAAAGGAAGATCTAGAAAAACAAAAAGAAGATCTAACTATTAATTGTTATATTTATTTAGTTTAATTATCTGTATTATTTTGCAATTTTTTTTCAACAACATATTGTATTTCAAATATAATATCGTATAATATTTTAATAAAAAATAATGTGAAAAACAATTTAAATAATTTAAAAATATTAAAGGTCAATGGAAGTTTATCATCAATATTGAATTCAAATTTAACGCGACATATTGGACAAGAATTTGTTTTATATATCCATTTCAGTAAACATTTTTCATGAAAAAAACCATTACAACTGCAAGAAGTATAATACATAGAAGAAGATAAAAATGATTGCATTTTATATATATTGTTAGTTTCCCAGCAAATAAGACATTGTTCATTATTATAAATATCAATATTATCATCATCGTAATGATTGAATGTTCTAAAATACATTTGTAATAGTTATATTATAAATGTATTTTTAAATCGTAACTAAAATATTATGTGTTAGTTTATTTAGCTCTTTTAGTTTTTTTGCCCTTTTTAGGAATCATTTCGTCATTTTTTGCCACATGTTTTCTAGTTTTTCTTTTCTTTTTATTATCATATTCAATCATCCCAAATAATTTATCAAAAATATCATCCGATAATTCTACATGCTCCTTTATTTGACCAAAATTTTGGGGTTTGTTTAGTGTAGGATTTTTTTGCGTAATATAGTATAACCCAGCAGGAACAGCCATATTTTCAAAGCTACTAGAAACTTTTTCATCTTTACCACCATTTTGATTTATGTTAAGTGTTTGCATAGGGGAAATACCTTTTTGCAACATATGCGATTCCACATTATATCCACCACTCATGATAGCACCATCCGGATTTTTATAAAAAATTAAATCATTTTGTAAAAGAGTTGTCATATATACTATTTTGATATAAATTAATTGTTATAAAATCGCTTTATTTCAGGAACATACTTGATTTCACGTTTATTTTTAATATATTCGATAATTTTATTTACCTGATCTTCATTTTTAATAATTTCATGTAAGCATGTTTCTAGATATTTAAATGTTAATACTTGTGTATCTTTTGTTTTGATAAATTTAATTTTTCCATCGCTTATTTGCAGAGTCGCATTAGACAAATTAGAGTTTTCAACATGATTAAAAATAGCGTCATTTAATGTGCTTTTTTTGTCTCGAAGCTCCTTCATTTTATCAGAGAGCTGTTTCATTTGATTATCTATAGAGACCCACTGTTGAATATGTTGTTCAAAACTCATAATTAATATAGATTTACAAAAAAAATAATTTGCTAAATACGGGCATCATATTTTATATATTATGATTCAAATATATAAATCATAATTTAATTATATTATTCGACCAAAAGTATTTACACCCTTGAAGATTTAAAATGGGACAAATTTTACTTTCTAAATATGCGACTACAACTTTGATTTTGACGAACCTCATTCCATTTTTCAATCAAATGAATTTTTTTAACAACATCCATTTTAGGGATAATACCCATATTTAATGCTCTTATTTCACTGGTCATTTGTAGTAATATTGCTTGTTCTAATATTGATTGTTCTAATATGTTTTGATTAAGTGTATCATAATTAAAATTATTATTTTTATTTAACGTTATTTTGTTATCCATTATATATTATAATAACACAATTTATTTTTAAATTGTTTTGTCCCATTTTAAATCTTCAAGGGTGTAAAGAAATGGCGACATATTTAACGTCTGCGTTTAAATGTTTTTTTAAAAGACGAACCATTCTTTCTAGTATGTCTCTTTCCATAAGCCTGTTGCATTCCTAATAATGCTAAAGGAACCGCGGCTTGTTCCAAAACGGCGCCCCAATATCCGCCCTTCTTTCCACGACTTTGGCTCTTCGCCTGCTGCATTTGCTGCTGCTGCATTTGCATCTGCATTTGTTGCATATGACGCATCTTGGATTTCTTATGCCTACGTCTTTTACCACCTGTCAACATCTTACCAGTATCTTGTGCGTTTATATTTTTAATCGGAACAATATCATTGCTTTGAGATGTTCCCAAATTCTGCCCAGGCTGAACAGATAATGAATTCATGAATTGTGTCCAACCATTACCTAAATTATTCATCTGAAATCCCCATGCGCTATCAGGATATTGGCCCCACGAACCACCTCGTTGCGATCTTCGCTGAGTTCTTTGTTTACTAGAGCTACGACTACGACCTTGACTTTTTGAACGACCAAGCATTATATATATTTACAGGAAAAAAATAAATTACAAATTAAAAGTCATATATTAAAAGGTTATATAGGATTTATGATTGTTTTATTGCGCAGCAATGTTATCAAAATAACTAGAATGGCTAAAATCAAAATAAAAATTAAAAATACCAAAAATATTATCAAATAGATATACGGATAAATTTCATATAATATTAAGTCTGTTACAGGTGAAAAGATATTCTTTACTTCATTTCTAACATCTTCAGTTTGCAATATGTCTAAACATTGTTTGATTAAAGAATTCGGATTTTTCATAATTATACTTATAACAATAAAATTATATGCTGTTTTTTGCGTGTTTAAAAGACTAATTGCGTGTTTTTTATATTTTATTTTTCTCCTATTTCAATAAACAATGAACGATATTATTGAACCAAATATAGACTACGACTTTTCTAATCTTTATTTAGGACCACCTAGCACTGTAGCAGGAGGCGCCTATTTTACACGCATTATGTATAACAATAACAAACAACTGTATATACAAACACCTAAAAGCTTAACTAAACAAGGATTTGTTAAAAGCGGCAAGAAAATTTATATTGATCTCATGTTTGATAATAACGACACTGTTTTCATCAATTGGATCGAAAATTTGGAAGCGAAATGTCAAGAGCTTATATTTAGCAAGGGCGATAATTGGTTTCAAACTAAATTAGATAAGGATGATATTGAGACTGCATTCACATCACCATTTAAAATTTACAAATCGGGAAAGTTTTATTTATTAAGAGTAAATGTGAAGCCCAATGTTAAGATATTTAATGATGACACAAATATAATTAATTTAGAAGATCTTGCAGCAGATAAAACACTGATTTCAATCATAGAAATACAAGGCATTAAGTTCTCTTCAAGAAATTTTCAAATTGAGATTGAGCTTAAGCAATCTATGGTAGTTAGTCCTGATCCATTTTTAGATGCATGCTTTATTAAAAAACCTAACAAAAAACAATCATCTGTTAAGGATGCAGAAGAAGATTCTTTAGATCTAGGCGAAGATCTTAACTCTGATAATTTATTTGCAACTCCTTTGACAAAACAAAAACCCAAAGATCCGACTGTTGAATCCTTTAGTAATCTTGATATAGATATCGATATTATTGATATTGATAAAAAAACAAAAATGAATACTTCCATCAATTCAAAAACAAGTGTTACATCTATAAATGCAAATGCAAATGTAGATTCAGATTTACAATTAGGAGATATTACTGATTTGAATTTAAATTCTGATAGCAATAATGATAATATTGTTTTAGAAATAGAAGATCTCTCAGCAGAACCTATTAAAATAGAAGATCCAAATGCATTAAAGGAAGTCGATCTTTCTTCTAGTTTAGAGAATAATTTAGAAAGTATTACTCTGAAAAAACCAAATCAAGTATATTATGAAATATATAAAAAAGCCAGAGAAAAGGCAAAAGAGGCAAAAAAAGTAGCAATATTAGCATTTTTAGAAGCTAAAAATATTAAAAATACATACATGTTGGATGATATAGATGAAAGTGACGAAGATGAGGAAATCGAGGAAATAGAAGACATATAAGAATCGAAAGAATTCAAGGAACCCAAATTATTTAGACGTTTCTTTATCCTTTAGCACAAATTCTAATTTACATGTTATTAATTAATCTTTATTAAACAATTAATTAATAATTTGAAAAATATTTTATCGCTAATTTTATATAATGAGTGATTTCTTTTCAAAAATCTTGGCAGTCTTCCCAAAAGAAGTTAGAGATAACTGGGTTTTAATTGTATTACTTATAATTGGTGGAATGTATTTATTCAACTACTTTAACATGAAGGGATCTTATGGCTCTGATATGATGAGCAGTAATGATCAGGCTGCTTACAAAAAGCCGCAGCAAGGAACCAATGGTGCCAAACCCGCCGAAGATATTCAAGGCAGCGGAAATGGCAGCTTCGCTCCTGTAAACGGTGTTCCTTCTAATGGCGGCATGCCTTCTTCCTGCAACAAGCCCAACATGCAAAATCCTGCCGATTTGTTGCCAAAGGATAACAACTCTCAGTGGGCTCAGCTCAACCCTGCCGGCAAGGGCGACCTCGCTAACATCAATTTGTTGAAGGCTGGCTACCATATCGGCATCGACACTGTCGGACAGACTCTGCGCAATGCCAACTTGCAGATCCGCTCTGAACCCCCGAACCCACAAGTAAATGTGGGAATTTGGAATACTTCAACAATTACGCCAGATTTTCTTCGTGTGCCGTTAGAATTAGGCCAAGGTTCTCAGTGAGCATATATGGTAACAAAATAAACAAAAAATTTTAAAATTTAATGTATTAAGTTAAATTCTTTATCAAAATCTTTATATTCATCTTTTTTACACATATAAATATTTTGAACCTTCTTTTCTGAAACAATTTTATTAATATTATTTGTTAGTTCTTGTAACCAATCGTATCTATTGTGCCATATATCTTTTTGTAAAAGTCTAATAACGGAATATCCATTTTCATTAGCACATTTCATTTTATAAATATCATTTATGTTTGTTAGTTCAGGAGACTGCCAATTACCAATTTGTTTGAAATGTTGAGGACCATCTTGTTCTATAATAATATTTAAATCTTCAATTATAAAATCATAAGGTAAATATTTATTTGTTTTTGGATTTTTACACCAAATAGATTTAAATTGTCTTTTAACAATATAATGTTTTATTACTTCATTGTATAATTTTTCTTCAGTTTTATTTACACAATTTGGACACCAAACACCATTTGTAATATCACTAAGTTGTGTTTCAAAAATATTATTACATTTATCACAATCAAATTTATATTTTTTATTTGTGCTCTTAAATAACATTCTTGGATTTATTGTTTTATCATTTAAAAATTTGCTTCTTTCAATTGAAGCAAATGAGTTATTATAACATATTTTACATTCTAAATCATTGCATAATTTTTGATGTGCACAATAAGGACAAAATTGATTTTTCATAGTTATACATTTTAAATTTATTTCAAATTTATGAAAACACATATCACAAACAAATTTATATTTTTTTCTATCAGCATTTTTAAAAACTTGCCTTGGATCTATTTCATTTTCATTACTCCAGCATAAAGATTTAGGATGTAAAACAAAAGATTTATTTTCACAAGGAACACATATATTTGAACATAATAATTTTGGTGGATTACTACAATATCCACACCAATTATTGCCCTGATTTATATTTAATAACGTGCTTTCAAAACTGTGTCCGCAATCGCAGTCAAACCAGCATTTTTTATGTGAATTTAGCGCATAATCTGCAGGTAACCCTGTATTTTTTAGGGACCAGTATTTAGCTCTCTCATGTGAAGCAAATGATCTTTCAAATGGTATAGCATTCATATTCATATTCGTATAATAATGTTAATCAATATGCCTTATTATATTTAATTCAATTTTATTAGGCATATATATTATATGTTTGATAAAGAAAGTGTCATATTTTATTTTATTTTAGCAGTTATTATATTTGTCTGCTTGAAAATTTATCGCGAATCGGATGCATATAATTTAAAATGCATCATATCTAACGTAGACGGTGAAACATATTGCGTTAGAGATCGATCCAAATTGGAATTAGCCGCGGACTTGTTAGCGCAAGTGACACAAAAGTGCAAGGAACTTGTTTTACACTTAGGCAAAAAATATCCGGAAGACGAAGATGTGCAGCGACTCGTGCAGAAATTCAATCCAACAAAAATATCCGAAACACTACCTACTAGCGAATACACTGCCTATAGTGAAAACAAAGGTGAAAAATTGGCGTTCTGTTTAAATACTACAAAACCAGGTGATAAACTAATCGATATCAATACGCTTACGTTCGTTGCCTTACATGAATTAGCTCATATTATGACCAAGACAGAAGGTCATAAACAAATATTTTGGCAGCATTTTAAGTTCTTATTGACAGAAGCGAAGGAAATCAATATTTACACACCGGTAGATTATAAGAAAAATCCAGAACCATATTGTGGCATGAAAATTACAGATAATCCGCTATATGATTTGGCCTAGTTATCCACCTTTTTTTCCACCTTTTCCCTACGGGTAAGGTGGAGCCAAAAAGAGAAAAAAAGAGAAAAAAAGAGCTAAATGGATCCAAATGTTTTCACCTTTTTCCACCTTTTCCCTACGGGTAAGGTGGAGCCAAAAAGAGAAAAAAAGAGAAAAAAGAGCTAAATGGAGCCAAATGTTTTCACCTTTTTCCACCTTTTCCCTACGGGTAAGGTGGAGCCAAATGTTTTCACCTTTTAAACTAAATAAACTTCAATAATATACCTTTTTTAAAAGCATAAATTGAAGTTTATTTTGATATACTTTTTTTAAAAGTATATTATATATGTCACTATTTCCAATATTTAAAGTAAATAAACTAACAAATAAAAATAAGACAGATGTAATATATGTATTTTTTGGTTCTGATCAAGATCTAGATCTAGATGTAGACACAGATCTAAATGAGCTATTTAAAAGAGATCCTAATAATAAGGTTTTTGCCAATGTTTTTAATCCAGCAGAATTAGACAATCTTGAATCTAACAAAGATATTCAAGTAGAATTTATAAGACAAACAATTCATATAGACGACAGTATTGGTGTAATTAAGCTAAAAATTTTCGAGGCAATTCGTCGCTCTGCATCAATGAGTGAAATATATTTATTTTGTTTAAAGAATGAAAAACTGAATCCAATAACAATATATCAAAATTTAACACAGAATGATCGTCTTCCTTTAACTCGAGTAAGATTAGAACAAGTTCTTAAAAATATTTACGACGAAGACGGTGAGCCAATTGATTTTGGTCTGCCTAAAAAAGATAAATATACATTTGACGACATTTTAAGCTTAGATTTAACAAAAAGGGATTATCTAGTTGCAAAAATTTTAGGGCAAAAATTCGTATTTAATAATGAATATCCATTTATTGCTGATCCATTTTACGTGACTGAATATGATGCATTATTAGAGCATTCTAGAAGAGAATTGACATCACTCAACAATAGTTTGCTACTAGAAACAAATCCCATATTCAACACGACAATCTATTTATGCATCGCGCCAGATGTTTTTAAACAAAACACAGATGTTTCATTTGAATACACATGTAAAATTTATTTCCCCTTTTTATATCAAGAAAATATTAATACAATTGATAAACTATACGAAAAACGTGACAAGTTGATCGAAGACACATCTAATAAATTGACGCCGGATGTAGAAAAAGGTTTTGAAAGCATAGATATGTTTTATAATGTTTTTCAGAATAAAATACCTTCAAATAGGTTTTCTGAAAAAAGACAAAATACGGGAATTAAAAAGATCAAGATCATCATACATCCGGATTTTCAAATTAAAATTCCAATTGATGTCATCTTTAAATTAATACACGCAACCCAAGAGTTTCCATTAATTAAATTTAATCCAGAAACACGCCAGGAAAATATTTATCGTTTATATGCAGACAAAATGACATCGGATGGTCGAAAAATACCGAACCTAAATAAGGCTATTATTTTCAAATTGGTAAAAGGTATAGGAAAGGGTAGGTCTGTTTCAGTTTACACTAACATTATTGTTAATAAAATACAATACAACATTGTTTGCGAATTTGCAGACAATGGTTCTATTACGGTTTATCCTCTAAATGATTTTGAGACACCGGTATCAATTGAGAAAAACGATATTGACATTATAATAGGTTTAGCAGTCAATCCGTTAATTCAACAAATTAAACCTTTTTTTGAACAAAGTGGGCTTGAAATACCGTTATTCGACTCTATTAAATCGATAAATGTAGAAATCAGGGAATTAACTTATCAAACTGTATATGTAATTAATAACCCTATAAAAATTACTGATTATATAGGCTGCATTTCTAGTGCATTTACAATTGAAACTGATGATTTGAAACGACGAGGAATTGAGATGCGTTTCAAGCGTGTTGCCAATTTTAATAAAAGAGACAGCCAGGAAGCATTTATCATTGAAAAAATAGATCAAGGGCTAAAATTTGACGAAATGGTAGACGAGCTTGTTCAAAATTATCCAGATGTAGACGACGAAATAGCGTCGGATTTAATTGCCAAAATACGCTCTGAATTAGAAGTAACTCGCGGTGCAAATAGAAGGCGTGCGTTAATGATAAAAATTAATCCGGGGTTTAAAACGCGCATTTTACTGGATTCTATTGTTAGTGAAATTACCGTAACCGTTGAAGGTATTAATGATATTGCCTATTTAGACACTATACCCGTATATATCGACACGTTAGTTCGCATCAGTCAAGATATAAACAGCAGCGATATTCCGGCAATAAAAATTAGTAAAATATGCACAGGCAAAGAACTTGATGATGTTGAATTTGGACAAATTACAGCTGTGTCAGAGCAAAGTATCAATGAAAATCAGCTTCCTGATATTCAAGATGAAAGTCCAGTTTATTCAAAGCAGGTAAATTTAGAAGAACAAGAAGAAGACATGGATATGGATATATTGGATTTGTTAGGTTATGAATCTGATCCAGAGAAATCAATTAAAGGTGGTCAAGGGTCAGATTCAGATGATTCAGGAAAAAGCGTTTCAACACCAAGTTTATCATCTAAAGCGGATTCTATTGATTCAGGGAAAAGCGTTTCAACACCAAGTTTATCCTCTAAAGCGGATTCTGTTTCAAAAAAGGATTCTATTGATTCAGGAAAAAGCGTTTCAACACCAAGTTTATCATCTAAAGAGGATTCTGTTTCAAAAAAGGATTCTATTGATTCAGGGAAAAGTGTTTCAACACCAAGTTTATCATCTAAAGAGGATTCTGTTTCAAAAAAGGATTCTATTGATTCAGGGAAAAGCGTTTCAACACCAAGTTTATCATCTAAAGAGGATTCTAAATCTATTGATTCAGGAAAAAGTGTTTCAACGCCAAGTTTATCCTCTAAAGCGGATTCTGAAGATCCAAATGCAAACGTATTTGAAGAAAAACCTATTGCAATTCCTACATCAAAACAAGACGAATCTAGCGAAGATGCCGATATTCCGACACCATCTACAACGACACCATCTACAAGCTTAAAATCATCTTCTGAAGAAGAAGATGAAAAAGAGGCTCCTGTTATAAAACCACCTATTGTAGAAGTAAACGTAAACGTAAATCCTTTACCTCCTTTACAGGAATCTTCTAGTTCAGAAGAAGAAGAAGAAGAAATAGTAAAAGAAAAAAGCCCAACTCCTGTAGCCAAAAACCCAACTCCTGTAGAAGTAATTGAAATCGAAGAAAAGGAAAAAAGCCCAACTCCTGTAGAAGAAATACTCGAGATAAAACAAAAACCAAAGAAGGAAAAAAAGATTGAAGCCGTGAAAAAAGAAATGGAAAACACGGTTCGCGATATTACTAATATGAAATTAAGATATCCAAATCCATTTACTTCAAGATTAGAAAAAAATGCACCCCAGCTCTTTGTCAGAGAAAAGAATGATAAAATTGATGTATATACGAGAATGTGTCCATTTAGTTTAGGTGATCGCCGTCAGCCAATAATTTTAACTAAAAAGGAAAGAGATGAAATGATCAGAGATCATCCTGATCCTAGAGACGTAAATCAAGAATCAGATTTCATTGAATATAGCACTGACCCTAATGATAGTTCCAAGAAATTTTATTATACTTGTCCGCGATTTTGGTGCATGTTAACAGACAAAATGGTTACAGAAGAAGATATTATCGCAGGTAAATGTGGTCCAAAGGTAGATAAGGTAGAGGACGCCATTATTCCAAAAACAGCGGATTCTATTAAGAATGATGGTAGATATGTGTATCAGTTTTACGACCAAAAAGATTCCAAAGAGGGTAGATTTCCCGGATTTCATAAGAAAAAGACGCCATCAGGTCTATGTATTCCTTGTTGCTACAATAAATGGAAAACAGAAGAAATGAAAAATCGTCGCGATCTTTGTCAAGGAAAATTCGACGAAAGTGAAGCACAATCAGTCTCAGGTGAAGAGAAGAATTTTGAAGAGCAACTGAAAAGAGATGTTCAAAATGCAGAAAATTATGTAAAAGGTCCAGAAAAATACGGTCCTCAATTAGGCAATGAACGTTGGGGGTTTTTACCAATTGCAGTGCAAAAATTTCTACACGAAGTAAATGAAGATTGTCAAGTCAGTAAAATGAATGCAAGTCTTAAACCAAATCATACGTGTATATTAAGATACGGTGTTGAAGATAATCCGCGACAATCTTTTATTGCTTGCATTGCCAGTGCCATGTTTTATGGACAAAAAGATCCAGAAACAGGTGAACGACTAATTACCAAATTTATTCCAAATGCAAAAGATGATCATTATATTCCCACGATAAAAGAAATGATAAATAATATAATAATTCCTGCAATAGACATTGATAGATTTGTTAGGTATCAAAATGGGGATTTAATCACGAGTTTCGCTAATCTTGACTTAGAAGTAGATATAAACAAGTCTGAATATACTGAATCCATTCTATATAAGAAGGCAGAAAAAGAAGGATCAGTAGAATCGAAACCGCTCGAGTTTTTTACAAGAGTAGTGCAAGCATATGAAACATTTATTGCCTTTTTAAGAGACCCTAAGATTTATATTGATTATACTTATTTATGGGATTTAATCTGCACACCAAATCCGGGGTTATTTGAAACAGGAATAAATTTAATCATTTTAGAAATGCCTGACGATGACGTAACTAACAATATCGAATTAGTATGCCCTACAAATAGATATTCAACACATATTTATGATGCAAGAAAGCGCAGTTTAATTCTAATAAAGCGCGACAACTATTTTGAGCCCATTTATGGACATCGTTATAATTTAGATCGTGGTGAAGTTCAAATCACAAAAACATTTAGCGAATATGACCGTAGATTGCCAAAAACTCTGAGAGCTGTTTTTACGAAAATTATTAAACCAACACTGGGTGAAAGATGTAAAGCACTTCCTAGTAATAGTCAATACACTAAAAAATTTGAGCAACCAAAATTATTGGATACTTTGATTAAAGACTTAATGAATAGAGGATATACTATTTTAAACCAAGTTTTGAATTTTCAAGGCAAGGTTATTGGCTTAGAAATAAAATCATCAAAACCTAAAGAGCTTCAGGGTTTTATTCCATGTTATCCATCTTCTTTAACTATTTTAAAAAATTCAAAAAAATATGATAAAAAAACATGTGAAATAGGATCCAAATGTGATTTTGATTTTGTTTATATGACGGATAAAATATGGAAATCATATGATGAAACACTTGCATTTTTAAAGGAATATTACCTAATTGATGATGATGATGATGATGCTGATGATGAAAATCAGAAGCAGAAGCAGAAGCAGAAGCAGAAGCAAAATCAGGATAAAAATCAAGATGATTTTTACAGAGTTGTCAATAATGGACTTATTATTGGATTTCTAACAAATACAAATCAATTCATCCGAGTTTATGATCCTGTGCCTATACAAGTTTCCTCTGTTAATGACAATATTAAAAATATTACAAATAATGATATGTTAGTTGCAGATATTGAAACTCTTACTACTACAAAGGTAGACACAAAACGCTCGGATTTTATAAAACGAATACAACTAGAGACTAATTTTTACAATGTATTCAGAAATACAATTCGCATTTTATTCAATGATTACTCTAACAGCGACAAAAGAAAGGATATACAGAGCGAGTGTAATAAACGTTATATTTTATACAGACAACAACTCGACAAAGTCATAGAAATGTTGCACGATCTTGTCGGAACTAGTATTATTTTTTCTACTTCAGATGAAGGATTTAATTACGAAAATATTAATGAAAATGATATACATAATTGTATTAAGCTCTCAAAAGATAAATGTTTAACAAAGGATAGCGACGATGGCGAAGAGACAACAGGTATTTGCCAAATGACCGACGACACATGCACTCTTGTTTTACCCAAAAATAATTTGATTACAGACAATGATAACGAAGCATTTTATTACAGCAAAATGGCAGATGAGCTAATTCGATACAATAGAATTAAATCATTTATATTTAAACCACAAGCGTATTTATCATTTGGTCAAATAAAATACAATTTACGTGATAATGAAATACTAATATTACAGGATTTGTTGACTCAGGATTTTTTCGAAAACTTAATTCCCGCGGACATAAATAAATTCGCAAAATACAACACATACGACACTGCTAATCCTATTGTGTCTCAGGCTTATAAAAAAGAATATGATCTAAATGAAGCGATTAATCCGAATCATGAAAGAGACTGTTTTGCATCTGGACCATTCAAAATAACATCAGAAGAGTGGAGTCATTGTTTTCCATCAACTTATAAAGAGATTGCCTATTCGGGAAAGAGTAAATTATGTGCGCTTTACATGATGATTGATATAATAAAAAATGTAAAAGGTATAAAAGAATTATCGGTAGAAGAAATAAAAGACGTCCTTATCGAGGAATATAAAAGGTTAACTGAAGATTATAAAAATATTCAAAAAATAAACACTATTATTGATATTTTAAGAGAGGAAGGACAATTTGATGCGAATCAGTTACAGGATGAAACCATGAATTTTGAACAAATGATATTACAAGAAGGTTTTGGTGCGGTTAATTTCGATCTTTGGATTTTGTTAGTTAAGTATGAAATACCTTCCATTTTAATTTCTAGTAAAGTAATCCCTGAAAGTAATTTTAAGAAGAAACAATTTGTCTGTTATTATGATAACAATAAAGAAAAACAAGAGCAAAATTTTGTATTTATAGTAGCGCCGGCTATGTATATAAGATATAAAAACCATGAATTAAAAAATCCCGAATATAAAATCATAGTTAATGACAATGTAACAATCGAATCTGATAATAACTTACAAGGTGAAATACCAATATCATTAGATGTGTTACAAAAAGGCAATTGTTTACAAAATGTTGAAAAGGCAATTGTTGATGTATATCCTATTGAAGATTTTATTAATAAATATTTTATAAAACACAAAACAACTATACATCCTGCAAGAAAACCGGAGGCTGTAAATCTTGAATTTGTAGAGGTTTCAGCAACTCCTTCCCCAGAAGAAAAACTTAAACCTGAAGATATAAATAAACAAGAAGAACCTAAAATAGTTAAACTTAAAAAGAGTAGAAAATTAAAACCTGCTCCTTCTTTTATTATTGAAGGGGATGAAGAAGATCAAGAGCAAGAACAAGAGAAAGAGAAAGATAAGGACGTAAAACCAGAACCAGTAAATGAAGATACGGGTGAATATGAAGAGGTCGAAATACCTCCAAAAATACCTAAGCCAAAAACCAGAAAGAAAAATACAAAGATTAAGGTTAATCCACCAGGGAAAACAAAAAGGAATAGACCTCGTCCTGAAAGTATCGAATTTGTGGAAGCTTCTAGTAGTCCGCCTTTAAATAAGTAATTAATATTTATAATTAATATTTATAAATCATCATCATCTTCATAATCCGTGTTATACATATTATCATCCACGTTATTAAATTCATTCGAAAAAAATAACTCATCAGAATCATATAACGTCGTATTAGTTGTATTTATCTTTTTTTCAAATTCATATTTTGAATTATTAACCACTATATTATAAAAATTTATATGCTTTGAATTAAACTTGATTGAAAAGGCGGTTCTCTTTATTTTTCTTCTAGATCCAATGCATATTTTTCTACCAAATAAATTATTATATTCATAAAATTGTCTTAATTTTATGTGTAACTGACTTTTATATTTATGTATTTTTTCAGTTCCCTTGATACTATAATGAATGACGTAATAATAAAATAAATAAGGTCGAAATATATCAACTAATATATCTTTGGGAAAGTCACAATGAATTAATAATTTGTTAGTATGATAATTTGTTTGCAACATTAATTTAACTGCATTATATAATGTCTGACTAGGACTTGTATATACATATTTTTTAATAGAATATTCTCTTAGAAATGGTTCATTATTTATGTAAAATTGTTGCTTCACAAAACAATCCAAAAAAAATAAATGTATTATTGATGAAAATTTACATACTCCTTCTTTCATTTTAAAATATATATTACATAGGGTAGATGTATTCAGTCTTTGATTATTATACGGATTTTTTGGCGACAATGGAGAGCAGAAAAAATTAGGTGCATTACATATCGCGGTTTCAATAATATTAATCAAATCATTCATGCTAAATAAATATGTCGATTTATGTTGTAATAAAGTAAATGTTGCAGGGTGTTTAATATCCAGCGGAATCAATGATAAATCATTTGTCACAACTAATGGCCAAAAAATATACTTATATATGTTTACAAATCGGGCGAAAGAAGAATAGATCCGTTGTGCTTTACAGAAAATGTTGAGGACCTTCTCTTTAAGTTCATTTGAAATAAATATATTATTTAAAAGGGTATTTAAAGTCGACAACTTTGCATGGCTCATTTTCAAATATATGTTTTTATTATTCGACTTTAAATAGAGACGATAAATATCATACATCATTAAATAAATATATGCTGATATGTCTAAAAAATCCTTGTCGTAATTCTCTATTAAAAATGGTTGAAATGGTTCATCAGGATAAATAATTGTTTTGCTTTTTATACATTTTTGCAGAACATAAAAAAATGTTTTCATTTTGTTAGTATAGAATTATACTTATCTTTAATAATAAAAGTTTAATATATTATTTTTATTATTTATATTATTATTTGTTAATTGATTATTTAAGCAAATGGATCATAATCATTATCTTTACCCATCTCTTCCATTTTAATATTCGATACATTGGTCTCGATCTCTAGCTGCTTCTTGCTGCACATTTCTTCCTTTTCACCTAATCCCGAAAACAGTGTTTCTTCTATTATATCTTCATTTGACTTGTATTCATATTTATATTTCTCATCTAGATTGATCATCTCATTCACGTCCAAAACAACTTGGAATGATGCTGTTCCATACAACCCCTCTTGTCCGCACATCACATTTGCCGAAATACCTCGCATTGTGTCAAGTTCCGCATGTCTTGCCGCTTTCAAGAACATCTCTGGCGTCTCTTCGAATGAGGCCTTTGCAATAGGACCAATGTCATCATTGTTAATTCCGTGCCTGAATATCGAAATCATCTTGTAATTAAATGTCATTCTGTCGCAAAGCAGTGCCATATGATGCGCATTCACATATGCACCATCAAATTCTAGGACTTCAGCCAATTCATTATACAATGCAAATCGGGCTGCTTCCATTCCTAGCACATGGAAGATCTCAATTATATCATTGCTAAAAGTTCTATTCGGGTCAATATAATCTAAGCCTAAAACATCCAACATATTTGTTCCAATGGTATCTAAAACCCATATATCCTTTTTAATATATGCACCTGCCTTTTCTACCAAATTGTCTTTGATCTTTCGCAAAATGACCTTGTTTATATTTTTTACACCACGAAGGACTATATTATTCAATAATGTGTCTTGGAAATTCTTCAAGATATAAATCTGATCCGACTGATCAAGTGGATTGAGCTTCGCCTTCTTTTGACTCCTGCTCTTTGCATTGTCTATTATGTTTTTCATTCGAATTCTGAACACTAATTTATCTGCATTGTAGTCCGAGTAGACACACGATATTTCATCTTTATATGTATTGTTCAGTGTGAAGTTCACGTCATCCATTGTTATATTTTTCTCCAACATTACTTCGGGATCCATTATGATGCGAATGATCCATTTGGATTTATCTGCTTGATTGTCTTCCACTGCTGTTTCTAAACATTCTGCAACCATGGTCTCGAATTCTCTGTATTGCGCCATTGTATTCTTATCTTCGTCAATCAGCGTGTTCAAATCATCCGGGTCAAAACATATCTCGATCGACTTTACTATTTCTTCGAGTCTTGTATGTTCCAACATGTATTGAATTGTGATTGCTTTCTCTCTGTCTGTCTCATCCTCTGGCTTCAAGAATACTGTTAGTGAAGGATTTTTAAGGGATGCAGATAGCGATAATATTTCTTCAATTCTTGGCACACCACGCGTCACGTTGGACTTGGAAGCAACCCCTGCGAAATGGAACGTATTCAGCGTGTTATGCACAATGACACCATAATCCGTCATGAATGTTTGATTAGCCGGAACAGTAAAGTCATAGACATATTCTGATTGTTCTGGAACAATTATTTCGATATTCACAATTTCATCCCAAATGACACCCGATGATGCGGCTTGTTTTAAAATTCTGAGTTCCTCTGCAATCAATTCTGCATTTTCGCTTGTTTCAAAGACTTCAATATACTTTTCTAAAGTGCGACGACCAATGCTGTCTTTCTTTGCCCATCTTCCATAGTTTCTGCTTTGTCCGGGAAGTTTTAAAACCTTTCGGCACTTGGCTACAATCTCACCTAATCCGTTAATTTTATCAATATCATCGGATAAATTGTGTATATCAGTGCGATCACAATACTTTACTAAATTCATCAGCTTATCTGCATGAACCAGACTGCCAATTTTTTCTTCATATTGTTTGGCATATTTTGCTGAGATGGACAAGTTATATATTGGAGAACCGCGAACAAAGTTTTCTTTAATCGATGCAAATATGTCAAAGTAGTTGAGCATCAAGGCGATATCTTTAGATAATTGTTTACTTCTGCTGCAAACACGAATCTGATGATGTTTTTCGTCTGACTGGAAGTTTCCATCTCCGTCCATATAGGCCTGAATTAATCCTGCCTTGAATTCAAGTGGAGCAAGGAATGCAAAGTCTGGCACAATCTTTATGAATGATCCTGTTCCGCAAGTTGATAACAATAATTCAGCAATTAATTTGCAATTGAAACTTGTCTGTGTTGACGGTCCATATTCTCCCATTCTTTTATAAACTCTGCATTCTTTTTCAAATCTAGCCGCAAACTGTTTAGTTTGTTCAATAAAATGCTCCGAAACATTTGTAATGCATACTCCATAATTTGTAACATTTCCTTCCGCCAAATAAGCTCCGATAAACCATCCAAACAAATAGTCCAACTTGCAATCCTGACTGCCAATTTTAACAAATTCATTCACAAAAGTATTATCAATGTGTTTTGATACTGGAATTCGCATGCCTTCTTTGAGATCCGCGCCTGTAATAGGAACTACTGTTTGATTGTCTCTGACTAGATGCGAATGACTTAAAGTTGTTGTTACTTTTCTACCACTTTTTGTGGTGCATGTTATTAGATTTCCATTTACTGGGTGTCTGCTCACATGTGATATCTTATTCCAATGCGTCTTCTCTTGAGCATCTACTCCAATAATATAATATTCGTCTTCCAAAGCATCCAATAATGTCTCGACGCTGTCTGCATGTCCAGTGTTAAATGTATAATCCGGATTTGATTCAATCACTGCATCACATAATTCGCCAATTGGTCCTGAGACCATAGAAATCATTTTTGTATTTTTATTTATTTTCACACACATAATATGCTCACAAAACGGGAGCGACATCTGAGTTGTTGGCTCGCCAATGCTCTGCGCCGCAATCATTCCAACCATCTCACCAGGCGCCACAATTGCGCGCTTATAATCAAGCACAATTGTCTGCATTAATATGTCAAGTGCCTTCTTATTAAAGCGCTTATTTAGCAGCAAGTCTTTAGGCGATAAATAGTAGAAATACATGACTCTAAATAACTCTGTTGGTGGGGCATAGTGAATTTTCAAAAGGCTGTCAAATGTCTCTTCAATTAAGTCAAATGCTTCCAGCATTGTAATATCAACCAAAGAATTAGGATTAACATTTTGCTGTCCCATTACATTTTGAATAATGTGCATGAATGCAACAGGAAGGCGAACAACCTTATCCGACTTGTAGTTGAATATATTTTTAATTATTTTGCTTCTGTTCTCTATCATGTAGTCCGTATATTTCTTGCACGTCTCATTGAGTTGAGCTTCTTGTTTTTTCTGTCTTGTTAGCGCGCTCTTGACAAACATTCCCGATAATGCCTTTGATTTGCCTTTATTGTCTTCCGGAACATTGAAATGCGCATAAATGTCTTGCACAGTCATTTCAACAATCGGAATTTCCTGATTTTCTACCTTGATCGTATCAATGCTGTCATCACCGTAAGAGAATTGAACAACTTTCCCTTTGTTGCTTCGCACAGTCATATCATAATTGACCATCAAATCTTCCATACCTTTGATCAATCTTCGCTGGATATATCCCGTGGTGGAAGTTTTCACTGCAGTATCAATGAGACCAATACGACCACCCATCGCATGAAAGAAGACTTCTTGCGGAGATAATCCATTAATATAGGAGCTTTCTACGAATCCACGCGCCACAGGGCTGTCATCGTATTTGGTGTAGTGTGGCAGCGTTCTGTGTTCAAACCCGTAGGGAATGCGCTTTCCGTCTACATTCTGTTGTCCCAAGCATGCAGTCATTTGCTGAATATTGATTTCTGTGCCCTTTGATCCGGCATTGAACATGATGACAAATCGATTATCTTTGCTTAGATTTTTAAGCGCCTCTCTGCCTGCCTCTGATTGCGCTTTTCCAAGAATGTTGTTGATTTTTGTCTCAAACTCTTCTTCATTTGTTTTTCCCGAGTTATTCTCAAAGACACCGACTTGCACTTGATCAATTAATTTTTTCACATCTGCTTTCTTGTCAGTGATAATACTAATAATTTTGGCATTCGTTGTTGCGCTAGTAATTAAATCGCTGATGCCTACGCTGAATGCACTCTGTTTCATGTATTCAGTGACAATGTTTTGTAAATCATCGATAAATTTGGATGCAGCCATGTTGCCAAAGGAATTACAGACACGATGAATTAGACCTTTGGTGCCTGAGCCTAGAATTCCCTTGTCCATCTGGCCTCTCAAATAGTGGCCATCTTTGATCTCTACGACATTGTTTGACTCTGCAATATTCTCTTTTTCTCCGTCGAATTGTTTGTTCTTCACTTTGATTGAGAGGGGTGGTAAAATCTGCGACAACACTTCAAAATTGCTCACTCGATCATTTATTGATTTTCCTCCTATAAGAGCAGCTGGATTCACTCTGTCAAACATCATCAATAAATTCATTGCTTCCTTGTGTGTAAAATTTATCGCCTCTCTTGTAAATCTATATGATCCCAACATGGAATCCTGATAGATGCCGATAATCGGCGCGTTGTTTCCTGGGCTTATTATCTGGTATGGCACTGCGGCCAAATTTCTTAACTCTGACTCGGCTTCTGGATCCTGAGCCATGTGTAAATTCATTTCCATGAATATCCTTACCATTTCTGGTAAGGCCGGAATACACCTTGAGCTTCATCAGGATGGTTAATCCTTCATTTGAAACCCGTCGTCATCTACTCTCTGAACCTTCCCCATACTCTTACCATAGCGAGGTTAGGGGCTTGGCTGCTGATTATCCAATCCTTCACTTTTTTACCATCGGGTTCGGCTATTAACCGAGATCCTCTCACATTTTTCAATGCAAGAGTGGTAGTGAAGGCTCTAAGGAACTTCCAGTCAATTTGGCGACGTTGCTAAATGTTTCTTTAAATTATTAATAAATTCCTTTGCATTTTCTTTGCTTTCTTCTAAGGAAATATGAACTCCTCCAAAATCTGCCTTAATTCGATTAATATAAACATACCAACCATATTGCTCATTATTTTTATTTAAAGGTTTAATGTATTTTTCAATATCATCATCTATAATTTTTATATCTTTAAACCTTTCATATTTTTTTTCTTTAAAATAACTAATCACACCATTTGATACACGTTTTTTGCTTTCATCACTATGAGTAAATACATTTCCTCCGTTTTTCAAGTTATATCCATTAGGAAATAAGCTGTTAAACTCTTTGATATAATGTATTTCTCTTGTATCAGCATTTGCAATATCACAACATTCGATTAATTCAACCACAAAATCACTTACGCTATATTTTCTTATAGCATTATTTAAGTAATGTGATTGATTTTTTTTTGTTGAGAAAGCTTCTGATATATGACATCTAAAACGCCCTTCATGTCCATAAGGTCTGTATCTTTTGTGGTTTAATATGTGTGAAACTGCTTGACCTACGTATATCTTTGCAGTAGTTAAATTTGTTATTTTATATATTTCGCAATATCTTTGAGTTGGTTCGTCTAATATTTGTTTTGATAGTTTAAGGTAGTTTGATGGTTCCATAATTTATTAATATAATTTTCTTTAAGTAGTTTTATAATAGAAACATTTAACTAGGGAGTAGCACACTTTTAATGCTCCCTGTTGGGGACAAAATGTTATTTACATATGTCTATCCCCGTCAAAATCCGCGTTGTATGGCTTCGTATCCGCCACATTCATTCTAAAAGTATCGCCTTTTTTCATAATTCTAGCGATGTGACACATCATCGACATTCTGTGTAAAGTCGGTTGACGATTGAATAAGATTGCATCTCCATCCATCATGTGACGATGGACAATGTAGCCGTCTTCCAAGACAATTGAGTTTCTATCTTTGTATCGCAAAGTGATCGATTTGACTCCAGGAATTTCCAAGATTTTTGCACCCGGCCAAACATCAGGACCATTTTGCACCAATTTTGTCAGGAATGCCTTATTCACTCGATTCACAACTACAGGCTTTGTAATATTTTTCGCGATCTTCATAGGAATTCCGAGTTCTCTAATGGAAATGTTAGGATCCGCAGTGATGACTGAACGAGCACTAAAGTCAACACGTTTTGCCATCAAGTTGCCTCTCATACGACCACCCTTTCCGTTCAATCTGTCTTTGATCGACTTCAAAGGTCTGCCAGATCGTTGTGCAACCGGATTTGCACCAGGCAACTTATTATCGATCTGACTTGCGACATGATATTGTAATACAGTTGCCCAATCATTGATTACCGATTCCGGTGCATTATTCTGAATTTTCTCTTGAAGTGTCTTGTTAGTCTTGATAATATTTACTAAGATGTGACTCAAATCGTCTTCTGATCTTTGCTGCGCATCGTGCTTGACAGACGGTCGAACAGCAGGAGGCGGAACTGCCATGACTTGACAAATCATCCAATCAGGGCGCGACCAGAGAGGACTGAATCCCATAAATGTCACATCTTCATCCGAAATGCGCTTGAATATTTTTAAAACAAGCTCAGGTGTCAAGGGAATGATAATATTGTCTTCTTTAGCTTCATCGCCTTCTTCAATTGTATTTGTCCATTCAGCATATAATGATGCCATGCCTTCCTTTTTGTATCTCTTGGGCTGCAAACAGCCACAACCATCCTCGGTATCTTCACCACAACGCTTGACATTTTTCACCAAGTCGACAACATATTTCCAACGAGCTTGTGCTGCCATTCCTAAGGCCTGCTTGTATTTTTCTTTGGAGATTAAAAGCCTGCTGCATTTAAAACAGACACACTTTAGTAATTTTTGTATTGTCGATAAATATTGAATGAAGAACACAGGCTTGGCTAATTCGATGTGGCCAAAATAACCTGGTGTTTTCATATAATCCAGACCATCAGTTGGGCAAATGAGTCCGGGCTCTAAGACACCCATTCTAGGATCAAATAAGCCATTGATGACTGGTTTATTATTTATGTATGTATCTCGGCTAGTAATTTCTGCAACTGAACCCTTGCGGATTTCTTCAGGAGACAATATACTAAATTGGATACCAATAATTTTCGAGCTAATTGTATTTTGCATGTTTCCAGAGTTCTTAGACATTGTTTCTTATATTAATAAGATAATAATATTTATATTGTTTTTATTTCAATTTTTTATTTAATTGTTAATTCAATTATTATTTTTATAAATTGTATTTAAATCTTTTCATTACAAAAATAATTATTTAATCTTATTATATTTGAAAATAATATTATTAAATATTACTTAAAAATATAACTTCATACTTAGTAACAGAATGCCAAGAGATACTCAAATAAAAAAAAGCAAATCATCTCCTTTAAAAAAGAAGGAAGAGGCTACTAGATTAAGAAAGAAAAGAGACGAATCGTCTGATAGTGATTATATTGATGAAGATGATCAAGATTCGTCAGAAGAAGAAATGGATATGCAAGAATATCATGAATTTTTAGCAAAAACATTTCCTTCTAAGCATCTCGATAAAAAAGTAAAGGCAGGCAATAAGTTGAAGCAAGTTTTAGAAAAGGATATTAAAAAAAGAAATAAAATAGTTGAAGAAAGTGAGTCATCTGATGAGTCTGAAGATTTAGAAGAAGATGTTCCTAAAAAATCAACCAGATCTAGTATAAAGCCTAAAAATAAAAGGTCAGAAAATATAAAACCTACAAATAAAAAACAAGAAAAGAAAAAGAAGGGTAAAAAAATTATAGAAGAAGAGGAAGATGATGAATCTGATGAAGAAGAAGATGAATCTAACGATGAAGAAGATGATGACGAAGAAGATGATGACGAAGAAGACGATGAGGTAAGTCCAAAGGTCAAAGGCAAGACCGGTAAATTTAATATTATTTTTACCATTGGTTCAGGCCATAATGAATTTATTTCTGAAGAGGAAGACGATGAATGGGCTACGTGCAGTGATGAAGATAATGAGTCTGAGACAGAAAATGAAGACGATTCTGTTAGTTCAGATGAATCAGATTCAGAGGAAGAAGACGAAGAAACACCGAAGAAAAAATCGCCTAAAAAACCTGTAATCAAGGAGTCTTTGATAGAAAAAGATTCTTCATTAGATAAAGATTCTTCATTAGATAAAGATTCTTCATTAGATAAAGACAGTATATTATCTGTTTTAAAAGATCTTCAGTCCAAGACAAAGGATACAGAGCTTATTGATACATGCATCAAAGTATGTGAAGAAAAACTCAAAGCCTCCAGATTAAAGCAGGAAAAGAAGACTAAGAAGCAAAAGAATCGCAATGATCGCATATTTAAACGCATTCTTCGTGACAAAAATACCATGAATGACTTTGAATTCTTTGAAAAGCTTGAGCTAGATCAGCAGAAGAAAATTATCAAGGAGCTAAAAGAGATTAACAAGATTACCAGAGTGGAGAAGCCATATCGTCTCACACTTTTGGAGGCAAATATCCCGTTAATATTCAAATCAGCCGCTCTAAAGAAGATTAGCACTTTACGCTACATGGAGCCCGGTAGCGGCGAATTTTACAAGATCAAGAACTGGGTTGATACTTTTATGCGCATTCCATTCGGCAAATTTAATAATCTACCTATTAGCATCGATGATGGTGTCGAAAAGTGCCATGACTTCATGGCCAATGCTCAGAAAACGCTAGATGACGCGGTCTATGGACTAAATGATGCAAAGATGCAAATCATGCAGCTCCTAGGTCAGCTTGTTACGAATCCAAAAGCAATTGGCAGCGCTATTGCGATACATGGGCCACCGGGCACAGGCAAATGTCATACATATGATACTCCAATATTGATGTATGATGGAAGTATTAAAATGGTTCAGGATATTGCTGTGGGCGACATTGTTATGGGAGACGATTCAAAACCAAGAAATGTATTATCACTTGGCAGAGGCGAAGATGAATTGTATGAAATAATGCCGACTAAAGGTGAAAAATATGGCGTTAATTCAGAACATATTTTATGTTTGAAACCATCTGGAATTAATAGAATTAGAAAATGCAAAAATAAAAATAATTCAATATCATACAAAACAGAATATTTAAATAAAGATACATGCAGCTTGCAGAGCAAACGATTTTCCGATTTAAACGAAGCTGAAACATACCTAGAAAAAAACTGTTTTGAAAATGATATAATTCAAATTTCAGTTAAAAATTATCTTGAATTGCCAAATAATGTAAAGAAAAATTTAAAGGGTTATAAAACAGGAATTGACTTTGAGGAAAAATCTGTTCCGTTTGATCCTTATATTATTGGGGTTTGGTTAGGCGATGGGACTTCTTCTCATCCAAATATTACAAATCAAGAAGCGGTTATTTTACACTATATAAAAAATGAAATTAAAAAACACAATTTACAACTAGCACATTATAGCAAATATACATACGGAATAACATATGATGCATACGAACATGATAGTCGTAATAATAAAAATGTATTTCTACAAGTTTTGAAAGATTTAAATATGTTAAATAATAAACACATTCCCAATATTTATAAGATTAATAGCAGAGAAAATAGATTGAAATTGCTTGCAGGAATTATTGATACAGATGGTCATTATAGCAAAAAAGACAAGGGTTTTGATATTATTCAAAAAAATGAAAGTTTGTTGAACGATATACTATTCTTGGTTAGATCATTGGGATATGCTGCTTATAAAACAGAATGCACAAAAAGTTGTATGTATAAAGGTAATAAAATAGAAGGAACATATTATAGATTATTTATTTCAGGAAGTAATTTAACAGAAATTCCAACAAAGTGTCCTAGAAAAAGGGCTGAAGTTAGAATTCAAAATAAAGATCCTTTGAAGGTTGGATTCACTGTTAAATCAATTGGCAAAGGCAAATACTACGGTTTTGAACTTGACGATAATCATCGTTATTTATTAGGAGATTTTACAGTAACACATAATACTTCACTTGTAAGAGAAGGTATCAGCAAAATTCTCAATCGACCTTTTGCTTTCATTGCTTTAGGAGGCGCCACAGATAGCAGCTTTTTAGAGGGTCATGGCTACACATATGAAGGTTCTATTTGGGGCAAGATTGTGCAGATCTTGATCGACAGCAAATGCATGAATCCTGTCATTTATTTTGATGAGCTTGATAAAATTAGTGAGACACCTAAAGGTGAAGAAATTGCGGGCATTTTAACGCATTTAACAGATACATCGCAGAATTCCCAGTTTCATGACAAGTATTTCGCCGAAATTGATTTTGATTTAAGCAAGTGTTTATTTATATTTAGCTACAATGATGAAAGCAAGGTGAATCCCATTTTGAAAGACCGCATGTATCGCATTCAAACAAAGGGATACAATCAGAAACAAAAGACGGTTATTGCAAATAACTATTTGCTGCCAAAAATCAGAGAACAAGTGCGTTTCTCGACAGAAGACATTATTATTCCCGACGAAACTGAACATTATATTATAGATAATTTATGCAATAAGGAAGATGGTGTTCGAAATTTGAAGCGATGTTTAGAAATAATTTATACTAAATTGAATTTGTATCGTTTGATGAAACCAGGATCTAATTTGTTTGAGGAGGATATGGCGCTAAAAGTGGAGTTTCCTTTTAGGGTGACGAAAGATATTGTAGATAAGTTAATTAAAACTAACAAGGAAAACGTGAATGCGTTGCATAGCTTATACATTTAAATTTTCCACTTTTTCCCTTCGGGTAAGGTGGAGCCAAATGAAATTCAATAGACAAATTATTATATCCTCTATTTATATCAATGCCTGTAAGAACTAGTGCAAATTTTTATCGTCGAGGGGTTCCTAATTCTTTCCAATATTTCGGCAAAATAGTGTCAGGTAATTACACAGTTGGTCAGCCAACTGGGCTTCAGGTAAATACCAATTTCTTTCAGTCGCAATTTAATGCAGTTATAAATCAAAGGTAAACAAAAATATTTTAAAAGGTTGTAAATTTTAAAATACTTTCTAATAGTATAATGCCCAAGTTCAGTAATGGTAAGGTGACTTCTAATGTGCTTTTTTACGATCGAGGTGTTGAGCCTAGTCAAAAATTGTTTGCATGGTATGCGGGTCAAAATTTCTCTGTTATAAAGCAGATCGCCAAATATAATAAATACAATGGTATAAGGAATTAATTCTTTAGTGGTGTCTCTTTCTTTTTGTTAGTCTTCGCTTTGTTTTTTTAGTTTTTCTTCTTTTAGTTTTTCTTTTGTGTTTTCTTAATCTTCTGTTTGTTAGTTTTTGTTTTCTTGATTTGCCTCCTTTTCTTTTCTTTGTTTCTTTTGGTGCAGTTACAATTGCATCATAAATTTCTCTAGCAAAATCACGTTCTTCACTTGTTGTATAAAATGTATTATGTTTTTCCATAAAATAATCTATTCCTCCTTCGGATGCATCTTTTCTAACTTGAGTAGCTGATCTAGCTTGACCTTCGTCTTCTACTGCTTTTTGTGGTATTACATCTGTAGATATTTCAATTATAACACCATTAGATTTTTTTATACCAGCTTTTCTTAATCCATTTTCTATAAATTCCAATTTCTTAAGATCTTCTCCTCCGTCCTTATCGCCTGATATTCTAAATGTGTATATTTTATTTAACGTGTCTAATAAATTTTCCATATCATTTTGAATAGCAGATTGAATTTGATATACCGGTTTTCCCATTTCTAGTATTTCAACTTGACCACCCGGTTCAAACAATCTATCAACATCAAAATCTTCCCCATACTCTTCTTTTAATCTATCTTTTAATTTAGCAACTACAAAATCTTTTTTTAAATTAAAATCTAGCGGGTCTTTTGATGTTCTTTCACCTTTTGGTCCACTTCCTAATAATATTATAGCTTTTCCATTTGTGTCTATAGCCATTTTAATAACACTTAATAATGCTTCTATATGCCCTTCATGTGGTGGATTTAAACGACCTATAAAATAATAATAATTTCCCTGTCTTCTTTCTATAATTTGAATTTTTTTTAATATATCATCGATATATCTTTGTTTGTTAGTTTCAAATTCTGCGATTTTTTCACGTATTTGTTCTGATGTCATTTGACCTACAGTATCTAAATAAAACGTTTGATCTGGTTCTTGTGATGCAAAATCTGTTTTTTTTTGATCATATTGAAGTGGAAGAGTTGCTGATCTTTTTGATGTCATAATATATTATTATACATTATACAAACAAATTAAAAATAGCTGTATAATAATGATAGAAATGTCTTCAACTAACAAAAGCAATAGAGAAGCCTTGAGCGAAAGCGAACAAATATTAGAATCAGACACCCTATCCAATATGATCAACCTATCCAAACAATGTGTAAAATTCTTAGACAGGTTGCAATCATCCAGGCAGCAAATGTTGCTAGATATTAAAAACAACGAAAACGACTTTTTTGAAAAAAATCCCTGTATTGAATCTCAATTTAACGCCCTTTTTGATCCAACTGTGTATAAAAGTAAGGTTCTAAATTTTACCGAGGAATTGGAAGACACTGTTGAAGCCTATTGTTGCCACGAGTATATAGAAGATCTAATTGATATCGAATACGACCAATCTAGGCGAGTAATTTACTGCCAACTATGTGAGCTAACAAAGCGATAAAACAAAAACTATCAAAATAAAATATTAAATAATTATTTTATTTTGTGATGATACATGGTCTGAAAAATATTTTTAATACTCAGAGTATGGCACGTTATTTTTTGATCTTGTTATAAGCTCTGAATATTGATTCATATCCATACAAGCGCATCCCTCGCTGCTAGAAAACGCATTAGGGCAACACTCGGGTTTAAATGGCGTATTTGCAAAAATATCCATTTCCCCTTTAGCCAAAGGAGGATTATTTCGGTTCAAAATAGCCTGAGCACCGGCGCTGGGTGTGGTTCCCATGCTGTAAGAAAGGGTCGGCATGGCCCAAGTATCAGGTCGCATGATATAACCTGGCGCCTTACTTGACTCAAATTCAGGACCATATGCCTTGTTGTTGGAGCTAACAAACCCTTCTTTTCCCATTCCCATTTTAAAACCTTCAGATTCGGCTTCTGAAGTGTGATTTTCATCATATTCATTTGCAGCCCGTCTAGCTCTAGGAGCAGCAACAAATCCCTCTGTCGTTGTTGTATGATTATCATCATATATGTTTGCAGCCCGTCTAGCTCTAGGAGCGGCAACAAACTTTTCACCAAACCCTTCTTTTCCCTTCTTCAACATAGAGAGACCCTCTTGCATCGACATGGTGCAACATGAACACATAACATGTCCAAACATAATCCAAAATAGAGCAAATGCCAAAATGCATATTTCTAATCTACATTTGTATGATCCAATTGAAATCTCCATATTATACATATTCGTTAGATAATTTTTTAAAGCTTGGCTTTTAAAATAGAATCAATCTTGTCATTATAATCCCTAAGTATTTTTCCCTTGCTTTCAAAAAGTTTATTCGAAACTAACAAATGATATAATACTTCATTGTCTTTTTCCTTTTCTTTTCCTTTTTCATCTAGTTCAAGATTTCCTAAAATAACTTCCTTTTCTATTTCGACGATTCCATATACTATTCCTCTGGTAGACATTTGGTCGCCTATTTCAACCTCTTTGATATGCTTTTTGGAACCATCAGACAAATAAATTATGGTGTCTGATTCAAACCCAGCATCTAAATATCTATGAATATTTGCCCTTTGTTCTGCAACATTTTTAATAAATATATTCTGTGGAATAGCATTTACTATCACGGTCAGCGTTTTTTCATAGATTTCATCCCAATCGGTAAACGTGATATCATTGATGATAATTTCCTTGGAACTCGTATTCAAGCAATACAAAAATGGCTCGGAATATTCGCGCAATTCTCGAGCTAAAGGATGGTCTCTAATAGGCAGCCATTGATCCAAATATTTCACAATGTGACTTTCGCTGACGGTTACGGAATCATCTAAAACAAACATCCGCAAGCCTACGGCATCTACTTTCATTTTAGCGGTTACCAATACATTATTAGCTAACATGTCGCCTGCCTTTACATCTATTATTTTCTTATGTGTGCCGTCGCCCATTTCTAAAAGTGTGTCCTTATCAAAGCATCTTAGCTTAGGAACCGAAGACGATTTAATTCCCATTACTTGTGTTAAAAATACCACAAGGATCGATAATAGCAGCGCAAAAACAACATATATTGCGCTGGCAGCTGCAGCGGCCGGCCAACTAAATGGTAACGACCATAACCCGACAATAATAATCACCATGACGATCAACATTAGCACTGTTAGCTCTACAATGGAACCCATTAATGCCTTTAGTGTGTCATATGCGCCTAAAAAGGTATATAATCCGGCAGTCATTATACCTTGCGTTTTGTCAAGCATATCCTTTAATGAAATAATTAGCGATTCTAATGGGATCATTACATTTAATATTTTGTGAAACACGTCTTCGGCGAAATTTCTTATATTTTTTCTTAATAAATTGAGAAATTGTCGTGTTTTTTGAACAGAATCGCCGATAATACTTAACATACTAGTTACACCACTTACCAGGTAATTCAACGGACTCATAGCTTGTCCAGCCACATCATTTTCAACATTTTGGATGCAATATTGGAAATTATCGGATGTGTATTGGAACGCTGTGGTTCCTTCAGGATGCGTAATGTAACCGGCGAAGGGAATGTATTTCGGATTGCATCGCTGATTTTGCCAATCGTTGGCAATGTCTTCGCGCACACGCATAATTTGAAAATAACCGTATACAAATACGACGAAAATAGTAAACAAAAGAAAAATCATAATGGTTGTGCCATACATATCATAATAAGTTAATCCGTCGTATAGTTCGTTTACAAAATGAGAAACTTGGGTGTATTCTAATATATTATTTACAGGTTGATTCATATTTGTTTATACTATATATAATATATAGTATAAATGTTGTAAAATACTCTAAATTCTTCTTTTGTTAGTTCGTCTTTTATTAGTTCTTCTTTTTGTTTTCCTTCTTTTATTATTTCTTCTTTTTGTTTTACGATTTGTTTTACGATTTGTTTTACGATTTGTTTTACGATTTGTTTTTGATTTTCGGTTTAGTTTTGATCCACCTGCATTTGGATTTAAATCAGATGAAAAAAAATCGAGATCTTCTGAACTATATCCTTGAGATAACAATACTTCTTTTTTTCCTTTCTTTTTTCCCTTATACATTTTTTGAATATGCGGAAGTAATTCCTTATTAATAACTGATTCCCATTTTGATTTTAAAACTACTGTAGTTAATTCTTGTATAATACGTAATTCAAAAACTACAACCATATTAGTGGTGTCAATAAATATTTTAGATAATTGTAATTTACATGGTAATACAATTTCTTCTTTTTCATTTGCTGAATTGGAAGCTATAAAATATTTCATATTTGGACCATAAATAATACTTATAACAACTCCATAAATGATATTAGGTCTTTTTACAAATTTAAGAGCCACGTTATAATCATATGACGATGATGCTAATGGAGATACATTATCAACCTGTATTCCGCTATTTTCAGAAGAAAATATTAAATTATTTGACCCAGGTATGAGTTGTTGAGACAATAAGTCTTCAATATTTCCTTGAGTTGCTTCTCCAAAAACACGAGCCAAATCAAAATTGTTCCAATTCGCATCATTTTTATATCCTATTCCCATAAATACTTTTATAGAATTTTCATAATCATACATTGTGACAGGTGTTTTAAACTTTAAATAATTATTTAATGCTAATGCTAATGCTGTATTAATAATAATATTAGATTTAATCATATTAAATGGTTTTTGTGGGTCAATAAAAATATCATCATCATAAAAAGAGTTTATTTGTCTACCCAATCCAGTATCTTCAAAATTTCTAGTAAATGGTTGGACTACAACAAAAGGGGGTTGTCCTGATATACTAAAAATTGCTTTAGGATCTACATATCTAACTAATTCATATCCACCAGTATTTCTTTCTTTAGCCGACTGTTGAAGTTCATCGTCTAATTCTTTAGAAGCTTGAAACATCGATAATGTATTATACATAATTTTTAAATATGAAAGTAGGTTTCTATCTATTTTTATTATTGGATCTCTTATTATACCATTACTAACATTTTTATAATATCTATAAAATGCAATACCTGAACCTATAAAAGTTTTTTGAGTAGGTGTTAATGAAACAACTTCGGCTTCTCCAGTCTGACTATTAAATAAAATTTGCACTGCTTCATTTACTTCCATATCTATTAAAACTCTTTCAGTAACAGGATCTTGAAATCTATAACCTTGGTTTAAATAATATCCTAGAGCTTCATTTTGTAATCCAACTACTATTGGAATATCTAACCAACTATTATCAAGAGGAATACTCATATTTTGCAAAATAGTTTCAAATTCACGTTGATCAAAAAATGTTTTGGTTTGGCTATCATTTGTTATATATTCAATACCATGATCTTTTTCTACTAAATCAATGGCTTTTTGATCTAGTTCTTCTAGTTCTTCTAGTGTTATTTCTTTTGTTTGTTTTCCAACTTTTCTTTTGGTTGATTTGTTTGATTTTTTTTCCTCAGGAGGCGGTATAAAAGTTGCTGCAGCTTTATTAAAAGCTGCCATCGCTCCTACATTTGTATTTGATCTAGTATTTGGGTTCATTTATATTAAAATACTTATAATATCTCTATATTTTATTTTATACTTTTGTTAGTTCATCATCTTCCCAATCCCAAAAAATATGTTTACCAATTGGTATTCTTCTATTTGTAGTAATAATGCATGAGAACCAACTAGAATACACTTTTGTTTGTAGCTCCGCATCCTTATAATTCTTGACTTGTATAAATTTGTTAGATTCAGGATCTAAAATAAAGTGTTCTCCTGTGACGTAAATAGGGTCTCCATTTATACCTAAGGGGATCTTGTATAGCATCTCTTTATTCGGATTATCAACCTTCAAAACAGAGAAAACTTTGCCACCGTCCTCCAATTCTACGCCTAAAGGAAGATCCTTCATTGCGTATATTTCGCCATTCTTTGTCTTAATTTTCGTATCTGGGTGAAAACAAGACCCAATTGATTTAACTAAATCGCCCGGTGGTCCATTCCACATGCTATGCATCGTCTTAATAGACCCATCCATGATATACATTATAACCATTACGATGCCAATAACTTTACCAACCATGTCCTTAATGGCAATCAGAATCTTCTGAAATTCGATAATTAAATTCGAAAAAACGCCAAATATATTTTGAATAATACTTGTTGTAAACGATCTAATATTACTAATCATGCTACGCATTTTATTTAGAGATTCGCCGAGATCACCACTGACGGATGTTAGATTAGATATTAAAAAGTTCATTGGCTGCAAAAGGTAGCCCATTGTGTTAGTTTGTGTATTTTGAATACAGTAATTAAAGTCACTTGTTATGTCTTCTGAAAAAACCCAATAGGGTGGATTGCAACGGTATGCGGGCCAATTATTTTTAACATCATCCGCGGCTCTAAAATAAACCATTGCAATAATTTGCCCGATAAAAGCTAAATTAATCATAATAAAAACGAAATAATTATTTAATGTTGGCATTTTCTATATAATTATTAAATATATTTATTTACTTTTTCTTCTACGATAAGAATTACTCCTTCTTCTTCTTCGACTCTTGCATCTTCTGCCGCCACTCATGCATCCCCATGAAGGCCATCCGCCGACAAGCTTGCGACCTTTCTTGCGACTTTTCCTTCTTCCCGCCTTCTGACCAACTGCGGAATCAAATTCTTTAGCCGCATAAAGATCGGCCTGAACTTTTGTAGAATTTGTTATATTCGCACTCGTGTTAGTATTGCCGACACCCACTTCCTTATAATTTACCTGCACAGGCGGCACTACAAGACCACCCTTGAAATTTTTTTTAGAACCACCAAATCGAGCAGCTAGTTGTCTTTCATTGTTCTGATTTGTTATATTAGTATTTGCTTTATAGATGTTACCACTGTCAGCCGTCGTTGTCATTGATTTCACTCCATAAGCGGAAGCATTGTTGTTATTTACTGTGTTAACCATTGATTATAATATATAAAAATATTATAATTAATTAAATATTAAAATTATAAATTTGTATGAGTTATAGTTTAAAAATAGTATTCTAAAATATAAATATAAAACAATGGACGATAATCAGAGACTTCATTTACAAAAGATGATTGCGGTAAACAATGTGGAAGATCAAACAGGATTAATACGCGAGCTAAAGCATAGCCATGTATTAAGAGAAAATGTGAACAATTTAGTGATGTTAAAGGCGAAGCATTTAGATGATCCGGATGCCCTTAATTTAGAAGCAATGACAGAGTGCAATTTTTTATTCACATATTACACGGATTTGTATAACAAGATAAGAAAGGATGAAATCGACTTGAAGATTCTTTTCCAGTTTATCGAGGTATTAAGAAAGATTGAAGATGGTCAAATGGATCAGCATGAAGGATCATTTGAAGTTGGTCTACTTCTGAAGAAGATCTATGTGGATAGTGCATTAAGAAAAGCAGAAAAGCTAAACGCGGCAACAGGTGTTGTAGAACCCGAATACAAGGGTCCACAAGTAGAAATTAGTTGGAAGCAATTTAAGATGATAAATAGTAAGAAAAAATAGACAAATTAAAATATTTGTATATATAATAATGACAGATTCTAGTTATATGAAATGGCAAATTACCATATTTTCTGCGTTTATTTTTGTTTTAGTGACAATTCCATGCACTTATAAATTGACCCAAAAGATTTTCGGAGGTTTTTTAGGTCAAATTGCTGATGCAAATGGTTGCCCTACTATGCGTGGTTTAGCACTACATACACTTGTGTATATATTATTAATTAGAGGGTCGATGGAGTTAAATATGTTCAAATAATGTATATTGGAAATGCATAATAAAATAATAATGGCATAAATATGGCATTTGTTAGAAGAAAATTACATATTACATATTATATATTTATACATGGAATTATTATGATCATCTATTTTATCAATTTTTACTTGAATGCGCTGGATTTTACATGTCAAATCTTGAACGGATGATTCCAACTTTTCTCTACTAGGTGTTTGTATTAAATCACGATGATGACAAAATAATATATTAAGGAGAAAAGTAATTTAAATAGTTTAAACAATATTCAATAAATGAACAACAAGGATCAAATTATGGCAAAAATCGACGACATTCTGCTGTCATCTCAGACAACACTAGAAATCGCAAGAATGCTGCTTACTTATGTATTTGTTAGTTGGAATGCACTTGATTGTTTATTTGGCGAGAAGAATATACGTAAATTTTTAATAGTAGATTTTTACCAACTTCTACTTGAAAAACAAGATGAATATTTTGAAGGTATGCAAGATTATACTAAAAATGCAGATGAACATTTTTTACTTCAAAATAATATAAAAAAAATAGATGCTATTAGTATAGCATTGCAAAAAAAAGAGTATCATGATGAGGTCATTTATTTAATGAATATCTTATCATAATGATATAAAATGATATAAATATGTCATAACGTTATAAACGTGTAAAATCTAAATAATTATATTTAGATTTTTATCGATTATCACTTCTTTTGTGATATTTCTCAAGATCTTTTCCATATTTTTCTCTTGTTCATCATCACTCGATCCATTCATTACATTACATAACATTTTCAAATATTTATCATTTTGCCTTGATGATGGATCATTGTATTCCGGGTATTTCTTTTGCCATTCAAAAATTTGCTGGATATTTTTCTTACTAACAGCCTTGATTGCATTTGTTAGAAAAATCTTGTCAGTATCTTTAGTCCATTCATCTTTATTCTTGATATAAAGAGTCTCTCGTTTGGCATCACTGCAATGAATTGGTCGTTTATTTACATCCAATTCATTTAATCCATTAATAAAAATGCGCGACACGCCTTCCGAATGACCTAGGCGTGCTGTCTCTTCTAGATCTTTTAATTTAACTTGCAACGAATTTACAAAATCGGTTAAACTAACCGCATCTTTGCAGGTCTCGTTAAGATATATTTGCAAGTTAAAATGATTATTGTTATTGTTAGTTGTATTGTTATTAGTCGTATTATTGTTAGTTGTATTATTAATATTCATAGCATTTGGTTGTATATTTTTAACTACTTCTAACATTATTGTTTTAATATCAGAGTTGTCTTTTATCAGCATTTTTATAATATCTTTATCGGTTAGATCAATTTCTTTATCCATTTTTTGTAACTTTTTTGATTTTTCTTCCAGCATTTTTTGGCATGTTTTTTTGTGAACCGATAAACTTTGCCGATGCTTGTATTCTTTTCCACAATCACACTGAAATCCGTGCGGTGTTTTTTTGGCATTTTTTGTGTCAACATTTGTCAACATTTTGTGTTTCAGTGTCAATAAATGCTTGTCATAATTGCTTTTTTTAGAGCATTTGAAGTCACAAAACAAACATTCAAAAAATCCGGCATTTTTCGGCATTAAATTTGTCAACATTTCTCAATATAAATAAGTTGCGAAAAAAATCTCAGGCATTTTTTCGCAAAAATGCAAAAAAGTATCGTCACACTTTTTTTCATCTGTTTTAAAATTTTAGACCATTATGCTAACAATGTGTTTTTTTTCTGTTTTGTCAAAAGCTCCAATAGGTTCCTAAAAATGGACATTTATAAATGTCCAAAATCGAAAACCAAAAGTAGAATTTACTTTTACTTTTTACTTTACAAAAATCTAAATAATTATATTTATATTTTTATCGATTATCACTTCTTTTGTTATATTTCGAATTATTTTCTCCATATTTTTCTCTTGTTCATTATCTGTTGATCCATTCATTGCATTACACAACATCTTCAGATATTTATCATTTTGTCTTGATGATGGATCATTATATTCCGGGTATTTCTTTTGCCATTCAAAAATTTGCTGGATATTTTTCTTACTAACTGCCTTGATTGCATTTGTTAAAAATACCTTATCTGTATCTTTTGTCCATTCATTTTGATTCTTTATGTAAAGGGTCTCGCGTTTGGCATCACTACAATGAATTGGCCGTTTATTAACTTCTAATTCATTTAAACCATTGATAAAAATTCGAGACACACCTTCTGAATGACCTAGGCGTGCAGTTTCTTCTAGATCTTTTAACTTGACTTGCAGCGAATTCACAAAATCTGTTAAATTAATTGCATCTTTGCAAGTCTCATTCAGATATATTTGCAGGTTAAAATGGTTGTTAGTTGTATTATTAGTTGTATTATTGTTATTGTTAATTGTGTTAATTGTATTATTTGTATTGTTTGTTATGCATTTTAGCTGTGTCTCTAACTCTAATGTTTTATTATTTTGTTGTATAATCAATTGATGTAGTTCCTTATTTTGATTTAAAATACTTAATAATATTTCCTCTGAAATATTGGGAGAATCTACTTGATTATTTATATCGTTTGAAATATTGCAAGTTGTTTTATGTTTCCACAGACCATTTCTAGAGTGATATACTTTATCACATTTTGGGCAAATGTATTCTTTGGCGTTTTTTGCGTCACCTAATGTATCACCTTTTGTCACCTTGATATGTTTAGATGTCATCATGTGTCTGTCATAATCTGTTTTGTTACGAGATTCAAAGCCACATGAAATGCATGAAAACACAAGCGTAAAAACGTTTTTTGGCGTCACCATTTTTCCTTAATATAGGCTAACACAAAAAACTCACGCGAAAAACGTGAAAAAATATGCTCACGATTTTTTTCACATTTTTAAAAAATTTAGACCATTATGCTCACGAGTGTTTTTTTTTCTTAGTTTTCAGAATCTCCCTATGGGTCTGAAAAATGGACATTTATAAATGTCCAAAATCGAAAACCAAAAGTAGAATTTACTTTTACTTTTTTACTTTTACTTTGTTAGTTAAAAAATGACATAAAAATACATATAAAAATACCACATGATATATGATCACAACACAGAAATAATAATGGAGACCATATTTTGAGACTATTTTGTTCCAACCTTTCAGGGAAAACTTTTTTTCCGAGAATTTTCCTAGAATTTTCCGAGAATTTTCTTGAAGAAAATCTATAACAAAACGGGTTAAAACTATCGCAATATATTTTATTAAATGCTCAAAAAGGCAACAAAAAATACCTCTATTAACGTGCTAGTTATAGTCGAATCGCCGGCAAAATGTCATAAAATTGAAGCCTATTTAGGTCCCGGTTACAAAGTATTGGCTTCATTTGGCCACTTGAGAACCCTAGATGGTCTAGATGCGATCGATATAGAAAACGGATTTAAACCAAAATATACAATTATCCAAGAACAAATAAAGCTAAAACAGATCGAAAAGCTGCGATCTGAAATAGCTAAGGCAGACGAAGTAATTCTAGCAACTGATTCAGACAGAGAAGGTGAAGCAATTGCATGGCATCTTTGCGACATGTTCGGACTCCCTGTAGAATCCACCAAGCGCATTGTGTTTAATGAGGTGACTGAACAAGCTCTGCAGGCAGCAATCAGAACCCCAAAATTATGTAATATGGATCTAATCTATGCACAACAATCAAGACAGATTCTAGATTTGTTAGTTGGATTCACTATAACACCTTATTTATGGCAATGTGTTTCTAAAAACAGCAAAAATAGTCTAAGTGCAGGCAGATGCCAAACACCAGCACTAAAACTAGTATACGATAATCATCTAGAAATTCAAGAAGCACCCGGATCCCTTATTTACAATACATGCGGATATTTCACAAATATGAATCTACTTTTTGACCTGAATAAGCAGTTCGAATCGAAAGCCAATGTAATGCATTTTTTAGAGCATTGCAAGACGGCTTCCTTTTTATGTAGTTCTACATTACCTAAGAAATCTGTAAGAAAAGCGCCGGAGCCACTTACTACATCATTGTTACAGCAATTGGCGAGCAACGAATTACATATATCGCCAAAAGAGACGATGAAATATGCTCAGCAGCTATACGAAGGCGGATATATTACTTACATGAGAACAGATAATAAGAAATATAGCGGCGAATTTATTGCAAAAACGCGACAATATATTGAGAGCATGTATGGTCAGCAATATATAAGTCAAAATATAGATGCGTTATCAAACGAAAAAAATGGAATATCGCCTAGCTCAAATAAAGATTCTTTAACACAAGATGCCCACGAAGCAATCAGACCTGTGTCGGTGAATGTTGTAGAAAATACATCCGCTGATTTTTGCAGTAAGGCGCAAAAATTATATGCACTAATATGGGCAAGAACAGTTGAAAGCTGCATGGCATCCGCACAATACAACACAATAACTGCAAAAGTAAATCTAGAACCACCATTTCTTTATAAAAACGAAAATTGTGAATTCAGTTACAAGACTGAACAGGTCACATTTGCGGGATGGCAAATCGTTAAAATGAAAACAGTGGCAACAGAACTAGTAAAAGAATACCAATATTTTTTGGCAATGAAAAAGACCGATAAGGGTTTGTTAGTTGTTCCCAAGAAGATAGACAGTAAATTTAACCTAATAAATCTAAAATCACATTATACAGAGGCGAGATTAGTGCAGCTATTAGAAGAAAAGGGAATCGGAAGACCATCCACCTTTGCATCCCTGATCGACAAATTGTTAGAACGAGAATATGTCAAAAAGCAGAATATAGAAGGCCAAAAAATAGAAGGGGAAGATATTCTGTTGAACATGGATCAAAAAACAATTCAAACTATACCAATTAAAAGGGAATTCGGAAATGAAAATAACAAACTAGTAATCCAACCACTAGGAATAATCGTAATTGAATTTCTGATAAAACATTTCGACAGCTTTTTCAATTATGATTATACAAGAGACATGGAACATGCGCTGGATTTAATCGCATACAACAAGCTTAATTGGACTACACTGTGCAGCCAATGTCATAATACGTTAATATCTATTACAAAGGACTTAAAGAGCGAAACCAAATTTGCGCTAAAAATAGACGACCTACATACGCTAATTATCGGCAAATATGGTCCGGTTATTAAGCGGCAGTCAAAAACGCAGTCTAAGGATATTACATTTATTCCGGTGAAAAAGGACCTAGATATTAATAAGGCGCATTTATTAAAGTTGGAAGACATAATAGAGACAACAATAGCAACAAGTAAAGCAAATGGTCTCATTGGGAAATACAAAGGCGAAGATTTGTTTATAAAGAAAGGGAAATACGGTATGTATGCACAATGGACAAAAGATGGTAAAAGAGAGACCCAGAATTTAAAAGAGCTAGAAGGAAAACAGATAGAAGAGGTCGAATACCTAGATGTATTACGTATTTTAGAGAAGGATACCACATTAGATCCAGAGAAACCGGTTGGGTTTGTTAGAGATCTGTCATCAACATTGAGCATCAGAACAGGGAAATATGGCGACTATATTTTCTACAAGAAACCGAGAGTAAAGACGCCACAGTTTTTCAAATTGAAGGAATTTAATGGAGATGCTCGTAAGTCTGATAAAGCGGTGCTTCTAAACTGGATAAAGCTAACATATAATGTAGAATAAATGAAAAATGAAAAATGAATTAATAAATATATTTAAATAAAAGACAATATATTTATTAATGAGCCAACAAAGACAGATGTTTTTATCAATAAGAGAAAGAGTTTTAACCTTTTTAAAAAGTGAAAATAATAATTACAAATATGTAAGGTATTATAGGGAACAAATAAATAAATATATAAAGGAAGATGATGAAAATGCAATTTCTGCATGTCACGAAATAGATGCAACTATTTTAAAACAATTACTGTATATATTGTTAATGATATATAAAGAAAAAACGATATGCAAATATATTTCAAATGATCTGGCTAATTCAATGATAGAAAATGATATAATTACAGATGCATTACCAATCTTAAAAGAAGCCAAATACAAGGATCAAAAAATAGTAGAAATAAACGAAATAAACAATGGTTTTTCACCCGATATAAATAGCGAGAAAATGACAGAAATAACAGAAATAACAGAAGAAAATGTGAGACAAATATATATTAATTTTCATAATATAAAAAAAATACTAGAACTGACTGAAGGTCGAAACGAGAAACATAAGGAAATAGATGATTATTTATTCTGTTTGTATTATTTCTAAGACCTATGTGCCTTGAATTTGCGACAAGCTAAACGCATCACGAATATTATATTTGCGTTCATTTTGCGGCCTCAAAAGACAGAATTCAAGCATGAATGAGAAATCAAAAGAGCCGAAATCGACAAGGACATTGTTATGATAACGAAATTTGATCTTTAATTTTCGGATTCTTTCTGCCGGAGGATTGAAATACTTATAAGGTCCCATATCATTATCGAACCACTGGGAGATTGGTGTAGTTGGCACCGGAATTTTAGCAAAAGATGAATTAACAATACCATTGGTTTGATTAGTTGATGTCGTAAAAGTGGAAAGATTATAAGGGATTGTTTCATCAATGCAATTGAGCCCTTCGATTTCCATATAAATATAAGCAGGACCCATGAAGTTGATTTTTAAAGGGGCTTGCAAATAATATACAGTAGCACCAGGTAATTCGGGTAAAAGCCAATACCCATTATCACCTGTCCCAGTAACGTCACCGTAGTAAAATCTCGGAATAAGCTTGTTTGCCGCAATATCTGAAGTTGTATCCGAATTGTCGCCAGAATTTCTAGAAAATTCTGCCGCAGAATAAGCAACAGAATCGCACCTAGTGAATCCTAAAAAGGCAGGCAACCCGAAATCAATGAAACTAGGCAACTCTTTATTTCTAGCAGGAATACATTTTTGTTCAATAAATTCTTTCTTAAAAAAGGTTTCGGAGCTGTTTGTTAGGACAAATTGATCTGCATTATTACCGAACCAGAGTTTCTGACCAACTTCATTATAAACAACTTTAAAACGTTCATAACTGGTAAATAATGCCGCAGCATAATTGTATTGAGGATATAATGGATTAGTAAAAAATCCATTTAAATATACAGTAACAGCTTCATTCATTTTGTTAGTTAGCTCAGTTGCCATTTGAGATGGATTATAGAATCCTGGTTCAATAGCAAAAATATATGTATTATTCATATTGTAATATAATCCGGCAAATATCGCTTCAGTTAAAGGATCACTGTATGCATGTTCACCCGGATTATATAATTTAATAAACTTAAAGGTCATATAAACATTATGAGAATCGGTTGAAAACACAGAATAATTGGCAGGAAAAGACCATGAATAAAGTCTAACAGATTGAACATTTAGATAATCTTGAGGTAATTCGATTTCAAAAGAAGAAGGATTACGGTATTTATTGACATCGCGATCCTCGGAATGAATAGACACATATTTTTTCTCAAAGTAATATTGATTAGAATTAGGAATAATAGGATGATTATTATTTAAATCAAAACGGCTCATATAATATTATTATAATTTATTTTTATATGAAAATAACTATAATTGATTAAAATAAATAATCAAATAATCAAATAATCAAATAATTAAATAAAGGAATAAAATTAAACAACCTATATAATATAAATGCAGCAACCAGGAAATTATAACGGTAAACAACCTAACAATACAGCATACGTAAAAAATTATGTTTCAGGCACACCTACATCATTATGGAAAACAATTAAATATGGGACTTTAAGCGAAAATGCAATAACGCCATCATCTGCTAAAAATGATAATTTGTATATTCCTGGAAATTTATATGTAGATGGGACTATAGTAAACCCGTCTGATATATATTTAAAAGACAATATAGAAGATTTAGAAGACAACATATCAGACAAACTAGAAAGATTACGACCAACCCAATTTACATTTAAATCAGATCCAAACAAAAATATCCACTACGGATTTATAGCCCAAGAATTTGAAGAATATTTCCCTGAATTAGTTGTATCAAAAATAGATAAACATGTAGCAAATTTAAAGGCGATCAACTATTTAGAATTAATTCCTTTGTTAGTTTATCAAATACAGAAAATGCAAAAAGAGATCGATGATTTAAAAGCGAATATTAAAACAGATGCTTAAATAAAGAACTAACAAGGTAACCAATTATCAATTATCAAATATCAAATATTATATATAATAAATAATATACATAATATTTATAAACCCAAATGGATAACAATTTAATGCAAAGATTAAATTATTTTTTATATTCAATAGCAATAGCATGCGGATTGATAGTCGTAGGTATATGTGTATCCGGTAAAATAGACAATGGCAGCGTAACTGCATTTTTAACCGCTTATATAGCACTAGGTGTTATTATATGTATCAAAACAGCATTAATGGGAAGTAACATGAATTTCGATGGCCTGCCTCTAATGTCTAAGATAGTCAATTTCATGATGACTTTTTTTCCACTGTTATCCTTACTTGTAGTTATATTGTGGATTGTGATAATAATATTTAAATATTACGATCGAATAACACAAGGACATGTATCCGATTACTACACTTCATTTATGAATATAGCAAGTATTTTGATAATAATACAAATTTACATGATATTTAGCGAAACAAGTGATAAACAGCCTACTTTGTCCCCGAGGACGTCCTCAATATTGAGGTTGTTATCCGTCTTGTCGAGTCTTTCGGTGATAACAGTGGCGATTGTGTTGAAATTTTATGTAACCGATTGTTAGCGCTTCATTTTATGTGTATTATAATATAGGTAAAATGAAGCGTTAAAGCTACAATGTCAATCTACAATTTAATAAATTTATAAGTCAAACCATAATACATGTCGGTTTCCCAAATGCCGGCGATTTTCAGCAAAAACATATTATTAATTTTATCAATATTTTCAGAGAAGATTTTAATGTTACCATTTTTCAGTTGTTCATATATTTTATATTGAGGAATTTTGCCTCTAATATTAATTTTTTTGATGATATTGTCTTCGATTGATTGCAGAGATCCGATTAAATCCTTGTAAAGATTTACATCAAAACTGCACTTGAATTTGTTGTAATATTTTTCGATTGTTAGGTGATTGATATTAATAGATAGATAAATTCCATTTAAAGTGAAAATAGGGGTTGAATAAATAATGCGAATAAAATACCCATCATTCATGATATTGTTCTTAATCGGGTCGCAGAAATAGACACAGTCTTCATCATATTGATCTAATGTTTTTACTATATTCATAATTAATTATATATTAATAATTATGAATATGCTTTTATTACTTTTTTACAAAGAATTAAATATCAATTATCAAAATTAAAAATACAATCCGTAAAATACAGTAATAAAGAATAACCAACAATAATAATAATTACATCTATATGAAATTTCAAGAAACCCATTTTGAAGAATATATTAATGCAGTAAATAAAATAAATATACATCCAAGGTTAGAAAAGGTTTATTCGCATTTTCCTAGTTCGATCGACAAACTAGGTAATTTAATATTTTATGGCCCAAGCGGTGTCGGTAAATACAGTCAAATGTTATATTCGATCAAAAAATACAGCCATTCTGAATTAAAATATGAAAAGAAGCTAAGCCTTGTATTCAATAAGGATGTCTATTTTTTCAAAATAAGTGACATACACTATGAAATAGACATGTCTTTGTTAGGTTGTAATTCCAAATTACTATGGCATGATATTTATTTACAAATAGTAGACATTATTTCAGCGAAAACAGAAAAGTCGGGTATAATTGTATGTAAGGAATTTCATAATATTCACAGCGAATTATTGGAAAACTTTTACAGCTATATGCAAGACAATAATGCATCAAATATAAATATAAAGTTTATTTTACTGACCGAAGAATTAAGTTTTATTCCTGATAATATAATGAATTGCTGCGAAATAATTAGTGTGCCTAGGCCATCAAAAGTTGCTTACGCAAAGTGCTGTAAACAAAAGCTACCTAATGATTTAAAAATAGAAACAATAACTAACATAAAAAACTTGCATGTGAATATTACTGATCTAATGTGTCCTTACAAGATCATATGCGATAAAATTATTAAAGAGATGGTAAATATAGATGCATTAAAATTCCTGAAATTTCGCGACTATTTGTATGACATATTTATTTACAATTTGGATATAACAGACTGTATTTGGTATATATTGACCTCATTAATAAACCAAAAACATGTAAATAAAGATAACATGTCGCCCATTCTATTGAAAACCTATATTTTTTTGAAATATTATAATAATAACTATAGACCGATTTATCATTTAGAGAGTTATTTATTTTATTTAACAAGCATTGTGCATGGATTTAAATAAAGCGGCGGCTATTTTAGAGATTGATTTAAATGCAATTAAGTTGTCTAGTTTGACACAAGACTATATTAAAAAGCGATTTCATAAGTTGGCATTAATAAACCATCCAGATAAAAATGGGAATAGTTTTGAATCAACTAACAAATTTCAAGAAATAAATGAAGCATATGAATATTTAGCAAAAGAACTGAAGGAGTTTGATTTTGTAGAAGACATATTTGTTAGTTCAAATGAAAGACCAAATGAAAGACCAAATGATTCCAATAGCAAATATATATATTTATTATCTCTTTTTATTAGTAGTATTGTAGATGGTCAATATAAAGAGGCCATTAAAAATGTGATCAAAGAAATAGTGACCTACGGACTAAAACAATGTGATAAGAATGTATATTTAGAGCGAATCTTTTTAGAATTAGACAAAGACAGTGCATTAGAAGTATATAATTTTATATGCAAATATAAGCACATTTTACATATCAATACAGAGACTTTAGAATTTGTTAGTTCATTAATAAAGAAGAAGTATAATAATGATAGAGTATTTATATTAAATCCATCAATAACAGATTTAATGGAGAACAATATATTCAAGTTGAATGTAGATGATCAATTATATTTGGTTCCATTGTGGCACAATGAGTTATATTTTGACAGTCCAAGTGGCGATATTATTGTTTTATGCAATCCAGAATTGCCTGCAAATATGATAATAGATGAAGACAATAATATTCATGTTCAAATAGATATAGAAGGTAACAAATTATTAGATTTAATAAAGAAAGAACAAGGCTCCAATGCCTTTGTTAGTTTGTTAATAGGTAACAGAGATTTTAGTATACCTTTAAATCAATTACATATAAAAAAGGAACAATTATATAAACTGTTTAAACAAGGAATTTCACAAGTAATAGAAACTGATATATATAATGTTAGCTGCAAGGCAGATATAATAGTAAAGATCCGAATTGTTTAGATAAGTATTTTAATTTCATTATTGCAATAAAATAATGGAATTAAATAAAAAAGAATATTAAGGAATTTTGTTTTGTTTTGTTTTAGAATATGTTTATTTGAATAATTTATTTTCTTTTATATTAGGGCAAATATTGCAAATTATTTAAGTCATAAATTTAAGTCATTAATTTAGGCATCTGTCTTCTTGCGAATAACCTTCTTCTTGGCAGCCGCGGGCTTCAAATCCTCGACAACTTCCTCCTGAACAGCTTCCGCAACAGGCTCGACAAAGACACTCGCAACAATAGGGGTCGATACAGGCGCTGATACAGGAACATGCACTGGTGCAACTAGATCAGCCTCATCATCACTATCGATCACCATGGTTGAAACCTGTCCATCATCAGGCTCCTCGATTACCTCAACAGGCGGCAACGTCTTGAGAAGTGCCTTGTCGGCCGCCTTAGGCTTCAAGAAACACTGTCCCTCCATAGAAGGCTTAGGCTTCTGCACAATAGCCTGCTTCAAGTTCCAAGTGATCGAAACCTTGCCATTGACAAACCATAGACCACCACACTGGAGTAAGCAGATAACATGAGTCTTCGGCTTCAAGAACTCAAGAGGACTCAAGTGGCTATTAGTCTTGCCATTAATGTATAGACCATTGCCATCTTCATCATAAATCTCTGGCTTCCAAATTCCGCTCCAACATGGGATCTTAACAGTAAGAGTAGGCGCCTTGCTTAGATCAGGCTCTTGAGTGCCCTTGAACTTGGGATGTCTGAGCATCACATTAAACTTTTCCTCCATCACATCCGCGCTGCTGATAACCTTGCCGAACCAGTCCTTAGAATTCTTCATTGCATCCGCCTTCACCTGACCCTCTAGTCGGCGCATTCCGTCAAGAAACGCCTGACAGTCCGCATTAGGGAAGTCACTATTAGGGAATTGCAAAGACATGGTAAATTTTCCTGTTGGATTCTTTTGTTGATCTTGTCCCTCTTGAGCGCCCCAAGTCAAGATTAAAGGCGTAGATAATGTTAGTGATTCCTTGCTAAATTTATTATACAAATTTACTACTTTTCCACCCGAGGCATGAGCCTTAGGGGCAGAATAAGAGAAGACCTCAGTATTAATATTAGTTCCGTCGATGATTGAGTCAGTCATTGTTTGTTAGTTATACTATATATATAAGTTATATCTTTAAATCAATTTTTTTTTAAATAATATATTGAATTTAAAAGCCTTATAATTGCACACATTTATCGTAAGCATTTGAAAAAATATATCATAAATATATGATATTTTGTAAATATTATATTACAAAATAACTCAAAAACAATTATATAATATAATATATATACAATACCAATGTCTACAACAAATCTCATATTAACTAACAAAAGTGTATCCAGATCTGCAAATGGTAATGGTAACAATAATAATAATAATATTTGTAGTCTAGATTACTTAAATGATATTTATGATAGCATTTATACAAATGTTAAAATGAAATCTTGGAATAAATTAGAAAAAGTAGACAGCGACACAATGTCAATTCCCAAATTTGAGGAGCACAATATGTTATTACAATATAATTACAATGTGCAACAATTAAAAACAATCGTCACGCATTATAAATTAAAAATTGGCGGCAACAAATCACAATTAGTAACAAGAATATATTCCTTTTTGTATTTTTCGCATTTTATTACTCGAGTTCAGAAAATAATGAGAGGATATTTATTAAGAAAATACAATAAATTGCATGGCCCAGGTTTTAAAAATAAAGCTGTTTGCACTAATACAACAGATTTTTTTACAATGGATCCCTTATCTGAACTAACAAATAGCCAGTTTTATAGTTTTGAAGACACGGATGGCTTTATTTATGGTTTTGATATATTATCCATTTATAATTTAATTTATAAGTGCGATGGTCAAATTAAAAACCCATATAATCGCTTACCAATATCATCAGAAAATATTGAAAAGTTCAGATCATTATTGAGACTGAGTCGTATCCTGAAGATTCCTATTTGCACCGAAATAAAAGATATAAATGAAGATATTTCAATTAAAAAATCGGTTGAATTAAGAGCACTAACATTGTTCCAAAACATCGATGCTTTAGGCAATTATTCTAATGCACAATGGTTTCTAACTTTGGAAAAACAACATATGTTTAAAATGTTGAGAGAATTACTTGATATTTGGTCATACAGAGCACCATTAACTATGGAAACCAAAAGAGCCATTTGCCCGCCTTTAGGAAATCCATTTACAAGAAATTTGCATCAATTGCAAACAATAGAAAATATTGATGAGGTTCGCAAATACACTTTAGAAATTTTAGAAAGATTTGTTAATTTAGGAATAGATCGCGATTCTAAATGTTTGGGCGCATATTATGTTCTTGGTGCATTAACTTTAGTGAGTCCAGATGCCGCTACATCGTTGCCGTGGTTATATCAAGCAGTATGCTACATGTAATGAAAGACAATCTTTTAATTAATTTAAAATTAAATCAAATATATATATTATTTAGCAGACCTAATACAATCACAAATAATATATATTAATGCGTTAAACAGCTTAAAAAGATATTACTTTAGTATAGTATAATAGAATGCCCAGACTAAGCAAATCTAAGACTTCCGACGTTGTCGATACTCCTGCTTCCACTCCTCTCACTGTTGCCGATGCTTCTGCCAAGGTTGCTGTTGCCGATAAGGTAAAGAAGGTTAAGGAGCCAAAGGCTGCAAAGCCCGAGACTGTTCCATCTGTTGTTGTTGTGACCCCTGTGTCAACCCCTGTTGTTTCTGCCCCTGTGTCTCTCGATGAGACTGTCGCTGTTGAGGATGTGGAGGCATCCATTGCCGCTCAATCTGTTGAGTTCATGTCCAAGCTTAACCAATTCAGCTCTATGATCGCTTCTCTCAAGACCGAGTATAGACTTCTTGAGAAGAAGTGGGCTCGCGAGCTCAAGGCTGCACAGAAGACTAGCTCAAAGAAGAAGAAGCGTGCCGGTAACCGCGCTCCCAGTGGCTTCGTGAAGCCTACCAAGATCTCTGATGAGCTTGCCAAGTTTTTGGAGAAGCCTACCGGAACCGAGATGGCGCGCACAGACGTGACTCGCGAGATCAACAAGTATATCCGATCTCACAATTTGCAGGATGCTGGAAATGGTCGCAAGATTAACCCCGATCAAAAGCTTCAGACTCTTTTGAAGTTGAAGAAGACCGATGAGCTCACTTACTTCAATTTGCAGAGATACATGAGCCCTCATTTCCACAAGGCGGAGAAGGCCGTTGCTGCGGTTGCTACTGCTTAATTTTTTTAAAAAACAAATTATAAAAAAGATAAAAACAAACAACTCTTTAAAAACCATCAATTCTTTAAAAACAAACAAAAGATAAAAACAAACAAAAGATAAAAACAAACAAATTATAAAAACAAACAAAAGATAAAAATATCAATTCTTTAAAAACCAACCCAATAAATATTTAAAAAATAATATATTTTATATAAAACATATTATTCAAATACTTATAAATAATTTAATTTATGCATGAGATCTATTAGAAAAACTCTCAAAATCTTCATAACTATCATCTTCATATTTATAATTAACAATACCAACTAACAAATCTCTTTTATCAATATGTGACTGCAATTTCAAGACATCTTTAATCGTGATCTTCTCTTCTTCTTTCGACATCTGATAATTTTTATTTAAAATGTATTTAATACAAAACTCTTTTGTTAAAACCTGTGTCTTTAAAATGTCCCAACTATCGTGAGCATAAATATTCTCTTTTAATGTTTTCATGTCATATTGTTTATTATATAAGTCTAACATACTATATTTATATAATAAGTATTTAACTTTAAATAAAAATAAAAATAAATAAATTCAGAACCGAATAATAGATTAATCAAATAAATAATTAATCAATAAATAAGAACCCATCTTCCTTCATAATTTCCCTAACTAACAATTTTTGCACAGGACCATTGATGATCTTCAAGTTTTTTACATTATCATTAATTTTTAAATCAGAAATCTCGAACATGCTATTTATTTTTTGCAACAATTCTAAATCTAAATCTAGATTTAAATCTAGAACTAAATTACAGTTATTATCTGTATTTTTTAACCATTCATAAAAAGATTGATTCAAATTGTTATTTTGGTTATTTATTTGTTCCTCTTGATATTTTCGAAATATCTTGATTATATTAGGTAAATTAATCTGAATGTCACGACTATTATTATTTGCATTTATATTATAATCTGTCCCCGACAATACACAAATCTCTCTAAATTCCTTTTGTGTCATATTTAAACTTTCTAAAATACCTGTGGTATAATATAAAACAACCGACTGATTCGTTAAACTTAAATATCGTAACACTCTTTTGCAACCATAAACAAACAAATCCATATCCTCACTTAAACAAGCCCAGACCTTCTTTTTAATAACTAACAAAGCACAAAGCTCATCTGCCTCTCCAGGAGCATCACAATAAGTTGCACCATATGCTCGTATTAATTCCTTTACCTTCGCTATTTTTTCATGCGTAATATAGACAAATTGTTTTTTGAGCTGATCCATTTGGTCTTCTAGTTCCTTTTTGTCCGTGGTCTGTGAAGAGGATTCTAGCTGATCCTTTAACTTGTTATATTCATTTTTAGCGGCTGCCTTATCTTCACGTCGCTTTTGAAGGAGGGCCTTCTTTTCAGGGGGCGGTTTTCCGTCGAATACAAATATAGGAATTATATTATATTCTCTGAAGATTGCAAGCATTAAATATATATTTTCCAATAATGTGCCGTTCGATTCGTATTTATATAAGTAGATGCTGATGTCTACTGCTATTTTTTTTCCGGACAGCTCTCCGATACCAATTTGCCAAATAGATTGATCACAATTGTCGCGTAATATTTTGTTGAGATATTTGATGCCCATAAATTATAAATTGGAATAGTTACTATATTATATCGAGTATAATTACTAAATCAATTTTTTATATTTATATTATATTATATTAAATAAATTATGCCCAACAAATCCAAATCCAAAAGATCTAACAAATCTAATAAAAAGATAGGTGGAAATGTAAATGTAAATAAAAAGAATCTGCCCGAAATTCTGACAAAATATGATATTAGAAGATTTGAGGGAAAATAATATGATATAAATACAGCTGAAGGATTCAAGATGCTCACGATGCAGATCTTGGCATTAATCGTAATAAAAACCAAAATATAAATCAAAATATAAATCAAAATATTAAAAAAGAAAATACAAAGGAAGAACCGCCAAAGAAAAAATATAGTATACTTACATTGGCGGCCGGTTTATGTTGTATAGGAATAGTAATTGGCGTTCCATTATTGATAAAAAAGAATTGAAATCATTTAACATTCATAATATAGATGTATTAACAATACATTATGAATACTAGAAGTAAAAAACAAGTAATGCTAGAAGTCAATATAGATTTCGGTGATGCAAGCAAAGAATGGCATAAAAATAAAAAATCAATAGGAAATAGTCAATACAAGTATATTTGTCAGATTCAAACTAACAAAGACAAAAACAAGGTGTGTAACAATGTTTGCTATCAAGGGTCAGATAAATGCTGGATCCATAGGAATAAATAGGTCACTACGTTTACAAGGTCACTACGTTTACAAGGTCACTACGTTTACAAGGTCACTACGTTTACAAGGTCACTACGTTTACAAGGTCACTACGTTTACCCCAACTCACAAATAGTCATCCGAAGATTGTTAGTTAAAAAATCTACCTCATCCTTTTTCTTAAAGCTAGCATTCTTACTCTTTATTTTTTTTAAAAAGTCTTCCGAGCAATTGATTGCTTTCAGCATTTTAGGAGCCTTGTATTTTTTTTCAATAAAATTACAAAAACTCATTTGACTCGCGCTCGTCTTTTTAAATTGAAGCATTTCGGTATTGTTAGTTTTGCACCAGCCCAAAAAGGGTTGATAATTATAAATTAAAATAAGCGTGATAATATAATAAGACAAAACATTGGTATCTTCTTTATACATTGTATTGCGAATATTTTGAGCCACATCGGTTTTCTCATACAAATTCCTATATTCCATGTTCATAAACCGAAGCACTTTCACTAATTGAAAAAAAGAATAAATACTTTCCATGTTAATAAAATATTCGGTATATCCCAAAAACTCATCCAGATCCTTTTTATTTTTAGTATTAAAATAGCTGCAAAAAAGCACATTCATGATCCTAGCCCAGAATTCCGTATATGCTTCAAACAAATTGACTTCAGAATGAACAGGAAATATAGATAAAATTTTAGCATGACATTCGCTTGTATTCATATCGGAAAAATCCAATGCAAAATTATGGAATGTTTCATGTATTAGCACTTTAAACCACTCTTCCTTTCTAAAAACCACGATTTCGGAATTTGTAGGACAAGATCGAGTAAAGGCGGTATTCACATTGTTTTCATTTAGTATTTGAATCGGAGAACTAGGAAGCTCTTTTGTTAGAGAAGTGTGATAAATAAATATTGTTAGTTTATTGGAGCACTCACGTGAGGCATATTCATTTGCAATATACAGCCATGCCAAAATATGATCCACATAGTTGTTGTATTTATTGATTTGTAGCTCGGGTTTATCATCCTCAATTAAAAAATGGATTGTTATTGTTCGTTCAAGAAGTGATATAGTATATGTAAGAGAGCTTAAAGAGTAATCATCGATATGTTTTCGCACCTGATTAGGAAAAACATCCGCATTAAATGTAGCAGGCTTGGGTATTTTTGTTACATGATCTATTTTATTGATTTTTAATTTATAGAAGGATGATCCTTGTTTAGATTTATTATAACTAACAAACCGAAAAGCGTCGTCGATTTCATGAAAAAATTGCTTAAATATTGCATTGGTTGCCTTCGTTTGTTTTATATGTGGAAGACAATTGTATTTATGAAAAAAAGATATTAGTTTTTTGCTGTTATTTGTGATTTTCATATATGTAATATGTTATATATTATATATTATGATTATAAATATACAATATGTTTTTATTATATTTTAAAATGAATCAATATATTTTAAACTAACAAATCTTGTTTTTAGAATATATAAGTATTTCAAGAATAATGACTTAAAGAGAATTTAATAACTTAATATTGGCTATTATATTTGCTGCTGCGCCAACTTGCCACGAATTATCATCAGCGTATCGAATAGCTCCGGCTCCTGTCCGCGTCTATAATGCTGCAATTTTGCATTCTTGGTTTGAGTCAATAGATTCTTCAAGTCTTCATTCTGAGTGAATTTCGCCTGCTGAGCATCGCTCATCTCCTGTCTCGAACGTTTCAAAAAGAAATCCGGATCAATCTCCACTTCCTTTGGTCTTATTAAAATGTTACCCGACTTTCCGGTCTTGCCACCCGCCCCTTTCGCCATTGCGGGATCTTGAGACAAATCTGTCCCCGAATCCAAAGCAAATTGCAAGTAAAACTCTGGATTCTTCTTTTTGAATTTAGAACCCTGATAATAATGCTCCACTGAATTCCATTTGTGGTTATCAAGAACAAATGGCGCAATCCAAAAATTAGACAGCTTCCTACGCCAATCAGGAATCGCGTCCAAAACAGCATATTCGCGCACTGCTTCTTCGGGAATCTTTTCACCCGACCCTTTGCCTGGCCGCGCATCCACTGATTTGGAATAAAACTGAAACACTGTATTATCGTCAAATAAGTTCATTATTTTCGATTCACTCAGCTCGTCAAATACAGGCGCTTCCCTATGAATGCCTGTTATGTCGCCTCTAAATGCCTCAAATTCGGGTATTAAGCTGAATATTCCTGCATTTTTTTCCATACACTTATCTGCAATCATTCTTTTAATATCATACGGCAATTCATTAAATGTATAAATCATTTTTTTCTTGTAACCAATAATCATATAATGTGAGCCTGTGTGATCGACTATTATATAAAACTCGGGATTGAATTCGCCTCTACTTTCTATGATTGGATCCACTGGGCCGCCACATTGCATCACATTATTTAGATCACCGCTCTTGTGAAATTTACTCGATAATATGATTATTTTAATATTTAAAATTCTCTCTAGCGTGTTTATTGCCCATGAGTCCGCCCAAAAAGCACATGTTTTGATCACCTTTTTCAATTCGGCTAAATTATTAATGTCTTTCATGAAATTATAATCCTTTATATTTTCCTTCGCATATTCATATTCACGCTTTAAACTCTCCATTAAGTTTTTCTTTTTTAATGCAGCATCGCGAATTATTAATTGCTGCTGTCTATCAATCGTTGTTGCCATTTTCGACTTTAATTCATCATATTCTTTCTTTTCCTTTATGAATACGGCCTTGGTATCTACTATTTCTTTTGAATACATATTGTAGCTCTGCTTATATACATTGAAAATTTCTTGTTTAGCATCATCGGCAATTTTTTTTCTTAATTTATCCACTGTAGTGTCTTGTCCAATGCTGTGAAATGCATCTCTAATAGTGGCAAACAAACAGTCACCGCTTCCTTCATTATCTGTAATAGTGTAATTGTTATTTTTCATGTATTTTTGAATCCATATATCGTCCGATTTTTCATGGTATTTTTCTCGTATATCAGTTGCTTGCTTAGAATTTTCCTTTGCTAATAATTTCGGTATTACGGCACCTAATCGGGGAGTAAATATGTCGCGTCTAATATGGGGTATTTCAATGTCTGCCGCTGCCGCCGCGGATGCATCGGGCGAATCATATTTCTTTTTATCTTTGGCTTTATCCTTATCTTTTCCCTTTTTTGAGCTTTTCGATGGCTTTAAATTTTCTTCTTCAACCTCTTCCAGATCCTCTTTGTCAGGCACCATTCTTAGTTTATTTATCATTTCCTCTGTTGCAAAAGTGTAAATCAACGGATCGTCAAACTTTTCCAAGTCTAAGTCGCCAATTTCATCCCTATAAGCTAACAAATTGGTAGATAATACTTCATATACACCAACTTGAATCACCTTGTTATTGTGTTTTACTAAATAAACTGGAAAATAGGTTATATTCTTAGTAGCGAATGTATTTTTAGGATTTCCAATTGCAATTATAACATTGATTCCTTTTATTAGCACCTGATACAAGTTAGTCTCTTTACTTAAGTCATCAGGATCTACTCTTTTCAGTTCTACATAATTAACACTATTGTCTAATTTAGATACAACCATGATTTGTATATAAATTAATAAGATTATTTTAATATTTTATATTGTATTTATATTTATATTTATATTATTCCGCATTTTATATTTCAAACTCTGAATTTTTCTAAAAATGTATCTAAGGATAAAGGATGCCACATCATAAAGTTATCCTTGTTATAGTTGTCTAATGTGCTACTACATTCAGTATAAATTTTAAAAAATATGCTATTTTTATCATTTAAGTTAGTGTAAAATAAATATGCTTCTTTCATTTGTTGGTAACTCATTATTTCGTCATATTTTTCTTCAAATAATGTATTACTAAGATCATCATGAGTAAAATTATATATTAGTATTCCAAAAATGTTACCATTACTATAAATTCCCATTTGTAATATAATATAAAATATATTACAAATCCTTAAATTATTATGCAGTAAATATAATAAATATTGAAAGGTGGAAATCTTTTGCCTCCAGCTTTGTAGTGTTCGTAAAACGAACACGGTAAAGGTGGAAAGATTAAAAAAGCAAATAACTTTTCATTTTTGGATCTTCTAATAGTTCCGTCATATACGCCCACATTTTATGTCGCTTTTCTACTATTTCATAATTTTCCGGACTATTCTCGAAATAAATAATAGTAGAAATAATATCCTGTTTTTTGCACTTGGCTGCTTTAATATTTTTCGCAATTCCATAATATTGACAAATCTTCAATAAATCTTTAACTTTATATTCTTCATCATAATATAGCTCTTCATTTCCAGCATAAAAATTCTTTTTGATAAAATAACTTAGATCACATTGAGATTCATCTATACTAACAAATTTATTATTATTATTAATTTCATCATCTAATTGAAATTCCTGCATCATTTTTTCCAATTCTAGACTATTGTCTTCTGCTGTTGTTAATTCAGTGTCTTCAAGAAAAAAAGTAATATTTGCATTTGCATTATTAAAAGAATCCATTATTAAATATTATAATTTATATATTATATATTATAGTATTTTTTTAACTAGTTTTTAAACTTGTTTTTATTTACATTTCAACTAGATCTTACATTTCAACTAGATCTTACATTTCAACTAGATCCATACATTTAAATATTGACTTGTTCGACAAACTCTTGAAATCCTTCGCCTTGCTTTTTGCGAAAACAGTAATCAACTCAATAATATTTAAGCCATTGATGATATACAAATCCTCATCGTAATCGTGTGCATCTTCGACTGTCTTTATGATCTCCTTGTTGAACAAAATCGCCATGTTTTCCGTAATCTCGTCCACTTCAAATTTCTTATCGGGCATATTAATATATTCAGACATTGTTCTCAACAACGATATTAAGAGCTCGTATATCGAGAGTCTAGGCAAGAGACCATTCAGAGCCAAGTAGACAAACAACAAACTTGTTAGCTTGCGCTTCTCATTAATAACATTCATGTCGCAAAACTTATCATAATCTTTATCCGGATCGTAATATTTCATCTCTTTAAACAAATCCAAATAACTTATAAAATGATTGTCGATTGACTGCCTTAGCCACGCATAAGACCCTAATAAGTCAGAATAAAGGTCGGCATATAGCTTCAACAATGTCTTGTTACTTAAAACAATATCGAGCATGAGATTTCCTATTCGCGCTATTAAAATTGCAGGATCCGGCTCTGCTTCAACAATTTCATTTAATACACCTATTATTTGATCTCTTATTAATAAATATTTGTCTTTGGTCAATTTACTCATTGATAGTTTTAACTTGTCAACCAATGCATCTAGTCCGCTTTTTTGTTCTATTTTTGTAGTCTGAAATGATCGAATCGAATCCCAATCTTCATTAGTTACTTCCATTCCTTTATTCCCCTTTTTTCTTCTTTTATCAGATTTAAAGCCTTGATCTGAAGAATGACTAGAAGAATGATTAGAAGCATGACTAGAAGCATGACTAGAAGCATGATCATCCTGAACCTCTTTAACTTCTCTCTTTTGAAATATATTGCTATTAACAAAAGCACTAGAACCTATTTGAGTTGTCAGAAAATTAAACATGTTTATCGTCTCGTCAGGTAACACATATTCGAAACCAGCAAACAATACCGCATTGGCCTGTTGTAAATTATACTTTTGCATTTGTGTAGTCATTATATCGTTATTCTACTTATAATATAAAGACTAATATTTATATCAATTTTTTTTTAAATATAATATTATATTAAATAAACTTAAAACTAACATACTATAATATAGTATAATGACAGACGAAAATAAAAATTCAGACCCACAGTTAGAAGACGATACTATTGAGATAATAAATCAATGGGACGATTTAAATATAGATCCCAATATTTTAAGAAGTATATATGCATATGGTTTTGAAAAACCGAGCCCTATTCAGCGCAGAGGAATTAAGCCTTTAGTTGATGGACGCGATGTGATTGGGCAAGCACAGTCAGGCACAGGTAAGACCGCCACTTTTTCAATCGGCGCACTTTCAAGAATCGATTTGACTAAGAATACTACGCAAGCATTAATCATGAGCCCTACACATGAGCTAACCCGTCAAATTACCAAGGTAATTAAATCCTTGTCTGAGATGATGGATGGCATTCGAATTAAAACGATTATAGGCGGTTCATCTATTGATGATGATGTTAGCTTTATGCGGAACACTCCTCCTCACATTATTGTTGGTTGCCCCGGAAGAGTGTATGACATGATAAGACGGCGACATATTAATGCATCCACTATTAAGATGGTTGTGCTTGATGAAGCGGACGAGATGTTATCACAGGGATTCAAAGACCAAATTTATAATATTTTTCAGCATCTGAATAAGGATGTGCAAATTGCCTTATTTAGTGCAACATTGCCTGCAAATATTACTGCTCTTGCGGATCAGTTTATGCGAAATCCGGTTAAAATCAAGGTAGCCGCCGAGCAGCTAACACTGGAGGGTATTAAGCAATATTTTGTTGCAGTGCAAGACGATCATCAAAAATATGTTACTCTTAAGGATTTGTATGGAACCTTTTCCTCGGCTCAAACCATTATTTATTGCAACAGTGTGAAGCGGGTTATCGAGCTTTATGAAGCCATGATTGAAGATGGATTTCCGGTTTGCTGTATTCATAGTAGCATGGATCACGAGGCTAGAAAGAATGCGATTTCGGACTTTAGTGGCGGAACAGCTCGGTTCCTTATTTCATCTAATGTTACTGCGAGAGGTATTGATATTCAGCAAGTGAGTTTGGTAATTAATTTTGATTTGCCTCGAGATGTGCATACATATATTCATCGTATTGGGCGAAGTGGCAGATGGGGTAGAAAGGGAACGGGAATTAATTTTATTACGCGACGAGATGTGCAGCAAATTAAAGAGATTGAAGAATATTATCATTGCCAGATCGACGAGCTGCCTGCAAATTTAGTGATTAATAGTTAAAATATAAATCAAACAAACAATATAATTCGTAAAATAAATTTTAATATATTCTATTTTACAAATAAATGAAAGCTTATTTTGAAAGCGAAGACAATGAGTCGAAAAGCTTGTCGAAAAGCTTGTCGAAAAGCTTGTCGAAAGACTTAAACGACATATTTAAATTGCCTATTTGTTTCAACCCACAAGTTAAAATACTTAAAGAGGGTATTATTAATGATCTAGAATTGAATAAAACAATTTTATCAAATGTAAACGAAGGAAAAAATGAATCAGATGCAAATCCAGAACCAGAACCAGACACAAAAAGTAATAAACCAATTTATTATGACGTATTCAACCCAACAAATTCTTTAGGAAACAAAATATTAGAGATCATGCCATCCTATTACACAACAGACACTGCCTTTTTAAAAGAAAGCCAAACATTATTAAGTAATATTTCTTCAAAAGATATAGACAATATTGTAGAGGAACACAACCTAACAAATTTCGAAATGGAAGAAACTGTTAGCGCATGGAATGAGATAAAATCCGAAACCAGTTTTTGCGAAAAATATTTATATATTGATTGGGATTTTGCCAAATTTCTAAACAACAATCCATTATTTTTACAGTTGATGAGTATATATAATGTAGCCTCTCCAATGTTATCTTTATGTCTGCCTATTTTTGTTTTAATTGTTCCTTTTTTTGTAATAAAATTCAAAGGATTGGATATTAATATAAAGGATTATACAGAGATTTTGCGCGAACTAATACAAAATCATGCTGTCGCAAAGATATTTACCAGTTTTCATGAAGTCGACTTTAGTGAAAAAATATATCTGCTTGTATCCGCCGGATTTTATTTATTTTCAATCTATCAAAATATACTAACATGCATTCGGTTCTATTCTAATATGAAAAAAATACATGACTACTTGGACAAATTCAAAAAATACATTGCATATACAAGTAAAATAATGGATTATCATTTAGACAAATCTAGCAAACTAACAACCTTTTCAAAATTCAATGATTCGGTTGTAAAATGCAAAACTGTTTTATCTAAAATCAGCGAAGAAATAGATAAGGTTACTTCTTTTACATTTTCCTTTTCAAAGATCACTGAAATTGGTCACATTATGCACATATTTTATCAATTGTTTGATAATGTAGAATATAATGATGCGTTTATATATTCATTCGGCTTTAATGGCTATTACAATTTGTTACACGGTTTAAGTAGTAATATTAGTAATCTCAAACTAAATAAGACAACCTTTGTTAGAAGGATCAAAAAAGACAGAAGGATCAAAAAAGACAGAAAGAAGGTCTCCGAAAAGCCCATTTTTAAAAAAATGTATTATCCAAAATTTATCAATGACGTGAATGTAGTTATGAATGATTGCTGTTTAGATAAAAATATGATCATAACCGGACCTAATGCATCCGGCAAAACAACCATGTTAAAAAGCACATTTATAAACATTCTCTTGTCGCAGCAAATAGGGTTTGGTTGTTTTGAAAGCCTAGATTTGTGTCCTTATGATGAGTTTCACTGTTATTTAAATATACCTGACACATCCGGTAGAGACAGCTTGTTTCAGGCGGAAGCAAGACAATGCAAGGAAATTATAGACAGTATTAATGAAGCAGATGATGAAGCAGAGAATTTAGGAGAAAAAGAAGAAAAAACCCATTTCTGTATTTTTGACGAGTTATATTCAGGAACAAATCCGGATGAAGCTGTTTTAAGTGCAAAGAGTTTTTTACAGTATATTGTCAAAAATGACAATGTGACGTGTCTTTTAACAACACATTACACAAAGCTTTGCAAGAAGTTGGCAAAAAATAAAAGAATACAAAATTTTAGCATGAAAACGGTAAAAAAAAACGACAATTTTGAATATACGTATAAGTTAGTAGAAGGAATTTCTAAAATAAAAGGTGGATTAAAGGTTTTAAAAGATATGAATTATCCTAATGAAATTTTGTCTACTTTTAAATAAACAAATATTCGTTATATTAATTATTAAAATATATTATTATGTTTTAATAATGGCATTTAACGATTTATTAAGCACATCATTTTTATTTAGCGTAGCAATTATTATTATTTTAATTGGTGGTATATTTGCATATGTTAGTTACAGAATGGCTGAACAGGATCATAAAATCACATCAATGGTTGGATTAATTTCTACCATGGCGGAGGAAATGCAATTCTTTAGAAGTAAATTAAGTCAGAACCAAAACCAGAACCAGAACCAGAATCAAGCCGCGGGATTTTCTCAGGACACATCTGAACAAATACACACAATTCCTATATTAGATCCTAATAATTTAGTTACAGGAGCGACTACTTTGATTCCTGTATCAGATGATGAAGACGAAAGTTCTAATAATGATTCAGAATCTGATGATGACGATGATGACAATGAATCTGAATCCGGATCTGAATCCGATGACAATGAATCTGAATCAGGATCTGAATCTGACGATAAAAATGATGCATATGAATTAGATGAAATTGTCGATTTAGAAGACTCTATGCAAATATCAATTAATAATATTGATGAAATCAAGCCTTCAGATATAAAATCAATTCATTTAGAAGAACCAATTGAATTAAATGCTTTTAATCATGATTTGGATCATTGTCATGATTTAGAACATTGTCACAACTTAGAACACGATCATGACTTAGATCACGATCATGACTTAGATCATTGTCACAGTGAAGATCTTTTAGCAAGTGATTTAAAAACAATTTCTATTACCGATTTAGAAGACACTAACAAAAAAACAGAATACAAGAAAATGTCTATCAATAAATTAAGAGAAGTTGTTACAGAAAAAGGCATTGTCGCTGATGCAACCAAATTAAAAAAGAATGACATATTAAAATTGTTAGGAGACGAATAAATTTTATCTGTTATTAGTATAACATGAATTCTTTTCCTAAAACTTATTATACAGTTACGCCTGTGAATCCGCTAGAATCATCTTGGCAACCCGATGCATTTATTAATAATAAAATTCATGTAGAATCTGGAATTACTAGTAATTGGAAATATAGACAATATATGCAACATAATGCAAAGCATATTATGAAGTATGATACAATGGAATATGTTTATGATTCTGGTAATAATCCCTATATCACAGATAATAATACAAATGCGAATACAAATACAAATGCGAATGTGCCTTATAGATTTGCATCATTACACGAACCAAATTATGTGTTCAGTGACAGCGATTTGAAGCAAGATTTTTTAAAGAAGCAGCAAATGAGCGCTCGAATGATATCTCCTGCATTTCCTGCATCAAAACCATAAACATATATTTTAAAACAATATAATAACTATTTTATAATTATTATATTATCATGATATTTGAAACAACAATTCCTTTTGAACCTGTTAGTCTAAAACGTCACAGACATAGATTACATGGCGGAACATATGATCCATCCAAAAAAGAAAAGGATGAATTTATAAAAACAATTGAAAGCTTGACAATAGGATTGCCGGCAGAAAAAATGACCAAGCCTATTAGATGCATATTACATTTTTATTGTAAACGACCCAAAACTCATTATAAAACGGGTAAAAATGCAAATGTATTAAAGGACACTTCTCCAAAATACAATATCAATAACAAAGATTTAGATAATATGGTTAAATTTGTTTTAGATGCCTTAAATGACAAACTTTATGTAGACGATTCTCTCATATTTGAAATTAATTGCAGTAAATTATATTCAGAATCTGATGGCTATATTTATGCTAAATTTACAGAAGTGGATGATTTATAGAAAATTATATATAAAATATAAAATTATATAAAAAATAAAATAATATATATTGTAATTCGTATTACTTAAAAATAAATGTTCTTATTAATTCATAATAATGGATAATGATATTATAGACATATCTTTGGATTTTGAAAATTTAGATGGTTCTGGGTCCGGGTCTGGGTCCGGTTCTTGGAACCAAAAGAAAACTAATTTTGGTGGCGGAATTGAACTTTTGATGAATGAAAAGAAAATGGAAAATTCTGGACCTACAAGTGATATTGATATTGAAGATTTAAATAATTTAGAGGATGAATTAAATAATTTAGCAAATGAAACTTCGGGACCTGGTCCTAGTTCTTCTGTATTTGGATCCTTTTTTAGCGACGACACTCCATCTGTTAGATTCGATGATACGCCTTCTATTGGAAGAGCAACTAACAACACAGAGAGCGACAGTAAAACATGGGATGGTTATGGTAAATTCAATAATATTCCGGTAAATCCCGACACTAGAGGCATGTCATCTCAGCCTAAACTTTCAAAGGACGAATTATTGCGAGAAAAGTTTAAATTCTTAAGAAAGTTAGAAGCTCTAGAGAAGAAGGGTGTTGAACTAACAAAAAAATACAATATGGATTCTGATTTAGCTGAAATGCAGGGTGAATATGAAATGATTATGGAGGAAAAGACGAAACAAAATTCCGTGAAATTTCAAGGAAATATGATGATGGCTGTTATTAATGGTATCGAGTTTTTGAACAACCGTTTTGATCCATTTGACATCAAGATAGATGGCTGGGGTGAACAAATCAATGAAAATATTAATGATTATGATGATGTTTTTGGCGAGCTTTACGAAAAATACAAGTCCAAGGCTTCTTTAGCACCCGAATTAAAATTGTTATTTCAACTAGGCGGCTCTGCTATGATGGTCCATATGACAAATACCATGTTTAAGAGCGCAATGCCCGGTATGGATGATATCATGAGACAAAATCCGGATCTTATGCGACAATTTCAGAGCGCTGCCGTCAATTCTATGGCCGGAACAAATCCGGGATTTTCAGGCTTCATGGGCGGATTAATGAATCCTCCTGAAACTCAAGGTAGAGGTCCACCTGCTCCATTAAACACACAAGGACCAAATGCAGTGCCGCCACCGCAAGGTCGTGCTGGGAATAATGCCGCTTCAGGAGCAAGTAGAAGACCCGATATAAGCATGGCGAGAGGCAACTTTGGCGAGGATGGAATAAGTATTAAGGAAAATTTCAGTATTCCAGGTTTTGAGCCACCTCAACCCAATCAAAGAACACAACGCCGTCCTGATATGAAGGGACCTAGTGATATTTCAGATATTTTGTCTGGATTAAAGACAAAGACAATAAATATTTCTGATCAACAAAGAAGTGCCGCATCAGCTTCTCCGTTTGAAGAAAATCAAGATAACAATAGCAGCACAATCAGTATTAATGATCTGAAGGATCTACAAAATGACAGCAATGTTCCTAAACGCACTCGTAGAAAACCTAAATCCGATCGAAATACTGTTAGTCTAGATATTTAAAATGACAAATATAATATATGGATTTAAATTGTTGTATTTGTGGGACTGTAAGGAACTGCGGCAAATATTTAGAAAAGGTATTAAAAAATATGGAACTAATTGGTGCTTTATTTTCTAGTTATAAAATTATTATTAGTTACGATCATTCTAGCGACAAGTCTTTAGAAATATTGCAAAATTATCAAGAATTACACTCTGATACTATGATTTTACATGTTAATACAGAACAAATATATGAGTTTCGAGTTTATAATATTGCAAAAGCGCGCAATAAATGTTTAGATATTATTAGAGAAAAATTTTCTACTTATGAATATTTTATTATGATGGATTGTGATGATGTTTGTTCAGATATTCGTGATTTAGAATCATTAAAATATTATATATATAACAATGAACTAACAAATTCTTGGGACTCGAAAGCTACTTCTTGGGACTCGAAAGCTACTTCTTGGGACTCGAAAGCTACTTCTTGGGACTCTATTTCTTTTAATAAAGATCCGTATTATGATTTATGGGCATTATCTAAATATCCATATTCTTTTAGCTGTATGCATTTTAAAGATTATTTAGATTGGGGAAAATATATAAATGCAATCATGGCCAAAACGCCACCAAAAACATTAATTTCATGTCTTTCTGCCTTTAATGGATTTGCAATCTACAAAACTAACAAATTTTTAAATTGTTATTATGATCCAAAACCTAGATTAGATTTATTACCTGTTCATTTGCTGAAAAAAAATGAAGAAATTGCAGGAACAATATGGTTAAAAGGAAAGGCGGCTTTAATTGACTGCGAACATCGAAGTTTTCATTTAATGGCAATCAATAAAAACAATGCTAGAAATTTTATTGCTCCTGAAATTATATTTAATTGAAATTATATTCAATGCACACGAATAAATAGAAAGTATATAATAAATATTGTAAAGTTATTATATATATAATATATGGTAAAAGGTGGAAAAATTATAGGAGAAGGTTCATATGGATGTGTTCATAAACCTAGTTTGCATTGTTTAAAAAAAGAACAAAAAATAAATTACAAGGACTATGTTTCAAAAATCATGAAAACAAAAGAGGCTCAAACAGAACTTAAAGAATTTGTTGTTATTGGATCATATGACCCAACCAATGAATATCACTTGGGAACACCAATATTATGTCAACCCGAATTAACCGATAAAATAATAAATAAAGAAATATCCAAATGCAAATATATAAAGGATTCAGAAGTAAAAGCCGCACCAAATGATTACAAATTACTGTTAATGAAATTCGGTGGCCCTGATTTGAAAAACTTATGCGACACAGAATTGGAAAAATACCTAGCTACAAGAGCAAATGTGAAAACTGATCGGTTTTGGTTAGAAGTGCACCACTTGCTAAAAGGTATCCGGTTTTTTAGAGATAATGGAATAGTGCATAATGATATAAAGCCGCAGAATATTCTATTTAACATGAAAACAGGAAAACTTGTATTCATTGATTTTGGTCTAATGCGTTCAAAAAAAGAAATTGTTGCATCATCAAAAAAAAGCGATAATTTTCTTGGTATTTACCATTGGTCGTTCCCATTTGACTGTGGTCTGATGAATAAAGATAAATATGACGCATTTAAAGATTTGTCTATTTCTAAAAAAAACACATATAAAACACAGTTAAGTGAAATGATAATAAATAATAAAGATCGTAACAGTAACAGTAACAGTAACAGTAACAGTAACAAAAAACAATTTGCCATGTCAATTAAAAACCCTAATGCGTTCAATATTTTGTTTGCTTACATAAATCCTGACGGAACAGCTGCTGCCAAGTATGGCTATATTGAACATTTTTTTGATGGAATGAATAATCTATTATCTAAAGACAATTATGAGACAAATCTAGATCGGATTGTTAGTTCCATTGATGTTTATGGTCTAGGTTTTACATTGCAATATATTTTAAATTGTTTTTATGACCACAATGCTTTACATTTAGATTTTTATACACGATTATCTACTTTTTTCCATAAAATGTATGATTTTAATCCCGAAACAAGAGAGATTGATATTGATACCCTAATAAACGAATATGAAACAATATTACTAGAAACAGGTGTTTTAACACGACTTAAAAAATCATTTGTTAATAATGCGGTAGTTAATAAAAATTTAAAGCTTATCAATAACAAATCTCATGCTAAAAGTTTATCGCATTCCTTAGAAAACATCGCATCATTAGATCCGACAAGTAGCCCAGATACATTTGATAAAATACAAATAAAAAAATGCAAACCGGGACAAACTCGTAACAATAAATTCAGATGTGTTAATTCAAAGACTAAAAAATACAGAAAAAATAACGCATAATTTTACAGCATTTATGGTTTCGACGCAGAAATAATAACTAGCTAGGTAAAAAAATCATTAAATGATAACCGATAATAAATAATATAAATACAAATAGTATAAATACAAATCTACAAGTTTATATAACTAACAAATCAAATGGAATTAGTAGTAGAACCTGATATTTATTCACCAAGTGTTGACGATAAAGGAAATTATATCGATCGAATTCCGTCATTCAATATAATTAAAAAAGGCTTATTATGTCCATGTGGTGCAAGAAAAGATAAAATATATGAAACACACACAGTTTTTGCATCACATATAAAAACAAAGGTTCATCAAAGTTGGCTTGTAACCTTGAATTTTAATAAAACAAATTATTTTATTGAAAATGACATTCTAAAAAAAAACGTGCAAAATCAAAAAATTATCATTGCCAAATTAGAAAAGGATATTAATACTAAGATTCTGACCATTGATTATTTAACGCAACAAATAAGTCAGATAAATAATGCAAACCCTCTTTTATGTAAATCTGTTACAAATTTATTGGAATTTGATTAGCGCATCTTTTTGCTTTTTTTGTTACGTCTACCTTTACCTTTGGATCTGGTTTTTTCACTTTTATTAATACTTCGGCCTCTACCTCTACCTGTATCTGAATCTGTGTATTCGTCGCTTCCTTTATCAATCTTAATTAAAAAACTGAGTAAAAATACACATCCAATAACTATACCACCTACTTTTAAAAATGAATTATTATTTGTCAAAGCCATTTATAATATATTATAAATATAATATTTTATATTATATAAAAAATTGAAAGTAATTAAAGAATAAACAAGTATTAGTATTATATGAATACTTTATTTAAAAAAATGACTGAGACTACAACCACGAATAAGACCTTTATATTTATTGACGGTAGCTACTATAATTTCTATCGTTATCATTCGCTGCTAACATGGTGGAAAAATGCATTTCCCGAAGATACTGATGTTCTTTTAGACCCTTATCAGAATCCTCTATTTCTAGAAAAATTCAAAAAAACTTTTGTTAATAATATCAAGTGTCTTCAACGGAATTTAAAAATTGACAAGACAATTGACCCCATTATCATTGTTGGAAAAGACTGCAAACGTCAGGATATTTGGCGCACCAAATTGTTTCCGGAATACAAGGGAACTAGAGTCAATGATGGCTTCATGGGAGGACCATTCTTTAAAATGGTTTATGAAGAAAAGCTATTTCTAGAAGCAGGCGCGCAGGCGATTCTAAAGCACCCACACTTAGAAGCGGATGACTGCATCGCTATTTCAGTAAAACATATTTTAAGCAAGTATCCTGCGTCTACAATATACATTATTACTAGCGACAAAGACTATTTGCAGCTAGCAGAGCCGCGTATACATCTATATAATCTCGCATTTAAGAAACTAACAGACCAAAAATCAAGCACAAATGACCCCAAGTGTGATTTATTCTGTAAAATTGTAATGGGCGATCCTAGTGATAATATTACGGCAGTATTTCCAAAGTGTGGTCCTAAAACTGCATTAAAATATTTCAATGATGCCCAATTATTTCAAGAAAAGTTGAATTCATCGCTGGATTTTCAAAAAAAATATCAGCTAAATAGCACTTTAGTGGATTTCAATAATATACCTGAACAACTGGTGGAAGAATTCATGAGCAATTTTAGTTCAGAATAATCTTTATACACCTTTTAACATTTACTAAGTTCTCCATTCTTATAAAAATTATATGTAGGTGTATATCCCAATTCCTTATTTATGCTAAAAATTTCAACTCGGGCATTTGGGTATTTTTTTGATTTATTAATAGCATCTTCCTTTGACAAGAATATAATTATATCTTCCCAATTATTTCCATCCAAAAACACATAGATAAAATCCATTTATATTATGTATTATACATGTTCCTTTATATTATAATTGACTTTTAAATGTTAAAAGGTCTAAATAAACAATCGAACAATCGAATAATCGAATAATAGAAAAAAGCTTAAATATATATTTTTATCTATTATATATCCTAAGATTCTTAAAAATGGATAATAATATATTACCTGATAACAGACCAATTGACCAACACTTATTTATTTTAGACCCACTATCCGTTATAATAAAGCTAGCTATTCTTAGTAACAAATCAGTAGGAACAAAAATATGCATTTCAAGAAACATCATTTATTTTCAAGAACCGGGAATATTCCAAGGATTCTGTCGATATTTTTTAAAAACAAATAAGACCGATCTGCAATACATGTATAACCCCATTGAACTAGCATGTCAGCACTATTTGTCGAATGCATCTATACAGCAAAATCCCAAATTAAAGGATTTATTTAAATGTGCTCAAAATGGAATTCTAAAACTGATTGAAACATATAAACAATGCTCTATAATGCGGCTTTGTTTGAATTATTATTTTTCTTTGATTTCTAATCATTTAGATGAAACATGCATAGAAAACCTATTTCGTAAAGATAATATGACGCCGCTTTATACAGGAGAATTGGTAGATTCTTTGCAAAGAATATGGACACAAGATCGAATCATAATCATATTGAATTTGACGACTTATTTGATTAATACAACGAATGCGGACACGGATGTGAAATCGATGGAAACCATTATGGACAATATAGATTTGCAAATGCAGTCGATTTTTATGGCCTTGTAAGTTTACGGCCTAGTAAGTTTACGGCCTAGTAAGTTTACGGCCTAGTAAGTTTACGGCCTAGTAAGTTTACGACCTTGTAATAGTAAGTTAATAATAAAGAAAATAAAGAAAATATATAATATTAGTTTATTTGATAATATATATTTAAATGCAGAAAAAATCATCCGAAGGGAATTTGTTCAGTTTAAAGACATTGGAAGATTTAAACGAGGTTACACATGTAATAGGATCAGGATCTAGGTCCGGGACAGAAGATCTTGAAATAAATGATGATTTAAACTCTGAAAAAACATGGGACAATTTAATCACTTTAGAAACATTTAGCGATTGGATAAGTGTAGCCTCATATAAAATAGAATGCCTTGATTTAGCTATTAAAATTTACCGTTGGCGGCTACAGACATGTATTTTGTTAGGTCTTCTTTTATCGACCGCATCGGGAACCATAAGCGTTACACAATTTGGAAATTATTCACCTAGATTAAAATTTGGGTTAAATCTGGTTCTAACTATTACTAGTTTTGCCGTTGCATTGCTAACAGGCATTGTTAAAACATTTAAATTGCAAGAAAATTTAGAAGAATATATTAATTTAAAACAGAGTTGGGTTTCATTTAGTGCAAAAATTAATAATGAGATTTATTTGCCGAAAAAAATGCGAGGAAATGCAGAGACGCTTATAAAAGATAATAAGGCTAGATTTTTAGATTTGTTAAAGATCGATGTGCCTATTCCTAAAGAAATGTCTATTTTAGCTGCAAAACATCTTGATAAGGGGGACGATATTGAAAGCCAATATTACAAATATAGGGAAAAGATTATTAATAATGAAAAAGAGATGAATCATAATTATATGAGATGTTTATCCTTCTTTTTTAATTGCTGTTATTGCTTTTACAAGAAATCAACTATTAAAAAAATACTTGATAATAGAGAATTAGAAAAAACGATTAAATACAGTAAAATGGAGAACGAATCTAAATATAAACGCAGAGCATATCAATATACATTGTCTTCCATTATGCTGAATAATGTGAAGCACGAATACAATGAAGTTAAGGCATTGGGAGTAAAACCTGATCCTAATGCCGTATCTGTTCCTGATTTAAATCAAAATAAAGATTTAGATCAAAATAAAGATATAAATCAAAATAAAGACAAAAGACCAATTCAACTTAAAATAGAAGAAACTGTTGCCACAGTCGCCACAGTAGCTAATAAAGTAAGTGGATTAATGACTCCAAAAAAAAAAGAAAAAGATGCAATAAAAGAAAAAGATGAAATAAAAGAAAAAAA